TTTATGGACAGCAACGCCGCGTGGGCAACCCGTGCCGATCCGCATGCGGACCGAATTCGGACGAAAAGGGAAAGAAAAACAAAGAAGGGACCCGGGGCTGTAAAGCCTGGGTCCCTGCGGTGGGAATGTGGGTAATAGCGGGGTATTAACTGATACCCATACCCTCATACATTAATAATGAATTACACACGTAACGTTGTAGTTGTGCAATTGAGGTACATTTATTAACGTTATTAACGATGGTTTGTTTGTCGGTACCATCAATACCTTTACTGGTAATAAATTCAGTGATATACTCTTTGGCTTGGGTAACATTGGTCATGGTAAATACTTTACCTGCAATTTGTTCGAACACTGATTTAATTTGTACTTTAGCTTTCATAACCTTTAATTTTATATTTTTTATTATACTATAATATACGAAGGGATTTTTATTCCCCTATTACCTTAATTAACTACCTTTAATTTAATCATTCGTTTGGTAAGTATTTCCTTACAACGAGGTAAATCAACGGGGTCAATTAGGAAAGTATTTCCAGTATTATAAAATACACTTTTCAAACGGTTCGAATTGATTAACAATTGGTGTGCTTGTAATCTAACACTTGGGTAAACCTCAAACTTTATCATAATATAGTTGTTTAATTATTAATATACTATAATATACGAAGTTGATTTGTTCCACCTAGTTCCATTAAAAATTGTATATACAAGGGAGGTAGGGAGGAAAGTTATTCCATAACGGGGCAGGGGAGCGGAGACCCTGCCCTATTATCCACCCCAATTTAACCCAATTTCCACATACAACTATACTATTAAGCGTTACCGCCGGAACATTTGTCCGTTACCCCAATATACTAGGAATAAGTTTCCACATTACGATATCTTTAGATATTGGAATGGTTTAACATTACTATGCTCTAGCATTTTGGTACTCTACCACCAACACCTTTACCTGTTCGTCATCTATCTCCACGTCCTCATTCTCCAATATAGTGGTTATTCTGTTCCCCATATACACTGAATCTTTGATCTCGTCCACCGTATAGTTTTCTGAATCCATTATTTTGTATAAATCGTCTCGTGTCATAGGGTAAATCGTGTTTGAGGGTAATTTTGCTTTATCAATAGCCTTTACCGTTGCCTTCATTATTTCCAGTGCTTGGCTCACACTCATTCCTGTAGTGTCATACCTCATTTTAACAAGCATTTCCTCAATAGCAATCAGTTTATCTATTGCAGTAATTTCTTTTACCATAACGTTTACTTTTTTAATTATACCTCAATATACGAAGTTAATTTATACCCGCTACTGCCTTATTTAATGGCTCTTTAAACCATATTATTTCAACACTACCCTCTCTCCAGTCACTACTGATCATTACCCCGTCCACTTTTACTCTATCGCTCGGGTCAATGTTTCTCCATTTGGCAATATACTCGTATTTGTCTGCATCGGCAAACCCTATTGGTTCATCTCCACACATGCTTCCCATTATATAACCCATCCCCATCAAACGTTTTGATGCCTCATAAAATGATTGGAATGTACCTTCTACTTTAACATTATCACGTCTAGTGATTTCTCTTCCTAAATAAGTTGTATTTAACATAACCTTAATTTTTAATTATACTTAAATATACGAAGTAAAATTTATAAGCCCCATTCCGGGGCTTATTTTTATTATTCAAACATTCTAACGTCGAATTGTTTTAGGAATTCGGTTTTGAATTCCTCTGTTACAACCTTATTGAATTCATTATCAATTAGGGTACCTAAGTCAATACCAAATCCTTTGTGCATTTCCTTTAACTTTTTCACACCCTCATACCCCTCAACAGGCATGTCCATATAGGTTGTTTCCCCATAATCCATAAAATCGATATCTGCTTCAATTTGTCCTGATTCATCACCCTTATAAACATGAGCTAGACCAATAGCAATTATCTTAACTTGTCCTACTACAATTGGGAACTCGAAATTCACCATTAATGTTTTGTGGGTAATAGATACCTTAACCTGTGATGCTTTTTTTACAACTTTTTTCATAACCTTTATGTTTTTATTATTAATTATACCTTAATATACGAAGCTAATCTTAACCCTCAAATACACTCAAATGCTCAAATTTATATTTAACATTCACTTGTTTATTCATTACATGAGTGAACCCTTCGAACCCTAATCTACCTACTTTTTTAATATTGCAAGCATAATCTTCAAGTACAATTCTTTCATCGGCCGAAGATCTATTTTGTTTACAAATACAACCTATTTTTGGGTCATAATAGTGTGTTGATTCACCTCTGTATCTTTTTTTACCTACATAGAACGGTGTTCCTGCTATAAATTCCTCTTTTGTCATGATGTTTTATTTATTAATTATACTTAAATATACGAGGTTATATTTAACCCTCACATACCATAATTAATTTTTTATTCGTCATAATCAACCATTGATTGTGACATGACTGCATCATACAAACAGTCCATTTGCATTTCAAATGATAATGAGACTACGTAGGAACGTGACATGTATTCTTCAATAAATGAATCACTAATGTCATCAAAGTACACGTGTCCATAGTTTTGTCTGAAGTATTCTCTTACTTTAGCTACCATAATTATTCTACAGTTAATTTATTTAATTTGTCTAGGGCTTCTTTCACAGTTATATCAATGAAATCTTCCGTCATAATAGGCATTTCACCTTTGGCTATAGCTTCACGTATTTCAGTTTTAGCTTGTTCCTTAACTATATTTAACCCTTGTATAATTAAGTACTTTTCAAAACCATTAAATTTCATAACATTATATTTTAATTATTAATATGCTTAAATATACGAAGTAAATTTATACCTCAAACGACCACTAATAATTTTCAAACATTATGATTTCATTGTTGACAATAGCATACTGTTGTTGTGCTGATTGTATTCTTCTATCCAATGATCTTCTTGCCCTGTTGATTGATTTTTGGGTTTTCACCTCGACACATCTATGGTTTCTCCAATAACGTTTTGTTCTTGAACATTGTGAACCACATGATGTTAGGGAATACATGAATGCCGCCCATAAAATAATTAATCCTATTTTGGCAACGTTTGCCGCTTGTTGAGTTGATTTTTCCGTCATAACCTTTATTAGTTTAGTGATATATTCATGTTTACCATTCTAATAACTAATTCCTGTGGTTCAAATGCAATTAGAGATATACTACCTAAATTTACCTCATAATATGTGATGCCTGATTTAACTACTTTTACCATAATAATGTATTTATTAATTATACTTTAATATACGAAGTTAAATTATACCTCAAACTACCCTGTTTGAGCGCTTTTTAGAGTGTTATTTTTAACTTTAACCAATTTACCATCTTTAGTTTTTAAAGTTGATACCCTATCACCAAATAAGGTTAGTATGCCTAATTTTAAATGATTTGAGCGGTTTCTTCCATAATAAACACACCCAATTATATATTGTGGTTTGGGTTTTGCTTTAGGGTAATTTTTGTAGGTTTCAACATATTTTTTGCTAATTACTGTATGTCTTTTCAAATATATACTGATTAAGGGTTAAAGTAAGGGACATAACTAATCGTCATGTCCCTTTTCTGTAATTAATTCTTATACTTCAGTTTGTGGCTCTGCTGCTGCAGGCGCTTCTACTTGAGCTGCTACTGGTTCAGCTGCTTCTTTTACTTGTGCTGGTCTACCTCTTTTTAGTTCACCCGCAGCACGTTTTGCTTCCAATTCCATTTTACGTTTGTAAGCAGCGCTTTCAGGATTTGGTTTTCTACCTAATGGCAATGTACCTTTAAGTGATAATCTCACTTGACGAGCACTACCTTCCACTACTGGTCTACCTTTACGTAGTTCACCTGCTTCACGTTTTGCTTCTAATTCAGCAAGTCGTTTTTGGCGTTCACTGTTTTCATTCACAGGTCTACCTTTCTGTTTTACTTCAACACTAGTTGCATAGTGTGCATCTAATACTTGTTGTAAGTAATCAGTTTTACATTGGTGCGCAGGTTTTTCTGTTGCTAATAACTAATTCCTGTGGTTCAAATGCAATTAGAGATATACTACCTAAATTTACCTCATAATATGTGATGCCTGATTTAACTACTTTTACCATAATAATGTATTTATTAATTATACTTTAATATACGAAGTTAAATTATACCTCAAACTACCCTGTTTGAGCGCTTTTTAGAGTGTTATTTTTAACTTTAACCAATTTACCATCTTTAGTTTTTAAAGTTGATACCCTATCACCAAATAAGGTTAGTATGCCTAATTTTAAATGATTTGAGCGGTTTCTTCCATAATAAACACACCCAATTATATATTGTGGTTTGGGTTTTGCTTTAGGGTAATTTTTGTAGGTTTCAACATATTTTTTGCTAATTACTGTATGTCTTTTCAAATATATACTGATTAAGGGTTAAAGTAAGGGACATAACTAATCGTCATGTCCCTTTTCTGTAATTAATTCTTATACTTCAGTTTGTGGCTCTGCTGCTGCAGGCGCTTCTACTTGAGCTGCTACTGGTTCAGCTGCTTCTTTTACTTGTGCTGGTCTACCTCTTTTTAGTTCACCCGCAGCACGTTTTGCTTCCAATTCCATTTTACGTTTGTAAGCAGCGCTTTCAGGATTTGGTTTTCTACCTAATGGCAATGTACCTTTAAGTGATAATCTCACTTGACGAGCACTACCTTCCACTACTGGTCTACCTTTACGTAGTTCACCTGCTTCACGTTTTGCTTCTAATTCAGCAAGTCGTTTTTGGCGTTCACTGTTTTCATTCACAGGTCTACCTTTCTGTTTTACTTCAACACTAGTTGCATAGTGTGCATCTAATACTTGTTGTAAGTAATCAGTTTTACATTGGTGCGCAGGTTTTTCTGTTGTTAAACCTAATTTTTTTACTTCTGCAATGATTTCAATTCTGTTCATAACCTTTAAATTTTAAAATTAAACTTTTTTATTATTAATATGTTTTAAATATACGAATTTATTTTTGTCCCTCAACTACCTTGATTTATTCTTCTTCTTCAAAGGCATTTGATAGACCTTCTTCAATACACTCTCTGATGGTATCAAAGTTAATTGGAACGTCAGTCACTTCAATTTCTCTGTGTCTTAAGTCAAATTCAACCTCGTCATTACTGACAATGTGACCTCTTTGTGCCTCGCTTTCAATATCATTCATGATACTTCTTGCAATTTCTTTAATGTGTTCCTGAGTAATTTTTGGAGTGTCCTCCATCTTCTCAATTAGATTGATTACTTGTTCTGCGGAATAAAATCCTGGCAATTGACTTTTTAATAAGTCTACTGTTTGTGTTTTTGTCATAACCTTAATTATTTATTTTAATTATACTTTAATATACGAAGTTAATTTATACCTCAAAATGCCTTATTATCTACTTACTACAGATTCAATAACTTCATAACCTGAATTAACCATTGCAATAACCCCTCCCCATAGGTTTTCATCTGCTTCCCACTCAATCTCTTGAGGTGTATGTTTCATTCCCCAGTTTGAGAGTGAAAACCCATTACCGCTCATTTTGAAGTCACCTTCATTATTTTTCTTGAATGTAATGTAGTGAACATTATCACACATACTTGCTATGGTTTTAAACACTACTTCTCGAGCACCCTCCTTAATAGTTAATTTAGGTGGGTTATTCATTAATTCTACATACTTACTCATAACATTTAATATTTTAATTATGCCTTAATATACGAAGTTAATTTATACCTTACTATGCCTTTTTCTCATATATTGAGAAATATATAAAACGAGGCCCATCTATGGTTCTAGCTTTAACTCGGGATATTTTCCCACTATGAAGTAATGCTCTTAATCGGTCAGCATACTTTTTATTACTTTCCTGAAATATACCTACATAATTAGGGTAATTATACAACTGCTCCATAATTTGTAGTTCTGTTCTTCCAGGATTGTGAGTTATGAAATTCAAAATTTCAGGTTGATTAACTAACCTCATTGTCTCAACTCTACCAACACCAAATTTATTGTTGTTAGTGAAATACTTTTTTCCGTAATCCATTATATTAATGTTTTAATTAATTATGCCTTAATATACGAAGTTAATTTATACCTCACTATACCTTAACTATTTTAAGAAAAATGAAATCTTGTACCCTTAAAAGTATCTCTATAATATGGTGAACCATGATTATGTGAAGGTCTTTTTATACTGTGGTAAGTGTACCCCAAGTTTTCCATTTTAGATTTCACTTCTTGTTCCTGGGATTTTGTAAGTTTTAAGTTACATATTTTAACACTGATTCCAATGGTACGATTATCTGAAAATGTATATTTATTTTCAATATCACACCCCATTGAGGATAGGGTATGTTTGAGTGCACCCGTTATAGTATTAACTTTATATTCCTTAACTTTTAAGGGTGGTTTCTTATAAGATTCACTAAGGGATTTTATATAAGCCCTTACTTTAATTTTATCAGCAGCATTTAATTTAATAAATGCAATTTTAATTGATTCAGCACTCATAACTTTTCTTATTTTAATTATGCTTTAATATACGAGGTAAATTTATAATAAACACGACAGGGAATTAATATTCCCCACCATGTTTTTCTTGATAGGCTTCAGCTATTGATTCTAGCTTGTCTTCACCAAGTAAATCAGTTACATCTTGCCCTCCAATGAATGCTTTTTCAATATAGAATTCACCTCCTTCATCAGGGTAACCTGGGTCACCATTGTCCATCCACATTCTACCTCTTACTAAAGGTTCATATTGGAATTCAATATCAATTTCTACACCATCATAGGTAATTGTTCCTTCTCCTCTTGCCATAACTTTATTATTTTAATTATGCTTAAATATACGAAGTTATTTCTCAGCAATCACTTCCTTAATAGCGTTTCTTATAATTTCTACCCCTTTAAACACATCATCAATTAGATATATGTTAGGGTGAAATTCATCTATAAGATTGTCTAACTCGGAAATAAATTTCTTTAATTCCTTAGGGTTGTTTTCTTCAAACTGTGTCATAACCTTATTTAAAATTTAACAAATCTTTTCTTTAAAGGATTATCCTTTGTAGTTACAATAAAATTTCTTCCCGAACCATCTTCAAAATCTATTGCAATAACTTGAACCTTAAATTTTAATTCAATTAGTTCTTTTGCTATTGATAAAGAATTTTTTTCAAATTGTGTCATAATCTTATTTTTTAGTTAACCTTACATGTTTTTCTTCAGTATAGGATTCTACAGCTACTGAGTAACTTACAGGGTAAGCTATACAAATAGGTTTAAATCCTTTTTCAATGAAGTTTGCAAACTTATGCCCTTCAAGACTAGCAGTAGTAGCTACTACTTCCCCGGTTACATCATTATACATTAATATCTTACTTGCCATAACTTTTTAATTATTAATATACTTTAATATACTAAGTTAATTTTAACCCTCAACTTCATTATAATTAATTAATTCACCACAATATCTTGCATAGGAATACCCTTGAGTATCTACAAAGAATGTTCTGCCTTTCCAAATCAATATCCAGAATTGTTCATCCTCAAAGTAATCATCAAATAAACTGAATTCATCCTCATCGAGGTCTTCAATATTAGATAAATTCATTATAGGAAGCTCTTCAAGTAAATATTTTATATTTTCAGAAAGTTCTTCAACATTTGTGGAAGGGCAATCGTTAGGACTATCTTCCTTACGTGCTACTAATACCTCACTTCTAATTAAGTCAAAATCTAAATTCATAACCTTATACTTCTTTAAAATTTCTATTAAATTGATATATAACCCAGTCCCTATCAGAACGATTTAATTTACTTTTCTTTTGTTGTATTAGTCGGAACTCTTCAACTATATTTACAGAGGGTCTTTGTCGGCTATAATTGGAACCACCAAAAGATAAGTTATACATAGCTTGTGCCATAGCTAACATTCCTAGCATTTTTTTACTTACCCCATTATTAGAAGATTTTTGTTCAATTTGCTCATAAACTTTACCTTCTATTTCAATTTTATTCATAACCTTTATTTTTTAATTATACTTTAATATACGAATTAGTTTTAAACACTCAAAGAAACTAAATAAGGACCCTTATAAATATATTAAATGAAGTAAGGAGACTTACCAGCCTCCCTATTTTCTCTTTTATCTTTTTCCCTATTGTATTTTTTCTTGTTCTTTTGAACCATGTGCTTTGATGCAGCCCATCTTTCCTGTAATGTGAATTGTACTACTTTCATTTTATTTTATTTGTAATAAATATACGAATTTAATTTATACCCTCCAAATAAAGTAATAGCCCCTTTCGGGGCTAATTACGGGCATAATTAAAAATAATAAGTGGTTATGAAACACTTATATTGTTATAGTAGTCAGGACAGGATTCGAACCTAAGGCTATAAGTATTGGTACCATATTACCACTTATTGCTTATTTTATGGAGCACTCTACCTTCAGTGCCACCTGACTGTTTAAGTAATTCTAATTGTAACTTTTGTGTATCCCATCTGTCATTATACACTCGCGTGTTTTATTTACAATTCTGCTTCATCCCGGTTTTGACAACTTCGCCAGGCATTACTTTGTAGTCAGGACAGGATTCGAACCTGTTCTAGAAGTGTGACCTCCGGGTGCTACCATTACACTACCTGACTATTGCCTTACTAAAGTAATTTAATAAGTGCATCAATTGCACCCATAAAACACATTCCTGCAACAAAATATTGTATTGCTGGATTTCTACCCTGTTCTGTTTGTACTTTTGCTAGATATAAATTTATACCCATTAATACAAGTTGTGCTAATAATACTACCATATTTTAACGTTTTAATGAATTTTTACCATCAGTACCACGATATACAGTGTTTACTAAAGCCTCATTTAGTTCTGTTACTTTACAATCTTGGACTGCCCAACCTTGAGTTTTAAGGTCTTGAAATAAAGTTTCCTTAGTTGTACGAATTTGATTGTGTTTTTCCTTTTTGGTGTTAATTACCTGTAATATCATAACCTTTATTTTAATTAAACAATTTGTGACCCATTTCCATGAATTTGGTGAACTCTTCTGTACCCATCTCTAACATAAGTTCATCATATAACTTACGGTATTGGGCATTCAATTCAATTCGTTCTTCAGGTGAACGATATTCTTTATTGTCAATTTTCCAATTAACATCCAATAATTGACTAAATAAATCTCTTGCTTTTTCCGTTTTAAACATAACTTATTATTTTAATTATGATTTAATATACTAAGTAAATTTTAATAAAACAAATTTATTTAATCTTCATCTTCTTCATCATCTTCGAATTCACAATGTTCAAGACAATCAGGACAAATGTCTATGTCCTCAGCATATTCTGAATACGCACCACAACAATTACTTACTAAACTCATAATTATCTAAATAAATCTTTAAACATTCTAAAAATTAGTGCACTCACCATTACACCACAAGCAAAGAGACAACATCCCATTGCAAAATAAAACCCGCAATCTGCAAAATCTTTCATAATTTATATTTTAATTATGCTTTAATATACGAAGTTATATTTTACAATCCAAAGATATTATATAATCTTTTGGCGCCTGTAAAACCGTATTCACCATTTAACTTTTCATGTAAGTCAAAATCAAGATGTTGGTTCCATTTATCAATGGTTTCCTTAGTACAACCTTTTAATGATGTAGCAACTTGTATTACCTCATTAGCGATTATTTTAGGTAAGTTATTATTTTCCCGTTCGTACTTCGATTCGTATACTTTACCTTCACCATCAGAATTCGATGATCGCCCTGACATGTCTATGATTTCGTATGATTCTACTCTTGGGTTTGCTAAGAATTCTTTTACATCCTCAACTAGAATTTGACGTTTGTCGTTTTTAAAACTAACAATGTGATAAATTAGTGTTTGTTCACTATCTTTGTACTTAACTATTACTCTTTTCATAACCTTTTATTGTTCTAATTTTTTTGTTAATTCCGGAGCTAACTCATAATTTTCATTAGCAACTGCTTCTTCAATTTGCGATTCAATTTCACTTTTAGTTTGTTTCTTAACTAATCTTTCAGCTGCTATCCATCTAATTCCGGTTGCTGGTGATGTAGTTGCTCCACAACTACAATTTACACCTTTGCCGTCAGTTAAGCCAAAACCTACATCTAACACTATTAGACCACATCCACAATTTGAAACATTTTGAACTAGATATTCTGCCTTAAGTCTTAATGGTGGTAAGTTTGTACCATTTTTTTGATGAGGTAGTTTTCCTGTATTGATACAAATACCAATGTCTCCGGGTTTCCAATTATTATCCATAGCTTATTGTATATTTTTAATTCTTTTTAACTGTTCTTTAGTTACAACTATGCAATTAACAAATGCTTGTCCCCAAGATGCTACTTCATCTTCAAATAACCATTTTCTACAAGCAGTTTCAAATTCATCTTGAGACATTTCATCTCTATCAATTCCATCTTCTTCCAAATACTCTATTACAGCAAATAAATCACTTTCATCTTCTGAATCGAATGTGTGTAATTCAGACACTATTTCCCCATTATGTGGAAATGCTATTGTGTATAGTTCTACTATCATTACTTATTGTTTTCAAAGATTGCTCTTTCTTCCATTATGTACTCAACCTCATCATAAGGCATAGACATCATTAGTTGTCTTAACATTTGGTCTTGCATACCTACCTGTTCAAGTATGTATTGCATTGTCTCTCCATCAACACAATCACCTTTATGAGTTAAACTTCTTAACATTGTGATAATTTCTTCTACCTTATTTAAAGTAGTATGGTATTCATTCATTTGTGATGTCATAACCTTTATTTTTAATTATAATTAAATATACGAAGATTATTTTATAAATCCAAAATAGATTTACTTAACTTTTTTGCTAACTTTTTTTCAAGGGCTATTTTTTCATTACTCCTAATTCTATCTTTAATTAGGGTTTGTATGCGTATTTTTTCTTGTGATGTTACGTTTAAATCTTTATTCCAAACATCAGGTTTATCTTTATAAACATCCCAAGCATGTCCATAATAAGTGATATTGAACCCTCTTTTTTTACACTCTTCATAAAGCTGCTTATACCTTTCATAGGTAAATTGCCCTTTATCAAAGAAGAAAGTAACGTGACCAGTATTAAGCGTAAATTGTTTAGGTATTTTTGATAGAGACATTTTACTAAAATGTTTAGCTACGTGATTAGGTATACGTTTTATCTCTCTGTGTTCAGCTATCAAATGTTTGTTTGATAAATCCTCAACTGGTATGAATGCATTAATTCTTGTCATAACCTTTATTTTATTAAATATACGAAGAAAATTTAAAGGGCCCTATTCCAGGCCCTTTATTATTAGTTAATTAAATATGTTTCAGCTAATTCCCACAATTTGGAGTTCATTTCAACATCCTGTGTGAAATTTTTAACAGCTCGTGCTTTTCTTGGTTTACCTTTAACACCCAAGTAACTAAAACCACCACTTGTTAATTTTTCTTGAACACGATTTAATACAACCCAAACATTATCACCAATATCCTCTTTACGTTCTGCTAATAATAAATCTTTAATAGCCTCATCTGACAATTGTTTATCTTCACCAAAACGAGCTGCAACTGCTTTAACAGCGAAATCGTGTTGTTGCTCAGGTGTCATTAATACTTGTGAAAACTTATTCAGGTTAGCAACTACAGTTGGTAGTGTTTCAACCAATTGATTAATGTACTGACGTAAATCTTCAAAGGTATAACCCATGTGTCTCATTCTGAATCCACCGAAATCCTGTGATTTGATTACTAAACCATTTTCACAAATCATTCTAAACACACCCATTTCAAATCTAACCGCTGTAGAGCCATCATGTGAATTGATAAGTAATAGTGTTGGGTGCATATCAGCTTCACCTTCTTCGTTATTAATAACAATATTTGGGTTAAAAAACTGAATTAAATGTTTAGCAGTTTGAGCATTTTTCTTTCTTGCTCTAACTGTTTTTACATCATACGGAAACCAACCTAACGCTTCCATATCATCAACTATGGTATCAGTTGGAATATGAACATACTTATCAGTTAAATTAGAACCGATTTCATGATTGAATGTTTGAGGAGCTAATGCTGCTAATTCCCCTTTTGATAATGCTTTTAAACTCATAACCTTTATTTTTAAATTAATAATGCTTTAATATACGAAGAAAGGCTTTAAAAGCCTAATCCTCTTAAAACCTTCTTAAAAAACCCAATTTTAACTTCTTCTTGTTTAACTTCTTCTTTAGGTAATAACCCTTTAAGATAAGATGTAGTGCACATATGAGCAGGTTTATCAGTTTTGATACCTAACTCTTTTACTTGCTGAATAATTTGTTTTCTTTCAGTCATTAGTTGTTTATTTAATTTTATTTCCTTTTTTTAAATTATCAATAGCCCATAAGGGTTGAAAATTAGTATAATGATTTAATTTTATAATATCTTCCTCGGTTTGTGCTTTTGATATGGGTATAATATGGTCTAAATGCCATTTACCATAATTTTCTAAAGTCATACCTTCTGTAAATTGAGATTGTATATGTTGAATAAAATATTCAAAATTACATCCTAATATATCTATAGATTTTGCTGTTTTAGGAAATAAACCATTACAAGCTCTTTTAAAAGACCCCTTGATTAAATTTCTAACATTAAATTTGAATTTAAAAACAGGATCATTTTGTAACCTATATTTAGAATAGTTTTTTTGATAATTTTTAAACATTTCCTTATTATTTTCTCTCCAATCTTTATTTTTACCTTTAAGGTATTCCTCATTATTTTGATAGTAATCTTTAAAATAACTAAAATTATCTTCTCTCCATTTTTGGTGATAATTTTTAATAGATTCCTCATTATTTTGGTAATGATGTTTATTATATTCTTTAACACATTCCTTACATTTATAATGTAACCCATCAATAGATTTTTGATTTTTACTAAAATTATTTAATGTTTTTTCATTTTTACAAACTTTACATTCCTTGGTTTCCATAAAAAATAAAAGCTTAGGTTTTCGAGGTCGGACTCTCTACTCACCATAAGCTTTAAATTAATATTTTATATTATAGGTCCGACACTATACCTATAAATATTAATATTTTATATTACTTTACACCTTTTTCTTTGTAATATGTAGATTTTGAAAACTTAGTAGAAGATTGTTCTACTTTTAATTTTGGTGCATTCAATGTTGGTAACCATGCCATTAATTGTTCGTAATTTGATTTTGCTGAGTTTTTAGACATACTATTCTATATTGATTGTTCCTACTATTTCGTTGTACTTGGCATTAACTAATTCTGCTCTAATTTCTTTGATTTCTTTTATATTTTCTACTCCTACTTTTTTAATTGCTGTTTGAAGATTAATATAAAGTGATGGGTGTGTTTTTCCTGTTTTTAACAGTACTTGATAATATTTTTGAGGCATATATTTTATTTGATTTAATATACAAAGAAAGGCTTGTATTAACAAGCCCCTCTTTGAGTATTTTTATTACTTCAAACCATACATTGTATTAGCACCTGATGCTAACTGTGTAGTTGGTAATGCACCATCCCACTTTTCAATCCATTGTTGTTGTAATAGCATTGGAGTCAATGTTGATAATCTTAATTTATTAGATTCAGCTTCAGCTCGTGCATTTGTAAGTAATGCTTCAGCGTTACCAGCTGCTTGTGCTACTTTAATTTTAGCTTGTGCTTCAGCTGTTTTAACTTGATTCTCAGCTGTTAAAGCAGCTTGTACTGCATTATTCTTAGCATTAATAGCATTCTTAAATGATGTTGGATATTCTAAATTAGATGTAAATTGATTAACAATAAATCCTTCTTTAACAATTTGTGCTTCTAATAATTTACGTACTTCAACTTCAAATTTAGCTCGATTAGATATTAATTCTTCAGCTGAATATTTATTTGTTGCTAATCTAAATGCATCATAAATAGCAGTCTTTAAAAATCCTTCCTCTAATTCAGGTAATGTACGTCTATATTTAGCAAAGATTGAAGGTGCTTTATCAGGATTAACTGAATAATTTAGTATAGGTGACACTCTAAACTCAGACCCGTCTTTAGTATTTACAGTAAATGAATTATCTCCATCTTCTGTTTTCTTATACTCTTTATGCTGGATATAAGTTGGGAACTCATATACCTTTGTTGTGATTGGGTTGTAAAATACCCATCCTGTACATGCTGTTACATTCTGTACTCCTTTACCGGAACCAAACATATCAACCTTAACCCCTACGTGACCGGCATTTACCACATCACATGAACTAAACATTGCGAAAATTAATACAATCGCTCCTAAAATACCTAAAATTTTCTTCATTTTTTTGTTTTTAATTTATAACTTGTTTTTATTTATCTAATACTATTTTTGCAAAGGTAGTATCAACCTTAATTTTTAAATTTCTAATGATTTAATATACGAAGAAAAATTTATATAATCAAATTTATTTTGACATAACTAAATAAACTTTATCTCCATCAATGTTTGAGATTCTTAAAGTAGCTCCAACATATAATGTATCGAATTGACTACCGTCCCAAATCCATTCTGTGGGACCATTAGATACTTCATCTTCTGAAGTTTCATCTACGTCAACAGCATCATATGTAGTTGTGTCTAAATCCCAAGCTACTTGTTCTTGTTGTGTATTACCTGTATCTTTTGCTTCTTCAGCCTTATTACAGCTAGCTATACTTATAACTAACAGTAATGCTAATAGTACTTTTTTCATTAGAATAATCCTCCGTCACCATCTAAAAGATCACCTACAATACCTCCAAGCATATCTCCTCCAAGTGCACCTCCTAACAAAGCATTATCAGTTGCATAACCAATAGCTGCTGATGTTAAAAAATCTCCTGAACTGTCTGATGTTGATGAAGAGCTTCCATTGTATGAATAGTCTCTTTGTTCGTATGAACTTAATCTTCTGTAATCTGATTCGGTAATTACTCTACCTGTACGAATGTGTTTGTACGTTGTCATAAACTTTATTTGTTTAAAATTATAATTAAATATACGAAAATTATTTTATAGAATCAAATTTAGCTTTATTTTCTTTAAACCAATTTTTATACTTGAACAACCAGTAAAGTGAATAAGGGCTCATATATGATAATACACCCCCATGTATATATTCTCCATCTCCTACTTTTATATCACTTATAGTCCCATCAAGATGTGTAAAAAATACAACATCATCTATATATTTATCTTTATTTGAAGGTTCACAAAACCAATATAACCCACTTGATTTATAATTAAACACAACATTACCATTTACTAATTTTTGGTAAGTTGATTTATAGTATTTAAAACTACTAAATGATGCTATTGTACCAGCAATCCATATAACTCCTAATATTATTAATAATATCATCATAACTTATTTTTTATTTAAACCTAATTTATCTCTCTTTGTTACATCATATTTTGAGGCAGAGATCTTTTCCTCAAATATTTTTCTAATTCTACCTGCTGACTTATACCAGATAGGAATAACACCTACATCACTTATATAATATGGAAATATAACACTATACTGTGTTTGATGTATAGTAGGTGCTAATGTTCTATATGATGCTTTTAGTTTGAATTTGTCATTCCATTTTTTTTCTACTTCATAACTTGATTCACAATTCTCTAACATCTCTAAAATGTCAGAATCTTTAGCGGGTGTTCCATGTTCAGCCATGTTTATACACTCTATTATAATTCCTATAACTAAAGCTATTACTAATAAAAATAATATAATCATGGCTGTTCTTCTTTTTTAATTTGTTCTTTAATGTGTTGTAAAGCATTTGTTACTATTTGCACTAAACAATATCCTATAGCTGCAATATTTGCTACTAAGGCTATTATCCCTAAGTTAGCTAAGTAACTATCTTTTTGATTCATCAAATAATATGATAAATCCAAACCCTGTATTAGTAATATTACTGCAAAAGCATATAATATTATTTTCCATCCTGTTGATATCTTCATAATTAATTATTTGTTGATGTGAATGTTGCTACTCCGTCCACAATATGAACTACTACTTTGAATCCCATTCCTCTTACTCCTTCTTCAGTAGTAAGTTCATAAGACTTGTCCTTGTACCTAACGTCAATGGTGTATCCACCCCACGTTCCGGTATATGTTCCATCAGGTAGTGTAGTCTCTTGAGGTACTTTTTCCTGAATTTTTGTTATTTTACCACTCATTACTTACTTGAACTAGATGATTTAAATAACATACCAAACAAGAAATTTAACCCCATTGCTTGCCAAAAGCCAATTGGATGTACTCCATCAACTGCTCCAACTAAACAACCATTCCATAGTAACTGGACTGGCCAAGCCAATAATACTGCTACTACAACTAATAATCCAATAACTGTTCCAATTTTTTCTAACATTATTTTATTTTTAAAATTATACTTAAATATACGAAGAAAGTTTTAATAATTCTAATCCTCTCCTGCTCTTCTTTTAGAAACCCAACTATAACCTGCTATTTTCCCTTGAATCTCTGTGTTTAAATCGATTAATTTATTGGTTCCATACAAGTATATATCACCATTATACTCAACGTTGTTTATACGTCTTTTTCCATTAAATGAGCGAAATTCTCTTGCTGTAACTCTATACCAATCGTTTAAATTAGGCATAAACACTTCTAAATTAGCTGCAGTTTCAAATGTGTATTTGAGTTTCTCAGTATTACCTGTTTTTTCCATTTAATATCGCCTTTGAAATGTAATAGTATCGTTTTGTGTTATTCTCAATAACTTTTTATCCTTAGTGAGAATATACTCACTATCTATGATTTGTAATGTAGATGGATCAATAGTTTCAACTACCATTTTACCTTTTCTATTTTTACAAACATAAACTGTAGTATAAACAACAGCTTGTCCTAATTTACCTTCTTTCTCAAATTTAATTTCAGTTACCCTAGCTTTACCACTTTCTCTATGAATAATAATTTCCATATCATTCTGTTGTGGATTAACTGATTCCCAATGATAAAAATATCTTCTATCTAAATCACTGTTAAAAAACTGAGCAGTACACAACATACTGCTCATTAATAATATTGTTAATATAAACTTATTCATAACTAGCTCTATCAATATTAATTACTTTAGGAAAACGTAGTGAACCATCAGTAGTTTCTTCAAAATACTTAACAGTTGCTAACTTACCTATTAAATTGTCTTTATTAGCCCAAATTTCTTCTAAATAAGCCATAGTACCATTAATAGTAGCATCAAATTTAACACCAATTGATGTTTGAAACGACATTGTAGCAGCTTTATTAGCAAATTTACCTACACCTTCATTGATAGCTAGAATTTTAAATTCTTCATCATGAAATATTTTATGCTTTAATAAACCATTTGAGCGTTTATTTTCATAAAACGAATTACATTCACGTAGTATTTGCCCTTCAAAACCTTGTTCAAGGTAATGACTTAACTGGTCAATAACGTGTTTTTCATCAGGCAGTTCATAAGTAGCTACTACATGAAACAATAAAGTATCTAATTTGTAATTCAACATCAAGTCAATTAAATCTTCATATCGCTCTTCATAACCTTGATCCTTATCATTTACTATATCATACATCCAATACTCTATGTATTGTTGTGACATATCTAAATCATCTTGTGTTGGTTTTGTCTTTCTAACACATGAAATAATTGTGTTAAAATCAACGCTCCTATCTGAAGTATATAACTCACCGTCTAACACTAGGTCAGGTTGACTCTCGAAGATATGCTTTAGATTCTCAAATATATGTGGTGCAGATATAATTTCTTTACCATTACGAGACCACATTCCGTCTGATTTAATGACACATCTAACACCATCTAATTTAGGTTGTGATAAGATAGGGTATTTGATTTTACCTTTACGTTTATCATAGTCTTGTGCCAACATAGGTTGGAAGAATACTTTCTTATCACAGTCATTAACGTCCTCCCAATAACCTAAATCTTTACGTTTTTGCCATAGCGCTTGAGCTTCAGCTAATGCTTGTTGTTCTGCAGTGGTTCCGTTTTTCTTCCCAATATTTTTAGGAGAACATACTGTCCAATCGCCTGTAAACATTTTCATACCTACAAACCCAGTTGTAGTTCTAAACATACAACCATCAACTTCGATTTGCCACTCATTAATGTGGTCTTTACTGTTTGAACGTTTATACAACGCTGGAAATTTTGTCATAATTATTTTACTGAAATTATATAAAGTGTGTTTGTGTCAAAATCAAACTCAACCCAATCAACTACATAACATTTTTCTTTCCAAACGAAATTATCGTCTTTTCTTGGAGTCATATTATAAGGGTTTGGGACTTCAATGAAGTCACTACCCTCACGACTTATTAATCTTAAAACTGTTTTCATAATATACGCTCTACAATTTGCTTTACCAAATTTATATCAGCTTGCCCATTATATTGTTTATTGAATTCACCAATAACTTTACCTTTCAGGGCCTGCATATTATTAACAACACCAATTATATCAGATGAAATTGTGCGTATTGCATTTTCAATTTCAACTTCAGTCATTTGTTGGGGTAAATAATTTCTCAGTACAGATGCTTCATTGGCTTCGTCTATTGAAAGTTGAATCCTGCCTGAACTAAAAAATATAGCTTGTGATTCTTCACGTTGTTTAATAGCTTTGATTATAATCTTTAACACTTCACTATCTGTAGGTTCCCAATTACCAGCTGCTTTTTCAGCTTCAATAATTTTGGCTTTAACACTACTTAAGGCAGATTTAGCTACTTCATCTTTAGCTTTCATTGCTGTGATGAAGTCAGCAAATAACTTTTCTTTTAATTTCATAACCTTTATCTTTTTATTTGATTAAATATACGAAGTTTAATTTAAAAATCCAAACTATCAGGATAGTATAATAAAGTTGGATTCTTTTTCTGTATATCAACATCCGGGAATTGTTTTGCAAATTCCATTACATTAAACTTACAAGTAATTAAATGACAACCATTCTTAGTAGGTACAATAGCTTCAGTTTTATGCCCTGCAGGTTGTAAAGTATTGATAAAGTCATGTACATTCTTCACATAGTCAAAATCTTTTGTATCAATGTCAACAATCCATCTCTTTTCTTGAGTCTTGATTTGACCTACAACAGAATCGAATAAACCTTTTTGATTTGGCTGTCCGTTCTTAATACGTTGAGCAAGTGCCATCATCATTTCCAATGATACATCTGCATGGTTCTGTTTCTGTACGTGAATATAAGCTCTTGCTTTAAACATTTCACACAGTTGTATGATCTCATCATAACGTCTTTCCAAGTGATCGATACTTTCAATACAGTATGTCTTAATTGTTCGTACTGATTGATGATTATCTCTTTCACCTTCAGGCTGATCTTTCTTACGTTTAAAAACGTATAACATATAAAAATCACCTGGTGCTTCAAAATGAAGCAATCCTTTTATTTGTTCTATATTATTTATCATCTTTTAGTTTTTTAAGGAAGTCTTCTGCTTCTTTTCTCAATTCTACAATATTACCAATAAGGTCATTAAACCTATCTTCAGAGCCCTTATACTTATTAAATATTATTGCTCCGATCAATTCAAAATCTGGATTGATTAATCCTTGTTCCCTTAATTCCAATACTAGTTCCTCAGCACGTCTTTCTAGTGCTTGTAATCTAAAATTCTCCATAACTATATTTTTTCAAATGTTGGTTTTAACCACAATCCTTCTTTGAATACTACTTCTAAAAATCCTGGCACTTCATTATCAATATCTATTAACAATCGAATTGTTCTTGGAGTATCTACAGCCATCATCTTTAATACCTCTTCTCTTATTCTCTCACTGCTTACAGTTTGAGTTAGTTTGGCTAGGATGTGTGGTTGTTGTATTGCTTCCCAAACATCTACGTACATTGTAAATCCTTTTGTAATTACAAATCTCAATGCACGTAAGATTCTCAAAGGATCATCCATGAATGTATCTTTTGGATCTAATGGAGTACGAAGTAACATAAAATCTAAATCTTCTAATCCATTGAACATATCAATAATGTTTCCATCCTCATCCTCAGCCATAGCATTAACTGTGAAGTCTCTACGAACCAAATCATCTTCAAGAGTTCCTAATTCTAAAACAGGACGTCTTGTTCCTTCTTCATAACCAGTTTCTTTACGAGCCATTACAAAGTCAGCATCTAATTTAGCGAATTTATGGTCAGGTGGGAATTTAGCTCTGATTGTGTACATTTCAGGGACTGATAGGAATATTGTAAATCCTTCATTCTCCATCCAAGATTTCATCTCTTGAAATCCTTCTTCAACTGTTTTGTTTAGATCATCTAGAACAAATACAAAGTCAATATCTTTTGTCTTTACTCCTAGCAACCTATCTCTAACACATCCTCCTACTTTAAATAATTTTGGCATAACCTTTTAATTTTGATTTAATATACGAAGAATTTTTAGTTAAGCCAATCTAAATTGTTTTAAGAAATCTCTTAAAAATAATATTTGGTTTACTTCTTCTTCAGTTTCAGCAAATTGCATTTTCCAAGTATAATACTCTGTTTCATCAGGTGTTCCATCCATGTAACATAACCCATTATAATCAGGCCACATCTTTTTATCATAAACTCTTTCATCAACCAAGAAGACAACTGCTGTTAATTGATTTCCTAAATCAGGTTCAAAAAAACTAGCATTACGTACTCCAGCAAATTTTAACGTCTGTTGATGTTTATTTAATGTACCAAACTCTGAATATGATTTGTTAGTTGTACCCCCATTTAAGATAATAAATGTTTTATCATTCAATCTCCACTCAGTACAGTCAGGTTCATTAAAATAACTGTTCAAATACTCAACAACTGCATGTCCATATTGAATAGCTTGCTGAATTGGGCTAATATTGTATGGAACTAACCCATACATTCTATATATTTTATTAGTCATATCCAAAATATAAATCTCCATTAATGTCATCAACAACTCCTTTGTTGATAATCTCATTTGATAATTTAACTTTACTTTCTCTACACAACCCAAATCCATAAGCAGCATATTTCCAACTTCTGTTAAGTGTTGCTACAGCTCTAGGTATAGCATCATCTAAAACTAATCTTTTAAGAAGCAAATGCTCAAAAAAGTCAGGGTGAAATATGAATTGAATTTCTTGCTCGTCTGTAGGTGGGTTATAGTAAGCTGCTTTTACAATAGTAAAATCGAATTGCTCCAACACCGCTTCAGGTGTTCCAAATATTGATTTAACTAATTCAACTCCAACATTGTTTTTAAGATCTCTATACCCTGTACAGTTGTCGTTTGAGTATATTTTCTTAAAATTATTTTTGGTTTTATAAAGTTTTACAGCCTTTTTATAGTCGCTTTCATTTTCAAAGAAAACATCAATGTCTCTAGCTTTGTTACCTGCAAATATGTCTTTGAAGCATCCTCCTGCTATAAAACCTTTTGTACCTTTAATGTAAGGATATAACCCTTTTAATTCGTGATAATTAAAAGCTTGTTGTGATTTGAATTTCATATTAATAAATTGTGTTTGATGAAGTAGTAGTTAAATCGATGTTAGCAGATTGATCACTCAACACTTTTCTAACATACATGTCAGGGTCTTCTATTACTGATTTGCAAGTTGATATGGCTTGTTTAGCTTTATCAATTAATTCTTGTTTTAACTTATCAAATCCTACTTGTAGTAATTCAGGTAATTCCATAGCGCAATCACCCCAACGAGCCATTAAGAATCTATCTTTTTGCCAATCATAATTGTTTTCTCTAGCTCTATCATTTGAATAATTCCATCCAATTAACAGTGGATCTGGTTCAACATCATTATACCAAATTTCATAACCTTCATACATGTTTTGTTCTTTAGCAAACTTTAACACTTTCAATACCTCTACAGGTATAGTAGATTTTTTATACTCTTCCACTTTTAAATGTCTAGGACATATAGCATGTAATTGTTTAGTCATAGCAGAGTTTAGAAATGTATAAACGTTTGGTACTTTTTGTTCTTGCTGATCAACAACTTGAAGACCCAACTCAGCAGTTAATTCATGATATTCTGCTAATTGTTCTTCATCCAATATTAGAGCTTCATTTTCAGGCTCTCTGTAGATTTTAACTTCCATAACTTATTATTTTAATTTGATATAATATACGAAGAAAGGCTTGAATTAACAAGCCTCTTTTTATATTCTAGTACATTGTCCTTTTAAACTGAACCCTGTTTTACCAACGGGTGAGAATATTTGCACTTTAGTATCTCCTTTATTATTCATGAACTCGACTTTTAAATCACCTGTTCCTACTTTATAAATAACAAATTCTTTAACCCCACTTTCAACCATTGATTTTAACTCTTCTAATGCTTTATCTACAGTATCACTTTTAGCTTGTTTAGCTCCTGGTTTTAACATTTTGTTAACTAAATCTTCATAAGATGTTACTTTAATGGTTTCTACATTTGATCCCATTACAGTTTGATTAGATTTCAATTTAGTTAATTTTAAAACATAAATTGGAACGTAATTCCATTCTTGATACCCACTTTGAGCATTAGTCTCATCAGTTGCTACATATCCTGTATCGTGTGTGATATTATCATTTTCATCCAATACAATCATTCTATCAGGTATTGTTCCTGTATGAAGTGTTATATTACCATCTCCACTTAGATACTCATCATATGTTCTAAAGTTGTTGGTTGAATTACCTTGTTTACCTGTATCATCAATACTATTCATAGTACAGATACTTTCTGTATCAATTACTATACTAACTTTAATGTATTGGTGTTTAGTATATTTAACATCATCTTTGTTTTTACCATCCCAAGCAGGTCCACCTACTAATGATTTGATTTCAACATCTTGTGCTCCTAAATTGTCAACTACGGCTTTAATTGCTTCACCTCTTGCTTGAGCCAATTCACCTTCTTCAAATCCTGCTTGATTTGGTACTCTTGATTCGCTAGCTGTGATTACAATTTTAAATGGTTTAGTTTTATTTTCACTTATCCATTTTTTCAAATCATTAACTTTCTCAAGTATAACTTGTTTATTAACAATTTCTGATTGCCCTGAAGAAAAGGTTTGTGAGAAGTCTACTGTTTTAACAGCAGTTGGGTTACCTTTAATTTCACTTGATTTTTCTCCTGATATTTCAGTTTTAATTGCATCTAAAGTATCAGGTGCGTATGTCTCTAAGGCATTAGATATATTTGGTGTTAATAGCATTGCTGCTAACATGGCCTGTGACCAACCTTTCCATCCTTTAATTATTGTTTTAACAGCTTGAGCAGTTTCTTTAGCAGTTGCTTCTGTTAATTCTTTTCCTAATTCCTGATTTAATGATTTTAAAATCGCTAATTCATCTTTAGGTATTTGAGGTAATATATCTTTTAATTGAGCCATAAGTTTAGTGTATGGTAATAAATATTACCCTATGAACGCTCTTAATTGGTCTACACTCATAACACCTGTTTGTTTACGAACGCTTCCATTCTCATCAATTACCACTGTAGTAGGAACGTTTCTAATTCCATGTTCAACAATTCTTGGATCACCCGAATCAACATCTACTGATTGGAAATTAACTCCTGAAATTTCACTTTGTGCTTGAGCAAATTTAGGGGCATAAACCTTACAAGGCCCGCACCATGCTGCTCCGTATTTAATTACTGTTTTCATTTTAATCTTTTTTTAAATATTCTGAAATAGTTTTGATTATCAAATTTTTATTCATGTCACATCCTAATGGAACAGATATTTGTTTGTTAGGATTTTTAGTATGAGTTTGAATACTGTTAACATTTTGGTTAACTAATTTAACAATCGTGTCTATATCTAATTCCGGGTATTTACCCTTCATGTGATTTATAAATTCACTTGCCATAACTATTCTTCTATTATTGCGTCTTGTATTGTTTGTACTAATAAATAACGGTCGTTGTGTCTTAAAACGTGATCGCACCCCATATGATCCCTCCATGCTTTGAGTACCTCCATGTTAATGCTACCATTTTTGTTTTCAAAATTGTGCATAGCCATATCGCGTATGATAACATAGAGTTTGTCGTTGTGTTTAAATAGGTGTTTCATGGCGTATATATGGAGGGATATAAATAGGGACGGGTATTAAATTACCTGTAAGATCTTAGTTTCCTTAACACTTTTAACTTGGAAATCAACGCTTCCACCTTCGTCTTCGTACATTTTAGTAACTTTTACTTCGGCATCAGTTACACTTACAGCGTCAACTAGGTATTGTTCGGTAACTTTAGTTTGTTTACCTTTGTCATTTGTGTCTATAATAGACACGTTTACTTGGAAATAACTCATTTTTATTGTTTTAAATTTATAATGTTAAATATACAAAGGCTCCCTTAGGGAGCCAAATTTTTATATGTAAATTTTAGTTTAATTATAATCATACCAAAATTTTCTACCTAAAAAGTTTACAGTTTTATCACCTCCAAAAGATGTATCAGTATCAGGAGTATTTTGGAACCATGTATATCCTGACATATCTACATCAGTATCGGACCCGGGCCAAGATATACTTACTATAGGAAAATTACCCTCTGCTGTATCTAAATCTACAACTTCAAATTTCATTTCAGGTTTCATCCAATATTTTTTAATAAAATTTTTAATATTTTCATGATCCCAGTGATCCTCAACCCATTCGTTATCTATATTTTCACCATCAACGTCAAATGGCCCAAAGGCATCTACTACATACATTATAACATCTGTATTAAATTCATTAAAGAATTCTTCTTTATGCTGATTAAGAAAATCAGCTAAATCTTCAGGAGTATTAAAAGTTTCTTTACTTTCTTTCAATAATTTTCCTTCAGTAAGGAATTGTTTTAAGTTAAAGTCGTTATTCATTTTATATTAGTTTAAATTATATGATATAAATATTATAAAGTAATTGTTTCTAATAATTTTTTAACTTTAGCACACATTTCATAATTTTCAACTGATTCAAAATGTTCTAATCCTAATTCTAAGGCTCGTTCCCATTCATGTTCTTGAACTGTTAAAATAACCTCTTCCATTTCATCATCATCAGTTAATTCAACTACAAACAAGTCAACTATGGAGAATTTTTTATTCTTATTCCATTCTTGGTTTAACATTTTGTAGGTCTGATTATGAATTTGATCAGGTTCATTTTCAGAGAAATCAATTAGTTCATCTAAATCCCTTAAGGTCATTTTTTTGGCTTTCATTTATTTGTTTTTAGGTGTTCTTGGTTTTCTAGTTTTGGGTCTATCTTCAGGGAATGAGTCATACCAGATTTCATTTATTTCGGATTCTAGTTGCTCCATTAATTCTTTATCAGCTTTTGTAATACGTGGTTTGCGCTCGTTACCTTTGGGTTCGTATCTATCTAAGAGATCAGCTAATTGTTTTTCTTTTTTATCAAAAACACTCCAGAAGGGATCTTTAATAGTAACACTAATAGGACCATTTGCGTGAATGTTTTTGTCCCATTCCCAAGTAGTTATTTCACCTTTGTGGTCTTTAAATACTTGAGTATATTGTTTTATAACAGTATCATTTATGGCTTGTCTACCTCTATTTTCTACTTTCATAATTTTTGATTTACCTTATAATATACGAAGAAAATTTTAAATTTCCAAACTTATCTATTATAAGAAACAAAGTCATCTTCTTCATTTGGAGTATCAATTAACCCTAGTGAACGGAAATGCTCTTCAGCATATTCATCTAATTCCCAAGTTACCTGATTTGCTTTATACCCCTCATTATAATCTTCAATATCCTGTGTTTGTTTTTTAGTAAACACATCTCCAATTGTTAAGAAGTAACAGTTATAACAAAGAAATTCTAAATTTTCTCGTTTCCAATCTCGTTTATTCCCATTTTTAAAATTAATTAATAAGGGTACTCTATAATCTGATACACGTTGTTCTTTAAATCCACAACAAACACATTCTTCAGCTAATATAGCTTCCTGAATTAAACGACGTTTGAATTTGTCTATACTAAATGATTCAGTGTATAACTCTCCTGTTAGTATTTTCTGTAAATCCGGGTCTTTACCATGATGTTTTAGGAATTTAGGAATACCTTTACCTAATTGATTTTTATGAACATCAAATAATGTAGGCGAGTTGGGATCGTTGTCATCAACTCGATATGATTTAAAATAAGGTTTAATATGTTGATATGAACAGTTTAAGTATCGAGCAGCTGCTCTGATACTCTTAGTAACCTTCATTGAACGTAACAAATCTTCCTTAGAGTAAATTTTAGGGGCTTTACCTCTAGTTCCCATAACTTATTTTAAAAAATTCGGATTTATATTTACTAAGTAGTTATACAATTCTTCAGGGTTACTTAAAAATACCTCTTGTTCTACACCTTCTACTTCTTCTATAATGCAATTAGGTAATCCATCCATAGCGAAACGATCATATAAATAATAATTAATTATTTCATATACATCAGCACCCCAACTTAGTAAGAGCACTTTATCTATGATTTGATGATAATTATCTTCATAATCTTTTAAATCAATTCCAAAACCTTCAAATAATTTAAATGAATTAGATATAACATCTTCATATTGTTTAATAAGAGATATGAATAATGTTTTTTTTCTTAATTCTTTATCCTTTTTTTGTCTCTTAATATTAACTGTAGTGTTGAAAAGTTTATTAAATCCCTCTTCAAGATTACTTTTTACTTCCTTCTCCATTTAATTCTTGTATTAATTTGTTAATTTGAGAACATTTATCATAATCTTCTATTTTAACATAAAAGTCTAATATTGATTTTAAAGCAGGTTCCCAATTGGATTTAGAAAGTGTTATAGTTGTTTCTAATTGCCCAATGTTACATACAACACATTCTCGTTTTTTAGTTTGTAAAGCAGTTTTAATACTTTCAAAAGTTTCATTATATAAAACATTTTGAATTTCAGTATTAAAAAGGGTATCTAGTACCCCTCTTAAACTATAGCTTGTTAAAATTAAATTAGGCGTTTTCTTCTTCATCATAACCTATTTCATTTGGAACTTCAGTAGGTTGTGTTTCCATACTTGATTCTTCGCCTCCTCCTAATATTGTATCTCTAATAAAAGCAAATACTGAATCTAATGGGATTTGGAAATTAGCTGCTTGTCTATCAGGGGCATCTGTATCTCTATCAAATTCTAAACCATAATCAGTAAATTTTGATGTTACTGCAGTTGCAATACTATTTTGTAATGTATCTATTTCTTCAGGTGTTAAGTTACTAAGGACCATTCCTTGTTCATTAACAGGGAAAAATTTAACCTTGATACCTTTTTTAGTTGGGTTTTTATTTACATCAACTACCACTCTAAATTTTTCACCTCCTAAAGTGGCTTCATAATTTAGTTCACCTTCTTCTCTAAGAAGTTCTTCATTTAAGAAAAAATCTCGTAATTTAAATTCCATAATTTATGTTTTAATATAAATATTATTTTTATCAAAATAAATTAAATCATTTTGGTATTCAGTCATTGAATTGATAGTTATTTTAAATATATCAAATTCAAATTCACCTATATCTCCATTATCTTTTATAATCTCAGGAAGTCTTTGTAAGAAAGCAAAATCGGCATTTGTAAATTGTTTTGCATCAAATTCTACTACGATGTCATTCTCTCCTTTTGGATCATTATACTCCAATGTAAGAACTCTTTTTGATAAATCAAACTTGGTATTTAGTTGTTCTTTTTCTCTATAAGAATCTGTAATCACTTGCATACTGTCTTCAATATAAAGTCTATCACACCAAGGTTCTAATACTTCTACTATTTGCATGTTTGCATGTTTAACTACATAAGCAATATTATATTTAGGTGAAGGGGTAGGTTTATGATTAAAATCAAATTTAGGATCACTCCCAAACTTTCTAATATATTCTTTTCGAGTTTTACCCATTTGATACTGATAATCATTATTTTCTATCCCTACTCCTTTAGTCCATTTATGACCTCTTTGAGTAAAATGATATACAAAAGCATCTCTACTTTGTATAAAATTAAAATTAGCTAAAGCCATTCTAGTAAATAGATCACTATCTTCGTATCCATAAGGAGCATATATAATATCATGTTTACCTATTTTTGATATATAATCATCTTTAAGTAAAAACCAAGGAGCAAATATACCTTCGGATATTTGATTTACATCTTTATCATTACAAAAACTATTAAATTTATCCTCATTGAATTCATTAGGATACATTCCAAGATCTAATATATGTTTTTCTCCTCCAGGTGGGTGTAAAGGTGGTTCTATACACGTTCCACAAACTATATTATTAGTAGCAATATGTTTTATAATAGAATTAAAGAAATTCTTATTTACAATCATATCAGCATGTAATATACCTATGATTTCTTTAGTTGCTAATAAAAATCCTTCATCATATAATAAGGTATGTCCCTTTCTTTCATTATAACATTTTATTATTGAATTAGAATCATTTAATTGTTCTAACCATTCTTTAGTCCCATCAGTTGAACCATCACTAAACATTATTAATTCAATTTCAGATGAAACTTGTCTAACTGATTTATATAAAGATTTAAGGTATTCTAAATTATTGTAACTTGGTACAACAACTGATATATTGCTTATATTAAATTTATTCTCCATTTATTCCGTGTATTATATGTCTATCCCATCCTATATGTTCTATGTATGATTCTACAAATCTCATAGTGATTTTACCTCGTTGAATGTTTTCATATGATATATCACATTCAAGTGTTACACCACCACTGTTTTCTGGAGGAGTTAATCTAGTACATCCATCATAACCATTAGCAAATGATTTCCAATCACTTAATCTATTTAATCCCGGGTTAAAACTAATTCCACCCCATACTCCATTAGGTAAATTCATTACTAATTTTTTATCACCACTAGAATATAAATCAGGAGAATAAGGGTGATTTAAAGTTTTATCATCTAAACCTCTTAACCATACTTGAACTATGTTAGGATCTTGTTCTAATATTTCTATTGAATCTTCAATAAAACCTGATTTAAGAAATAACCAATCCTCTTCCATATGAAATATATATTCAGTATCAACTAAAGAATAGGCATAATCAATAGATTTAATTTGATATAATTTAGGATCATTATAAATTAATTCAATAGGAAAATCATATTTATCTTTAACAAAATCATTACATCCAAAATTCATCCCATCATCAATGATAATAAAACGTTTAAGAGGATAAGTGTTCATTTCGAAAAAACTATCTAAAGTTCGTTCTAATAAATCTGCCCTATTACAGGCTGTTAATACTACTGTTACTTCTTTCATAAAATTTATTTAATTCAATTGGAAAATTATCTTGTGCTATTTGAGTAAATTCTTGTTTTCTATTTTTACTTGTAATAAAATTTTTAATAGTTTGATTTGGTCTATGAGTATAACTTTCACCTATAACAAGTCCGTCTAATATAAATTGAGATATATTTACACCTTTATGTTGTAGTATTTTAGAACACTCAATAACAAAATTATCTTCTAAACCATAATGGCCTAAAGATTCAGGGATAGTTATTTCTTGTAATAATTTACCTGTTATTAATGTGAACCACCCACCTGCAAATTTAATGTTATTGATTTGTTTAACTTGTATTTCATCATTTTGTGGAAGGGTATCAATATAAACATCTGCTGATTCGTGGTAACATATAGGGTGATTTATAAATTTTTCATTAACTAATACATCCCATGAAGTGTCCCATTGTCTTACAAATTGAGGGGTTAGAATAAAATTATTAGTTCCTATATCTTTTATATTTTGATATGCAGTAGCCATATAGGATAATGTTGAATCTTTAAATATAAAATCACAATCTAACCAAATAAAAAAATCAGCATCTTGATGTTTATTTAAACTATATCGTCTTTGAGAAACACATCCTAATATATTATCTCCTTTTTCAATATTTAAATCATATTCACACCAATCTAAAAACTTTTTACATAATTCAATAGTTCGTTGTTCAATATAATCTTTAGGTAATATAGAACTGTTCCAATCTGTTAATTCATCTGATAAACATAATGTTATGTCTACTGAATATTTGTCTTGTGGGTCTAAATAAACTGAATTTCTTTTTAGGTTATATAATGTTAAAGATAAATCTTCTAATTCTTGGGGTAATGCAAATATAGTTATGACTCCTTTCATATTATCTTATTAAACCAACATCAGCTTTTATTTCTAATGTAGGTAATTCTTTTACTTTTATATTATTTTTTAATAAATGCCATTTTAATAAATACTCATTTCTTAATGGTGAGTCTTGTCCAGGCCAACCTCCTGTTAAGAAGTTAAGAAAATCTTCATCATTAGTTACATAAGATATAATATTTGAAAATACTTGTGAATATATTTTCATATCTTCGGGTTTACCCAAAGCAAATACATCATAATAACCCCTAGATTTAACTCTAATATCAGTATTCCATTCTGGTAATATAATACCTTTTTCTGGAAACTCCAAATTAAATTTAGAGTAATTTACATCAAATCTAGTTCTTATAATATAATCATAATTCCCTTCAATTAATTGAAAAGATCTATAAATAGAATAAAACATACTTAATGTATTATTTAGTGGTTGTCTCCAAATTGGACATTTATAACCACTACTATCAAATATAATAGGATTTTCTAAAATGTGATTTTTGGGTTGATATAAAAAGTTTAAACTATAATAATCATTTCTATCAAAACTATATTGATGATTACCAAAACCAAAATTAGTTGATTCAAAACTATCAATTTTCCAAGTATGAAAGTAAATATCACAATCATATTTGTCTAAAAAATAAGTTTTTAAACTTTCATAACCTTGTTCAAAATTTCTAGGTTGACCACTTATGCAAATTGCTAACTTCATACTCGGGAGTATTTAAATTCAAATGTTTCTAAATTGATATTTTGTTGTGACATATAATCCCGTAAAATAGCTTCTATACCTAAATCTTTATTAGAATCAAATACAAAATTATAAGGAAGATTAAAGATCTTATCAGCTACTGGTTTTTTAGAAATATAAAATTGGTCATTACATACTACATTCACATCAAATGGACAATTCATATGAAATTCAGTATTGGGAGCGTGTATGTAATTATCTTTTATTTGGAGTTCTAATAATATATTTAATGAAGATTCTAAACATATATCATTTCTTAATTTAAAGATTATATCATCTTCTGAAAATGATGGAGAAAAGGTAGAATAACAAGTATATAATGATTCCCATTGTTCTTTATATCTAGCATTGTGAACATGTTGTCCTTGAGAAAAACATGTTAAATCTAAAAAGGGTTTTGTTTGAGTATAATGATATTCAAAAGGAACATTTTCCCATTTTGTATAAGATGACACGTATACCTCAGCTGATAATAATGAGAATAATTCTTGTAATTTATTCCAGTTATTTATATTTCCTCTTAAAGGTCCTCCTAAAATAACTCTGTTTTTCATTATTTATAATTTTTTAAATAATCGGAGCATATTCCTATACATTGATTTAAATTATCATTGTATTTTTCAGGTAATACTGCTATTGAATTTTTTATAGGTTGTTTACCTGGGTAAGCCCAAATAAATCCATGTGATGTCAATGTTACTGTATCTTCTTCATGCCAAAAATAATTAAACCCTTTAATCATGTTAAACCATTCTACAGCTTCTACATTTTTACAATGTATCCATAATTTATCATGTCGTTCATTTAACCAATGTTGTGTTATACCGTATTGTGGTTTATCATGTCCTAATAATAAAAGACCTTCAATACACCAAATATCAATTTCAACATCATATCCTTCTGATATGGCTTTATCAATGTAATTAGGTTCATTTTCATAGGATTCAAACTTCCCGTTTGTATTCCCTCTATGTGAAATTAGTATCATAATTTTTTAATATTTTTCTCCTATATGTAATTTACGATCATCTCCTCTGTCTTCCAACCTATTTTCAGAAATTATTTCATGAAACATATGGATACCATAAGCTCTATATTCACCACTAAAATACACTCCATTTTGTTTCAAACCATAAAATAAATTATGGGGACCACCCCATGTTGAATTCATATCGAATACTTGAGGATGATAAGCTAATTCTCTACCTAATTCTAAAGTATCATTAGATATAACATGTAAGTTAAAATCATGAACGTAATTATGAGAAACATAATTTATAGATGGATGATAATCCATTTCTCCATTAGGTGATATTTCTTCATTAGATAATTCATTATTAGGATTATCTCCTCCCCTATAATATGTTTCAAAATCTGATGTAGTAAACTCAGGTAAATTAAGTTTAGTTAATATAGTGTCATAACTAATTTTTTGTTTAGCCCCTAATGTAGGTAATGACCACATACAATTATTAAGACTATGTTCTAAGAATATTTGGTTGAAATTATTAGAAACACAATAGTCTGATTTTAACCATAACATTTTACCTGGTGTGTTTTGTAATTCTAATGATAATCCTATATCATACCAATTTCTTATATCTTGTAATAAATTTTTTTTATTTATTTCAGAATCATAAGGAAATATTAAAAGGTTTTTAATATAATTCTTAACATCAAATTGTTTAATTAAATTTACTAAATCATAGTTACTCAATTCATGATCATGAGTATTATAAATTATAAAATTATCCCATATCACATCAACACTTTGAAGCCCCAATAGGGACTTCAAACTGTATTCAGCATGTTTTAAATTTAAAGTGGTATGAGTTGTAAATATACAAGTGTTCATTATTTAAAACATTTTACATAAATCCAATTAGGATGACCTCCATCTTCCCAAGGCTCTTCAACAGAATAAGTAATATCTTTAAAACCAATTTTACTTAAATCATTAACTAAATCTTGTGGGTCTGATACTCGAACATCATTACTTCCATTAGAATTTTCAGCGTTATACCCATTTTCAAAGTAAGTTCTCTGTTTTGTATTACCACTCCAATCTATAGGTCCAAATCCCATTTGGAATGAAAATTCTCCTCCAGGTTTTAATACTCTATATATTTCTTCTTTTAATTTATATCTTAATTCATGTACACAAATATGTTGGAATACAATAGTACTCATTACAAAATCATATTCATTATCATTTAAATCAGATAAATCTTCCCCTGAATTTTTATAAAAGTCAGAAGGTTGATTAGTGTATATTTCTTTACAGTATCTAACATTATCTTCACTAACATCTATACCATCTACTCTTTCAAAATTAGCTAAAGATAACATATTAGTTACATTTCTTCCTTTACCACACCCAAAATCAAGTGCTTTTTTCCCATCCCAGTTTTCAGGATTTGATTTAATACTATTTAAAAGTAAGCCCCAATAATTAGGATTTGAATTGTGTTCTGGGTGGTTATTTGTTCCCATTTTGTATGCTTCATTAAGCATATTTACATATTGATTTAAATTTTCCATTTTTATTTGTATAGTTTTTTAATCTCCTCTAAATTTATATTTTCCATCACATAACGAGAATCTTCCATGGTTTCATCAAACGAATAACCTACAAGTTCTCTTTGTTCTTTAACATGATTATTATCTTCTTTCATATTAATCCCTTGAGCGTGTGATACTTGACTTTCATGTTGTCTCCATAAAAATATAGCATCCTCACATTTCATTAGGTTTTTAATTTTATGTAAAAATACAGTATATAACCATTCAAAATCACAATTCCATTTTTCTCTATATTCTAATATTCCACAGTTTAATATGGTATCTTTTTTTATAATAGTAGAATGACACATCCATGGAATTAAATATCCTACAGAATTAGCAGATAATTTACTAATTTGCATACTATCTCCACTAGTAATTTCATTATTATCATTTATAAGATATACTTGGGACCAACAACCATCTAAATTGTTTTTTTCAATAAAATTAATTTGATTTAAAGCTTTATTACTTTCCCAAAGATCATCATAATGAAGAAATGAAACATATTGTGAATCATAATTTTCCCAACATTTAAATATTTTACCCCAAATTCCTTCTTTAGTAAAATAAGAATACTCAGGAAACCATTCAACATTTACACCTGTATCTTTTAATACTTGTTTACATTCATCTGATATATTTTCGTCAGCTGCTACTGTAATTAGAATATCATCTAATGTTTGTTCTTTTAAACTTTCTATACCATTTAATAAAAATTCAGGTACTGGAGTCCCAGGTGAACTTACTCCAATAGGTATTACTATATGTAATTTATACATAATGTTCTAAATAATAATTTAAATCTTCAGGTGTTCCAAGACCCCACATTCCATTAGTGTTAAAAGTTCGGATTTGTTTACAATCTTCAATTGCTTGATTAAATACAGGACATACATAGAATTCATTATTTACTCTTATATTTTTTTCAATCATTTGCTCAGCATATTTAACAAAATCTGAACCATGTTTCCAGTAGTAATATCCTACAGTTGCTATATCTGAAATAGGATTTTTCTCAGCAACTTTAGTTACTAATCCGTTTTCATCAACTTTAGCAAATGACCATTTAGGGTGAGTAGCAGTAAATGAAACAATACCACCATCAGCGTTAGTTTCATTCATTTTATACATAAATTCATTTGAGTCCCATTCTACAAATTGATCTGAATTAGCAAAAAACAATGGAGCATTGTTGTCTATAAATTCTTTAGCTAATAAAGCAGTACATGCTGCTCCTTCAGTTAACCCATCAGTCTCTACAATTTTACATCCTGGTGTAATTAGATTTAATAATGTATCTAAGTTATATTTTTGTCTATGAGCTTTTTGTACTACATAAATATAATTTGCTTCTAAGTTTAAGTTTTCAACTACAACTTGGATCATTGGTTTACCTTTTACTTCTATTAGAGGTTTAGGAAAAGTATAACCTGCTTGTTCAAAACGTGAACCAGCTCCAGCCATAGGAATTAAAACATTTAATTTGTCATCTTTCCATTTAGGTGTTAAATTCATTTTTTCTTGGTTTAAGTATTTATAAATGTTATTATACGAAATATCTTTTGGGGATCCAACTCTCATTACAGAAGCTTTACTCCTGCTTGCGGCTAGTAAACCATAAGGTGAATCCTCAACAATAAGTGTTTCCTCAGGTAAAAAACCCATTTGTGATATGGCTTTCCAATAAATCTCAGGATGAGGTTTACTATTCTTTACGTCTTCATTAGATAATATTAAATCAAAATTTTCAATTATATTTAATTTAGATAACACTGTTAATACAGTTTTACGTATACTATTTGAACATACTGCTAATTTATAACCTTGTTGTACTAATGAATCCATACAAACCATTAATTGAGTATCAGGTTGTAAGTTTTTTAACTTATGTAAAGTTAATCGTTGTTTTTCATCCCAAACTTGTTTATATAATGCAACAGGTAACCCTTTATCTTGAGTTAACATTTCAAGTTTTTGATTTGTTTTTAAACCATCATATTTACTTAAATGTTCATTCCAAGATATTTCATATTTTTTTCCTAAAGCTTCATTTAAAGCTTCAAAATGAATATTTTTGGCTTCTACTAAAACACCATCTAAATCAAATATTATAAATTTTATCATAATAAATCGTATAAATTATTTTGTCGTTCTTGTCTTTCAATATGTTTTGGATGATACAGACAATAATCATCTTCTAATGGTAAAGTAGACCATGTACTATGACCCATTAGTACTTCATGTACTTTATTACCCCAATTAATTTTAGGTGAATTTTGAAGTATACGAGGTTGTAAATCTGGGAAGTTAACCCATCCTTTCTCATTTACATTCCATCTCCATTTATTAATATGCTCTTGAGTTAATCCTTCTACAGTATTAATTCTAGGAAGCAAAAATACTTCTGTTGTAGGATTATCTTGTAAAATTAAATGTAAACTTTGTAAAAATTCAATAGTTACGTATTCATCAGCATCAATTTGAAAAATCCATTCTCCAGTACAATGCTTCTTTAAATTATTTTTAAAAGCCGCAAAATTACCTTTTAATGGAAATTCTATAACACTTATTCTACCAAAAAATTGGTCTAATACTTTATATACTTCAGGTGTAGTATTACCCTGATCACATTGAACTACTATTTCATCCTCATCTCTTTTATTGGTGATGAGGATGCTTAGTAATCTCATTAATTCTTCATGTTCATTACAAACAGGAATTGCATAACTTATTCTCATATATTAATTATAAAAACCTATATAATCTAGGGCTTCAATAAAATCATCTTGTGGATAATTCTTTAAAGATTTAATATCAGTTTTATGAGTATAGTAATCTTCAGTACCAGGTATTTTAAATTTACCTTTTTCTTCTTCGCTTACTTCAACGGCCTTTACTCCTGCCCATGTCCAATTATCTTTGGTTTTTCCATTGGCAAATACCGTTCCTTTATCCTGAATATTAATAGTAATTGGATACCAAACACGTTTTTCTGAATCAGTGTTTTTAAGATCTTTATATAGTTCAGGTAATGGTTCTTCATATGTTTCAAAATCAAATTCACCTTCTTTCATTAGGTCATTTGTTTGAAAACCACATCCAAAACAGAAATAGTTGTTTTTTACTTCATTTACAGGAGTGACATAACAAGCATCACTCCCGCAACGTGGGCATATAGATAATTTATCTTTCATTTTATTCTACTTTTTTTAATTTAGGTAACTCAACCTTTTTTAATTGAGGTAATTTCAATTGCACTTGCTTTGGAAACTCAGGTATATTAGCAGTTAATATAGTATCTAATTTTTCTTGCATTTTCTCAAATGAGAAATTAGTTTTACAATAATGTGCTAAACGTTTACCATTATCTTGATATTTTTTATAATTTTCAAAATAATCTCTTAATATACCACCAGCAAATCCATAATCTACTGTAAACCACTGTGAACCATCAATTAACATATCCTTAACTTGAGCAGATGGATGAATATTAGTTAAAGTACCAGGTATTAATGAAGTAAATTCAGGGTTTAAGAAATCCAATTGTCCACTCCAATTTGAAGCAATAACTGGTTTTTTAGTTTGAGTAAATTCAAGTAAAGGTCTACCAAATCCTTCTCCTTTAGTAAAACTAACCATTGCTTTTACTTTAGAATGGTTATATAATTGATTCATTTCATCGTCTGATATTTCACCATGAAATAAGTAAATATTAGGTAAGTTTTTAGTAGGCATAGATTGTCTTATAACGTCTATTTTTTTCAAGATATTATCTCTATCTATAATACTAGTTGGACCTGACATTGTTTTTAATATAAGAGCAGGTTTTTTAGATTTATTTTTAAAGGCTTCTAAGAATACTCTAACTAACCCTCCTACATCTTTTCTATCTTGACCCCAATCACCTTGAAGCCAATGACCCACAAATAAAAATGCAAACTCTTCTTTTACATTATCTAAGGCTTGCTTTATTTCGGAAGTAGGAGTTAATGTAGATGCAAAGTATTTAACAATATCTACTCCTTCAAATAATACTTCAATAGGAGATGTTAATTCTATTACACCAACAACTTGTTTAGTCCTTTCATCATGTTTTTGAAATTTAGAATCTTGAAATACTTTTTTAGCATGTTCTGATGAAACTAAATTTAAACTCATTCTATTCATACCCTCAATCCATTGAGGAGCACAAATAGTAGTTTCGATACCCGCTGTTATTCCAATATTATATTTTCCAATAGCTTGAAATTCATTAGGTACTGTTATTTGAGCCCAAATATCAGGTTGTTGAGTTAACTGACCTGTTAAAATATGTGGTTGTAAAAATCCCCATTCTTCTTGATGATCTTCAATAAAACTCCAAGGTGTATTTCCCCAACGTTGAGGCATTATTTTAACATCGTATTTATCTAAATTAATTAACGCTTTAACTAAATCACGTGAACGTGCTCCATACCCTGCATAACAATCTATGGGACATGATATCACAAATGTATTTTTCATTTTTTTTTATTTTAATATAATAACTAGTTTTTGTATTTCCAAATAAAACCTGCAGCAGTTTTTTGCCTCCCTGCTAAAGCACCTTTAATATCCCCTCCTATTTGCCTTTGAGCTTCTGATATACTAGACCATTCTTTAATAAAGTTATTTTGTTTATCATATTGAATAATGATTTTATTAACTCCTCGGTCCCATGTAATTTCTCTACCCTTTAATGATTTACTTCTATTAATACTTTTAATATTAGTAGTCCCATTTTTGATTCTAGTGTCCCATCTTTTTTGTCCTATCTTAGATTTTTCTTCTTGGGTTTTATCTTCCCAAATTCCTAACATAGCTTTACTCTTTTTATCTTTAGTTTCTTGTGATTGTTTTTTACCTGTTAAAAATTGAGAATATTCAGTTTTAAGCCTTTCATAAACTCTAGAACCAACAACATAATGTTTTTCTTTAATCCTTTGTTTACCAATAGACATTAAAAATAAGGCATGTTTTAGTTTATTTTCTTTAGGATAAATCTCACAAAGTAACATATGACATAAAAAATGTTCTCTTGCTGTTAATTCTACTAAATTTTCTTTATCATTACTTCCTCCTAGACATTTAGGGATAATATGATGTTTTTCAATATAACCTTCTAAGGTTCTACTTTGAGCTTTTTCTATTAATTGGTTGTAAATTCTTTGATAATCCATTAGGTACGTATTTATGATAATAAATATATGTACCCAATGGAAAACTTATCTTATCTAATTAATACGTTAATTTATGAACTAATTCTAGAGGTTCCAAATCTTCTACTAAAAGTAGATCAAATGATTTTTTAGGTTTAAATGTTTCTAAAGTTAAATCAATATCTTTAATTACATTATTGCACATCATTCTAGCACTCATACCAGATTCATCAGAAGTTACCCATTCTCTAGCTGCTTTACCATTTTCTACTCTTTCTTCAGGAGATAATTCATAAACCTGATTAATAGCATTTGCTAAGTCTCTAAAATCTAATCTATCATCCCAAATATAAGGAGTTATAGGTGAACCTACTAATGACATGTTATTAGGGAATACAGGTACAGCCCACTTACCACATTTTTTATAAGTACCAAAATGATTAGAAGGAAATTCAGGTGTTAATTCAATCCATTTACCATTTTCATCCTCAAAACGCATTTGATCTTGCATACCTCCAGTTACATTAGCGATTATCATTTTACCAGCCATCATAGCTTCAGTTATTGCTAATCCCCATCCTTCATTTGAAGAAGGTAATACTACAGCATCAGATATATTATAAATTCTATTTAACTCAGCAGTATCAATTCTTTGATCTGAAAAGAATATGTTTGATTTCTTACCAAATAATAAAGTTCTAACAGCATCTAAATCAGTACCATTATTATCTACAACTTGTGTATGTAATACTAAGGCAATTTTATCAGCTTTTTCTTTAGGTAAAGAATCTAAAAACATTTTATGAGCTGCTAATAAATCACTAGTACATTTTCTCCTAATATTACGTGAATTAAAGAATAATACAAAATCAAATTCTTTATCTCCAAATAATTTTTTCTTAGTTTCTTGTAACTGTGTTTTATCTTCTATAGGATAAAACATTTTTTCATTAATACCATGAGGTACATAAGAGATAACTTTACCATCTGCTTTTTTACCTAAAACCATTTCATTAATGTTTTTGGTTTGTTTTGAGATAGCTAATAAAGCATCACATGATTCATAGAATGCTCTATTATAAAGTGGAGCAGGTAAATCATCCCAAATGTTTAAGTAAATCATTGGTATTTGTTTTCTTACTTCATTTTCGATAGCAAATAACCAGTCATAATATCTTGGATCCGTAAAGAACATTAACCCATCAGGTTTTTCATTCTTTATCATATATCTGATTAAATCAGCACTTCCATATCCATTACTAGGATAGATAATTACATTTGTATCCTCATTTCCAGTTTCTTTGTTAGTAGCATCAGATAAGTCTAATCTTTGTCCTGATTCAGGATGATCAATAGCTGCTCCAATTATTACCCAGTTATAATGGTGAGAGGTTCCTAAAACTATTTCTCGAGCCATTGTAGCTACACCCGAGTGCATTCTGATATCATCACAAATGAATAATATCTTTTTTCTTTGTTCTTTTGGTATATAACCTTCTTTCATAAATTTTATTTTTCTAATTCCAAATTCATATGATCGTGAACCATTTTTTGAAATTCAGGGTCTGTTAAGTATAGATGCATACACCTATCTGCTAATTTTTGTAATGAGAACTTAGTTTTAATAGTCTCAATTTTGAAAGCTTCAAAGATATCTTTGTCTACCTTCACACTTGTTAATTGTTGATTTTGTGACATAATTTATATTTTTATTGTTATTATATATAAATATATGTACTCTAATAAAATTTGAATGTTTTTTTAATATCCTCGTTTTTATCACATAAATCTTGATTATTTTTGTAAGGACAAAAATGACAATTACGTTTACTTGGTTTTTTCTCTAATTCGGCCATATTGTAATTCCCTTCAGAATCAAATACTTGTTTTAAAAACCCTTCTAATAATTGTGTAGATTTATTCAATTTTATTTTACCTGCAGCAGGTTTAAATTCTTGAATTCGTTTTTGTGGGAAATCTCCACCTTCATATACTTTTCTTCTTGTAATAAAGAATTCTACCTCAATGTTATCCATTGGGAAATCATATTGTTCTGCAAAGAACTTTTTGTATAGAAGTATTTGAGTCACTTTAACATCATCTTTCTTTTCTTTGTCACCCCAACCTCTAGTTGAAGTCTTTATATCAAGAATCTTAATTGTATTAGTTGGTTCATGGTAAAACACTACATCAATAAAACCTGTTATAAAGACTTTTTCTAGAGTTTTAATAGGGTTCAAAACAATTGGTAACTCACAACCTACTAAATACCAACCTTTTTTAGAAAAGTAAGCAGCTCGTTTTTCTCTAATGAAATTAAGGATTTGAATCCCATCATCACAAAATTCTGCTAATTCCGCAGCTGTAGAAAAATGAACATTATTATTCTTTTCTAAAGTAAGTTTGTATTCGTTTTTTAAAGCATTTTTAAAATCTGTCTCAATATCTAAATGATCTGCTGCTACACCACTTTCTTCATACAATACTGTTAAATAGTTTTGTAGAGTTAAGTGTAATGCTGTTCCAAATACCGCGTGTATACTTGGTTCAAATACTTTAAAGCCATCTCTATATCTCAAACCCCATTGAAAAGGGCAGTTAGAAAACATACTTAATTGAGAATACGATATATACTTATTAACTTCGTAGTTGACGGGTGGAACTATTACCTTCTTAAGATCCTTTAATACTGGTGGGATTTGTTTAGCCAAGTTTTTTTCTATTTTGGATTTCTCTATCTAAATAAAATAGAGCTTTTTCTAAATCCTGGATTATATTATCTTTTTTACCTGCTCTGGAAATATATTTAAGTGTATTACCTAAATTAAATCCTACTTCCCAAGCTTCTATAACTTTGATAGCCTCATAAGGGTTATCTTTACCTCCATAGTGATTTGGATGTATTACCATATTATTTTCATCATCATCAATGGTGAAATGCATTTCTCTATCATTCATTTCTTCAAATTTTTTTATTGAATCACTCATTTTAGTAATTTTTTGATTTCTTTTTCATCTTTACCTAATTGTAATAAAATATCTTTTATATCTTGTTGTGTTAAGATATTACAGTAATCTAAAACTTCTCTTGTACTTATTTGATAATAAAGTGTTAATAAATTTATTACTTCTTTTGGGTATTGTTGTTTAGAGGGTTTTTGATATTTGTTAAAGAATTTTTGTTTAGGTAAAGTTTTACAATAAAATTCATATAGTTTTTGTTTGGGCATTTGGTATTCTTGTATTTCAGCTACTAACTCAATATAGTTAGGATTCATTGAAATTATTTTGTTAACCATAAAATTACTAAAGATTTCATGCTCCTCATTCGAAAATGAGGACCATGATTCTTTATCATAAGACATTTGTTTTACCCAATCAAATATACTATTGATTTTCTTGTCCATCTTCTAAAATGAATTTAAACTCATCAGGTAAACCATCTTTTAAAATCTCACCAGTTTCTGGATCATAGAATACTTGGATTGGTAGCACATTGTCTTCATTAGTACCAGTTATAAATTTAGATACTTTTCTTAAAAGGTATCCTTGATGCCAAATTTTACCGCCAGCAGCAGTTAAAATTGGAGTTGTTTTGCTTAAATCTAAGCTCATTTGTGGTTGTTGTCCTTCCATTTTTATTTAGTTGTTAATAATTTAGCGATACAGGCACAAAATGTAATTTCTTTATCAGGTGCCATAATTGATTTGTGTTGGTAATCAGCTATTATAAGAGTAGTAACAGCAGATTCATTAAATTCATCTGCTCTTTCAAATAATACTCTATATAACTCGTTGTAATCTCTAACATTAGAATCCATTACTAACTGTCTTATAGCAGTAAAGTTTTTAACGTTTTTAGTTTTAAGTAATTCTATTACTTGGTCAGAGGTTTGTTTAAAATTAGATGAAGTTCTACTTTCAATTAATTCTCCATTTCTAATAGATATTTGGAGTAAGTTTAAACACTTTCTAATATCAGGGTAAGTTTGTTTTACAATTCTTACTATATCTGCTCTAGTATAAGTAATTTTTTCTAAATCTAAAATTTCAACACATTTGAATGCTACATCTTGCATAGAAGGAGGCATTAATTCAAATATATTTGTTCTAGATTGAATTGGTTCCATAATTCTTTCTACAAAATTACAAGTAAATATAAAACGAGCATTTAAACTATAAGTTTCAATTACGTTTCTTAAAGATGCTTGAGCATTAAGTGTTAAGAAATCTGCTTCATCCATTATAACCACTTTAAGTGGTTTAAAACTAGCAGCGGAAACAAACGATTTTACTTTATCTCTAATAGTATCAACACCATTTTCATCTGAACAATTAATGTAGATAAAATCACAATTAATATTATTTACTATTAATTTAGCAGCAGTTGTTTTTCCTGTACCAGCAGGACCTGTAAGTAATAGATGAGGGATATCATTATCTCCTACCCATTGATTTAATTTCTCTACAAAAAATTCATTACCAATATACCCTTCTAAAGTATCTGGTCTGTATTTTTCTACCCAAATAGTGTGTTTTTTATTGAACATAACTTTTTAATATATGGAGTCTCTTTCGAGACTCCAAATTTATTACATCATTCCTTGCATAGGATTGATTTCTTCTTTATTGTCTTCTTTTTTCTCGTAGATTACAGATTCAGTTGTTAAAATTGTACCTGCAACTGATGCTGCATTTTCTAATGCAATACGAGTTACTTTTTTAGGATCAATAATACCTGCTGATTTGAAATCCATTGTTGATAAATCTTTATAATTAAGACCTGCCCAATTACTTCCTTTTTCAGAATCAGTTAATTTAGAACCTAAATATTGTACTTCTACAAGATCGTGTCCGGCATTAGTTAAAATTTTCTGGAAGGGTGCTGTTACAGCTTTATAAACTATTTTTTTACCTAAAACAAAATCATTTGCACCTTCAAATGTAATAGATTTTCTAGCATATAATAAAGCAGTACCACCACCTACTACAATACCTTCTTCTAAAGCAGCTCTTGTAGCGAATAAAGCATCTTCTACTCTATCTTTTTTCTCTTTGATTTCTAATTCACTATTACCACCTACGTTAATAATAGCTACTCCACCAATCATCTTACCTAAACGCTCTTGTAATTTTTCTTTTTCAAATGGTGAACCAGCGTCATCAATTTGTTTTTTAATTTCTTGAGCTCTAGTTGTAATAGCTTCTTCTTCACCTTTACCATCTACAATAGTAGTTTTCTCTTTTCCAATTGTAGCAGTACGAGATGTACCTAAACATTGTTTTAAGGTATTAACATCAATTTTTTCTAATTTATGCCCCTTATCTTTAGATAAAACTTGACCACCTGTAATAATAGCTAAATCTTCTAAAGCCATTGTTCTACGATCTCCAAAATCAGGAGCTTTAACAGCAACAACATTTACAATACCTCTCATTTTATTAACAATAGCTACTGCTAATGCTTCACCATCAATATCTTCTGCTACTACTAATAATGAACGTTTTTCAGTGTTAGCTAAAGTTAAAGCTGGAATTAATTCTTGGTGGTTAGTAATTCTACCATTATAAATTAAAATATATGGGTTATCTAATACAGCTGTCATTGTATTATTATCAGTTACAAAATAAGGTGATTTGTAACCTCTATCAAACTGCATACCTTCTACAACTTCAAGTGAAGTTTCGCCTGATTTAGACTCTTCAATAGCAACTACTCCATCTCTGCCTACTTTTTCTAAAGCAGTAGCAATTAAATTACCAATTTCTTCATCGTTATTACCTGAAATAGTAGCAACTTCTTTAATTTGTTGGTTATCAGAAATATCTTCTGTTAAATTGTTAAGTGAGGATTTAATTTCTTCTACAGCAGCATCAATACCTTTTTTAATTTCTACTGCATTTTGTCCTGCATTAACATGTTTTAAACCTTCTTCTAAAAGAGCATAGGTTAATAAAGTACCTGTAGTTGTTCCATCTCCAACTTCATTTGCGGATTTAACTGATACTTTTTGTACTAATTCTGCACCTGTAGATTCTACTGGATCTTCTAATTCTTTAAAAGCCTTAGCTACGGATACACCGTCTTTAGTTACGGTTAATTGACCATACTCACCTTTAATTAATACTGTTCTACCTGCTGGTCCTAGGGTAGATGATACACTATTATTGAGTTTTCTAACTCCTTCTAATAGTTTTGATTTTAATTCGGGTCCAAATACTGTTTCTGTCATAATTAATCTACTATTATTGCTGGGATTTGTTCTTGTGAAATGATTAAATAATCTACATTATCTAATGTTAATTTTTGTGCTCCCATTGGTGGGATTACTACTTTTTGACCTATTTTTAGATCTGATGGTACAAATTCTCCTCTATGCCAATTAAATACATCTGATACTGCTATAATTTCAGCTACAAGTGATTTTTCATGACCATTATCAGGGATAATGATGTTACCAACTTTCATTTCATTTTCTTCAAGTTGTTTTAAGATGATACTACCACCTCTTGATTCTAATTTACTCATTGTTAATTAAATTGTTTAAATTGTTTAAAACTGTTTCTAATTCTTGGATATATTCTTTAATAGTATAAGTTGGTTTTTTCTCAACTGTTTGGGTTCTAACTACATACTTTAAAGCATTAGTTAATCTAGTATAATAACCAATAATTTTTTCCTTTCCAGTTTCAGGGTCAGTTAAAACTAGATTATAACTTTCATCATCTACGATAATTTTAAAATTACCCAATGATGGATCGGAAATTGTTGATGTTTTTTTGATAGATCCTTTTTGTCTACCTTTGAATTGAGGATTTGCCATAACTTTTATAATTAAATTTTTATTATATAATATAATAAATTTTTCTTGAATCTCCAAATAAAACTTAACCTAAGGGCTTAGATTTTTATTTTATTTTTATTGATTTTGGTTTTGCTTTTTCAGCTACAGGTATAGAAATTTCTAGCAAACCATTTTCTAGTTTTGCTAGTGCTAATGACAAATCATATTTAGCTGAAATTTTATAACCTAAATTAAAAGATTTTTTAGACAATCCTCTTACGATTGTTCCAGGATGAAGTTCTTTTTCTTCTTCTGCTTTATTATAACTAATTTTTAAGATATCATCCTCGATATCTACATTTACCTCATCTTTAGTAAGACCAGTACACGCTACTTCAAAGTGAAGTCCGTTATCGTCATAAAAGATATTTAAAGGGTGAGGTTGTTTTGTGGTTGCTGCTGAACCGAATCCACTTGTTGGGTAAAAGAAATTGTGGAATAGAATGTCAAATTCATTAAATTTTGTACTCATATTGATTTACGTTTTGTGAGTGCTTTTGCTACTCGTTATTAATTGCCCTTAGGTCATTTGTCATAAATATTACTACTCATGTAAAGCTACAAGAAAATATTCTGATTTTACTCCTGCTTCTTCTAGATTAATTTTTAACAACCCATCTTTATAAACACATACCTTACCTACTGCATTTTTATTTACAGATATTACTTCTCTAAAGTTATTAGCACTAAATGCTATAGGTTTTATTTTATTTATAATTTTCCCAGATTCTGCAAAATTTGCTTTATTTGAATAAGATGATTTTTCACCAATCATGAAATTTATAACTTCATCATTTTTAAAATCTTTAGATACACCTATTTCAAAACGAGGTGGTTTATCTAATGCGTTATGTGCTTTAATATATTTTTGAGTAAAATCAAAATTAATATCAAATTCTAAATCATGAGGAGGTAAATTAGGAACTACACCAGGATCTTGAATTAACCCTAAATCACTTAAATTATATGATAAATCAAATTGGTTATCACTAATATGAAGTTTTAAAAAGTGAATACCATTTTTTTCTAATTTTAAATCAATAAAATCATTAGTTATATTAATTAATTTAAGTAATTGACTAGTATTAAAAATACCAATCTCGCAATCTTCTAAAGTTATAGGCGCAATAACTTCTCCTATGCAATCCTTATTGTCGACTGCAAATTTAATGTGAGCTTCGTTGTTTTTTACCTTAAATTTAACTTGAGATGTTAATCCATTTAAGTAAAAGCTTTCAATTATTTGTGTTAATATTGTTTTATCCATTAGTTGAATGTAAAAAATTTATGTATTAGTGGATTTGCTGGTGGTAACATCCATTCAAGGTCATCATAGAAGCCTTGTAGTTTTTTCTGTAATATAGTTTCAAAACTTTTCCCTCTATCAATATATTCATTAATGAAGTCTTTGATTTTATCAGCCATATCAAATTCTAAAAATGCAATAGCTTCTATATTATAAGGGTTATTTTTTAAATAAACCCATTTTACTTTATCACCTTGTACTATTTGACTATGTTTTGAATCTAATTGCCAAAATCGTAATAAATCATTATGTTTGATAGAAGCTTTAACTGATGCACCAGCTCCTGATTTTATTTCAGATAATATTTTACCTGGTTTAGGGTGGGAAGCTATATACTCATTTAATGTTTTAACTGATGTTGGGTTACCTATAAGGGTAAAATCTATATCAGTTGAGGTTGCTTCTTGTCTAAATTCATGAATTTTCTTATCTATAATACTCTGTGAAGTACCTTTAATGATTAATTCAAGAATTTCTTGATAAAACTTTCCAAAATATTTAGGGAAATTAGCTTTTTTAAATTCTAATCCTTTAATGTCTAATTCCTCTTTTGCTATACCTTCTTTTTTAGTAATCCATTGAGCATAACGTCTTGTAGCTCTAAAATAAGCAGAACGAATAACACACTCAGTTTTCATTTCTAATCGGTGTGTACTAATATTAAAGGCTTCTTTAGCAAGTATATCATAGTGTTCAGTTATAATATCTTGGTACTTAAGAGCTACTTTCTCTAATAAATCATCTTTTTCTTGATCAGTTTTTTCATCAAAATCAGGATATAAATGTTTCAATAATGGCTCAGCATTGAAATAATTAGAATCTGTATCAACATAAGCACAAAAATTAAAATCACCTTCATCACATATCCACCATGGGGTATCTTCTAAATGTTTCATATTAAAATGTTCTTTCTCCTGGTACTGGTGGTAAATTAATAGGTCTATTTCCTTTTGAATCTATATCAGATCTTTCTTTGAGGATAATTTCAAATGAGTTTCCATTAACTTTACATTTTCCTCCTTGTTTAAGCATTTTCTTAAAGAATCTTTCTTGTGATTCATCCCAATTTTCAGATAAATCAATAACTAATTGTTTTTCGGCTTTAACACCATTTATATTAATAGTAACCCCGTTTCTAATTGATTGTCCTTTTAATGCCATTATATCTCTAATTTAATTTCACCACGAATAACTTTGTTCATATGTCTGTTAGCACAAAGTGCTGATTCTTGAATAATACGTTGTCCACTTAAAGTGATTGCTTCTGATAGAATTACATTCCCATATCTAAATGAAGGTAATGCTGTAGCACCATAAAGTGAATTAAGTAAGATTTTCATTGTATATTGCAATAAATGATATTTCTCACCACCTACTGTATCTCCTGCTTTATATGCAGCTTTCATTTTATTTTTGTATAAAACCCTTTCATCAAACCACTTATTCAGAATAGTTGATAATACAGACTCTTTATCTGTACGAAAGATAACACCATTTGCTGAGATAGCCAAATTATATTGTTGAATTAGTTTAACTACTTTAGAAGAAGTCCAATCAATTTTACTGAACTTATCTTTATTAGTAAACCATTCCATAGTACGAGGTCTATCTTCAATATCATTTATTAAATCATTTAAACCTAAATGATTGTTTCTATCATTTAAATCAATAATTCTACCTATTAATGTTTCTTTACCAATGTTAAGAGACATAATAATTGATGGGTATAGTGAAGTTAAATCCTCATCAAACATATAGCGATATAACCCTGCTTTAGGACAAAACAAATAACCACCAGCGTAATTAGCTTTTTTAATTGGGTTTCTATCTCGTGAAGGAGGAATTATATCTTCTGATAATAAGAATGCTGAAATAGCTCCATCATGAATTTTAGATGATTGATAAACATCATCATAATGGATTTTACCCTTATGAGCTAGATTTTTAGTTAAACTAATATAATTAAATTTATTATCAAGTGCTTTTAGGATTTCAACATCTCGAAAGTTATATTCAATGAATTTTTCTTTATCAGTTTCAAATAATCTGTCTAAACTACCTTCATATTCAATTTTACCTAATTTACAATACTTTTCTCCTAAAGCATCTAATTTATAAGATGGTTCATCTGCAAACGAATATTTTTTATGTAAGCGAATGTAATCCAAAGAATACATTCCTTCTATTCTTATAGGTTGTTCTTCATTCCAAAAAACCATTCCTGATTCATTTGAATGTTTTTGTTCTTTAACTTTACCTATTGGAGAGAAAGCATTAGCTCTACGTTCACCTAATTGATTTAGTATTCTATAGTATAGGTAAGGTATATCGAAGTAATCACTATTATAGCCAATTAAGATATCAGGGTTAACTTTGTTCAAATAATTTAACCACTTATTTAATAATTCTCTTTCGTTAGGTACAGGAATAATATATTTATTCTCTATAGTAGTTTTTTCAATTTTATTATCTTTATCTAAAATTAAAATATACCATTTATCTTCTTGTTTATGCCACCAAGCAATTGAAGTAACAGGTTTTGGAGCTTTTCTAATGTACTCAGGTGTAAGAGCACCTCCCATTTCAATCTCAATATCAAAAAATATTTCTTGATGTGTAGTTGAGGGTTCATCATTAGTACCATATTTATCAATTAAAAATTTTTGATGAATAGGCATATCATGATAATGAATAAAGGGATTGGTTTTATCCCAATAAGTAGTTTTCATTAAAGGTTCTCCATTTAGACCAAAATGTGTAGCCTGGTTTTGGCTACACACTTCATATGCATAATTTTGAAATTCATGTTCTTCAACTCCATCATCAGTGTATAAAATGACCTTATATCTATTTTTCCCTAATGAATTCGTAACAATATTCTTATACATTATAACTTATTTGATTTTTTTCGATTTTCAATTTTACTTATAGGTTGAAGATTTTTAAGACTATTAATTATACTAGGCCTAGTTTCTCCTTCTTTTAAATATTGAGATAGAGGATAAATATGATCAATTTCCCATTCTTTACCCCAATTTTCCCAATTCATTCCTTCTACCCAAAGAGATTCAATATGAATTTTTAATTCTTCAACATTATACCCTAATAATTCTTTAGTACTCATGGATTTTTGTCCTTGTAATATTCTATACAAATGACATCTCATTGATTTTCCTAATTTAAATAAGGGATCTACTTTTAAACGTTTTCTTTCATAATCACGTTGTTGCTTCCTAGTAGACTCTTTATTATCCTTATAATAAGCACTAGTTCTAACATTATGAGATAAAGGATCACTTTTATATTCCTTTTTAGAAATTAATTTTCTACATTCTTTACATTGACTTTTTCTACCACTTTTAGTAGACAAATCTATTGAAAACTCTTCTAAAGTTTTTTCAATTTTACATTTACTGCATACTTTTTTATCCATGCATATAAATATGGACAGATTATAAAATAATTAAATTAATTCAGTCCATAATGTAAAATTAACCTTTATTTAATATTATTTTGCTTTTTTAGGATAATATTTTCTTTTTTTCTTTGGTTTATCAATTGGAAACTCTGATTTAGGTTCTTTTACCTTTTTCAATTTAGTTTCTACTATTTCTTCTGTGTTAATAGTTGCATCTGGTGGGAATACTTTTGTAAGATCCTTTCCTATGTTTGGAAATTCCGGAGCTACTGGTGTACTACTAAGTCCTTTTGCTACAAATTCAGGTTCTGTAACTTCAAGTTCTTCGGCTACTACAGGTTTATTATATTCTGCTTCAGCAGCTTTAATATTTTCTAGTTCTTCTTTAGTATACTCAGGAGTAGTAAATGTAACTTCTTCTTCTTCGTCGTTTCCGGCTTGAAATAAGAACCCTAATACACCTGATAATGCTATTATAAATGCTATTAATCCTAATACTTGTATTGCTGTCATGTTTTCTAGTTTAAATTAATTTCCTGTTATTTGTATTAAATATGATTTTTGAATTTCTTTATCTGTAAAGAATTGTTTTAAGTTTGGTTTGAAGTAATTTACGTTTTTCATTACTTTTCTATCTCTTGTTCGATATACGATGAAATATTCTCCAACTTTTTCGTAATGACATTCTTCACCTTGTTCACTCGATCTTTGAATGACAGTTGCTTTAGCTTCGTCTTCAGTTTGGCAAGCTTTCGATAAATTTGAAGCTTGTACTTCTTGATATGCCGGCCATACCTTACCCTTAAGGCCATGTAGCATAGCACCGTTCCCAGTGGCAACATAAGTAATATCGCACAAAGCATCCAAAACTTCCACGATGTTTCCTGCTTCGCAAGCTTCTCGATATTCTTCAAGTTCCTCAAGGATGAAATTGTACACGAACTCCCACTCTTTTCTTTCGGGAATAATTGGTTCATAATTGTTTGGTTTGCCCATCACGGCATTAAATTCTTCTACCTCGTCAATAAAAGGTACATTGGGTTTTGTAATCATAACTTTAATTTAATTTTGTTTTTTAACTGCGCCTATCATTATATAATAAGGCCAATTTGAATATAATAAATGATTTTCATTTATCAAAATTTTTTCACCTACTTTGTAATCAAATTTATTACCTTCTTTAGTAGCATGGATCTCATACATTACCTCATATATCCCTTCTTCTACTTCTGTAGCATTATTAGGATCATATTGAACATTATGGTTGGGCTGATTCTCATATGGAATTAAATTATTAACCCATTCTTGTCTTCTTCCACAACCACAATCTTCTATTCCTAAAGCACCCGTTACAACTTCTACAGCTTTAGCTATACCAGTTGTATGAGTAAATTTAGCAATTGTATCACCTAATCCTCTTGAAGGAGCATTTGGATCAAAATTTTCTGTCATTTATTATTCAGAAATAAGTTGTTGAAGTTTATCTTTATGTTCTTGTAAAACAGTTTCAAGATATTGAATATTTTGTTCTATTAAAAGTAGATCTTCAGATGATGCATTTGTTTTAGATTCATTTGCAGATAAAAGATCTTTTCCTAAATTTGAAATAACTTCTGTAATTTGGAGAATTTGTTCAGTTTTTGCCATGTTTTTATTTTGTTTTTAAATAATCTTGTATAGATTCTGAATCTTTTCTTTCCCAAGGGTAGATAATCCATTCATCACCTTTATGTTCGTGGGCATAAATATTAGGTATAAAACAAGAAGTATGAGGTTTATAATGTAAAGCAGCCGTATAAGTTCCAACTGTATTTTTTAAAGTAACTCCAGTATCACAAATATCATCTATTACTAAAGTATTAGGTAACATCACGTCAGACCACGGTAAACCTAATTTATGTGATACCAACACGGCAGGAATTAACCCACCGCGTTTTATACCATGAACTGAATCAATATTAGGAAGATCAGTAATAATTTTTGAACATAATGTATCAATTAAATCATTAATATCATCCCAACCTAAATAAATTTTATTATGAATTCTTAAAGCCATTATACTGGATGATTACCATTATTAATTTTAATTGAATCAAAGAATTCTTCTCTTGCTAAGTTTCCATTCTCCATAAAAACACCTGATGCTTTAGTTGTAATCATTGAAGCACCTTGATGCTTAACACCTCTACAAGAAACGCAATTGTGAGTACCAACAATAGAAACTATTACACCTCTATTATTTTCACAAATTTTATCTACAGCTTGATGAATAGCAGAGGTTAATTGTTCTTGAATAGCACCTCTACGCCCAAAATGCTCTACAATTCGGTTTAATTTAGATAAACCAATTACTCTACCATTTTCACCTACCACATACCCAATATGAACTACCCCTCCAATTGTTTGGTGGTGATGTGAACACATTGATGTTAAAGGGATATTTCTTTCAATCACAATCCCATCATAACCATCACTTGGGAATGAAGTAATTTCAGACATTGGAGTATATCTACCTTTCCATAGATCGTTAACATAGGCTTTAGCTACACGTCTTGGTGTATCAGCACTATTAGGATCATTTTTCCAATCACAACCTAATGCTGTTAAAAACTGACCATAGGCTTCAGCAGCCTGCTCAATCATACCTTGTTTTTCAATCTCATTTAGGGGAAATCCAGGTGCTACACCATTAGCAAATCCCACTTGTACCACTTCTAAATCGTTGTGGACTTTTTTTCTATTTTCTGTCATTTATAATTTTTTTAATAGGTAAATGTAATAAATTCTATTTTAATATCCAAATGATATTATACTTCTCTTTTATCTTCAAATGCAATGATGTGTGGTCTCCAAGTCAATCTATATCCATTATCTCTTACCCAATCAAACATTTTAGGATATGATTTGAATAAAGCCTCTCTTGAATCTCCTGCTGGCATGAACCAAACTTTGTCTTCTGGAATATCTAGAATTTTAATGCAAGCCATAATCTCTTTCAATGCTCCTTCATCCTCTCCATCCCACACTGGTTTCAGGTGATAATCAGAATGATACGCAATTGACTTAGACATTGCATCATAATTTAATCTAAGTTTGTTATGCTGTTTAACCATCTTTTCATCAACGATGTCACCGCCTGGAGTGCGGGTTCCCAATGCTGGAATTGAATTTGAAAACTTAGGGCTAATGCTAAGTAAATTAATCGGAAAGTCTGTTTCCAAGTAATGTGATCCCTCTGTTTCCATAGTAATAAAAATTCCTCTTTCATGTGCAAAATGTGTTAATTCGTTTACTAATGCTGGATGCATTGTTGGTGATCCTCCAGTTAACATCATCTCTGTGATGTGAGGATTTCTGTCGTATGCTTCAATTATATTCTGGAATGAATATTTCCCTTTCTCTGGATGAATTGATGTGTATGGACTATCACACCAACCTCCTTCACCGAACCAGCAGCGGTGAGTACAGCCACTTGTTCGAATTACTACTGTAGGATATCCTGCTCTACTTCCTTCTGATTGTACTGCTGTATAGACTTCTACTATCGGCAGTATTTTGTTGTAATCTTCTATTCTTTTTAATTTCATATACTGTTTTGTTTTACCTTCTAATTTATCTGCTAGAGATATTTTTCCTGTATTATCATCGAAAAAACCATTCTCTTGTAGAAATTTACTCTCCATAAATTGATGAATTCTTAGGAGCTTCCCAGCACTCTACTTTTACTACTTTTACTCTACCTCCTCCATTCTTAGACATTACATCATTGAATTTATCGAAGACTAGTTTAGCAGCTGATTCAGCTCCAATCTTATCCATAACTCTTAAATGACACAAACCTAATTCTTGCATGTATTGGAATGTTTCTAATTGCGGATCATCTTTCTCGATTAGTAGAGTATGATCCCACATATAGTCCATCCATGCTTTTAAACCGTTTCCTTGTGGTTGTTCTTTAAACCCACCATAGTCCATGATCCAGTTCATTTCGTCTAATTGATTTTCTTCTAAAGGTTCGATTGATTCAAACCATACTTTAAATTCTAAAGCATATCCGTGAAGTAATTGACAATGTGAGTGTTGTGCTTTCCATTGTCTGATAGCTACTGAGTAGTTCTCGAATAATTTTGTTGATTGATATTTTCCCATTTTTACCAGTTTGTTAATTCTATTTTAAATTGTTTTGGTGCCACTTGTTGTCCCCCAAAGTATGGGAACAATAAATATCGAGGACCCCACCATTTTGATGTTCTTGGAATTGTTATTACATCTCCTAAACATGCTATCATGTACTCATCTTTATACATTGATATAAAACCATAATATGTTTTATCTTGATACATTTCACCTAAATCTTGAGTATAATGTTTACTATCTCTGTAGTAATACACACAAAGTATAGATTTTTGCAATTTGTCATCATATCTCCAACCTAATCTAACTGAATGTCTACGATGATACCATGAATCTGATATTCCAAATATTTTGTTAGTGTCTTCTTGATCTAATTTATTACCTAAAATATATGAAGGATCAGATAAAAATTTAAACTTAAAGTTTATTATTGTATTTGTATTAAATTTAGGTAACCAGGTACTCCTATGACTTCCTTTTTGTATTGTGTAGATCATTAGTCTTTGTTAAAGAATGTACGTTTAATAGCATACCAAGAAGAGGTTATAAATATCCAAACCAAATAAGCAGTTGGTATTAAAGCTAACCATTGTGGTAATCCTGTAAAATAAGGTATAGGTAATAAAATAATTGCTAATGCAATAACGTAAAATGATCTCATATTAAACTAAATAAGTATTTAAAAATATTGAAAGCAATAAATCCCATTATTGCCCATGTAATAATTGCTGTCCAATTCCATTTTAAAGGATTGAATGAAGGTTGTGGTTGTTGTGGTTTTTGTACGGGTTCGATACCTACTACGTCTTTCATATGGTCGTTTATTTGTCTCATGATTTAATAACTTTTTTATACTCTACTAACCCATCATTAGATGTACGTTTAAATCTATCGTAGATCTGCCAAGGCCGTTTTGATGAATCATCATTAAATACTTTACAATCAGGAGTATCAAGTTCCCAATTACTCCACTTTCTGTTCCACCATTTTAAAATTGTATCAAACATAACTTTTATTTTTTATTTAATATACAAAATTTATTTTAAGATTCCAAACTTTTTGGATAATATATTTCATAAAGTTCTGCTTCTCTTTTTCCACAATCATCACACTGCACTCCTCTTCCAACTGTATTTAGTAGTTGGTCATACGTACAAAGTCCATCTAACTCTTCCATCTCTTCTTTAGTAAGATCTGTTCTTTCTAAATTTTTCCACCATTCTTTCCCTCCCCATTTTTCCTTTTTAGCTTCTGCTTCAGGAATTGGAAGAGTCATTGCTATAAATCCATGATAACAGTTTTCTTTTTCTTCACCACAATGGTGACATGTTTCTAAATTTTTCATTTCCAAAATAATTGAATCATTAATATGCAAAATGCTAATGTTAAACAAACAACAGTTTTTAAAGTAAAGGGTTCATTAAATAACCAACGTGACATTAAAGTAAAAACTATTGCTCCTATTGAAAAACCCATTAACCTTGATGGCCATAATTGACCATCAAAGTGTATTACTAATCTATTAACAGATTTAATTAATAAATAAGAAATGGGTAATCCTAATAATGCTACAAAAAATGGATTTTCTCTCATCCAAGTAAACTTGAATTGACCTTGTAATTGTATAAAAGTTAATACTTGTGCCAATAAACCTAATAAAAACCCTATTATAAAATTCATATTAATTACTTATTTAATCTAGTTTGTTGAATTATTTCAACTAGTTCTATTAAAAAATAATCACAAACTTTTTCATGGAAAGTATTTAAAAACTGTTCTGCTGCTTGTTTATGGTCAAATAACACAACATCTTGTTTATCCACAACCACCATTTCTAAAGAAACTGGTTCTAATTCATGTATTTCACTAAATATAAAAGTGTTTGGGTGTATTTCAGTTCGTGTCATATTTTTAATTTGATAAGGGTGCTTTGATTGTTGGATGTGATTGATAATCCTCAATTTGAAAATCATTTACTTCCATTCCTTCTACAAGAGCACCTATATCTTTTGTATAAGTTCCTGGTCCCATTCCACATCCATCTTCTGTACCAGGGTTCCAGAATTCAGTATTGATTCTTACTTTAGGTAAAGAATAAGGTTGTCTTGTTCTAGTTGGAATATTGTAATTAATGTAATCTTCATCTCTGATCGCTCTTAGTTTACTCATTTGCTGGGTTACTAATTCATATCTCTCATCTTCATTAAGCTCTCTTCCAATCTGTTCTTTTGCTTGTTCAATATGATTTGAATACAAGTGTGTATCACCAAGATTACCAATCAATTGGTCAGGAACCATGTTAACGATTTCAGCAATGATTTCCAACAACAATCCATAAGAAGCAATATTAAATGGTAAACCTAAGAATGTATCCACTGAACGTTGATTCCACATTAAAGAGATTGCTCGTGTTGGTATGTTATATTCTTGATAATAACTTTCCATTACTTTATCATCGGTAGAACCTATAATTGATTCTGTTTTTAATTCATTACATTTATTACAATAAGCCATCCAACGTTCCTGTTTAGTCAACTCTCTAGTATAAACTTGAAATCCATAATGACAAGGTGGAAGAACCATTTGGTCTAATTCTCCAACATTCCAAGCATTAACCATTAATCGTCTTGAGTCTGGATTTGTTTTAAGGTCGTTGATTAGGTTTTGGATTTGGTCTATACTACTTAATATCTTATGACCTTCTACATCTCCATCTTTTATTACAGGAATATCTCTCCATTGCTTACCGTAAATTGGACCTAACTCACCCCACTTCTTAGCAAACTCATCATCTGTTTTTATCCAATGAATAAATTCTGGTTGTGATAAATACTTCCCATCTAATGTAGGTGGTGCGGTATTTATATAATTCTTATAAGCATCACCATCCCAAATATGACAATTATTATCAACCAAATACTTAATATTGGTATCACCTCGTAAGAACCAAAGAAGTTCTGTTACGATTGTTTTGAACGGCATTTTCTTGGTTGTAAGCAACGGAAAACCGTCTTTCATATCGTGACGTATTTGTCTTCCGAATACTGAAATAGTTTCACCATTTCTTGTTTGTTTTTTAATACCATTTTCTAAAATATCCTCTAGTAGCTTAATATACTGAGAATCTATGTTGTTTTTCTTTTCCATATATAACCGAATCCTTTTTTTGTTATTCCTCTTAAATTAGCTGTAATTGTTGATGGATCACATCCTAAGTGTACAGCTGCTAGTTTTGTCCTGACCAATCAATTTCTGTTTTAGGAAGTTCTTGAGTAGGTTCTTCTTTTGTAATGATTATTTTGTAATCAAGAAAGTTATAACCATAATTACTTCCATCAGCAAATCCTTTTTGAACCTCAACAAACTCACAACTACTATTTTTACAAAACCATTCTAAAAACTCATAATCAATAGCTTGTATTCCATCTAAATCTTGGTCTGTTGTTAGGATGATTTTTTTAAAATTAGTTTTAGGTATAAATTTTGAAATAGTAATTATCCATTCCTTATTTGCATATTCTAAATCATTCATCGGAGTTAAAAACCAATCACCATCTTTAATTTCTTCATCATTAGTGATGTAGATGTTTTGGTATTCTCTATTACATTCAGAAACATCCATAACTGAATTTTCTAAAATGAATAATTTGTCTGTTAATAGATTTCTATACAACCTACTTGGTTTATCTGTTGATAATATGTGTATGTTTTTCATAATCTTATTTATTTTTAAAAGTTATTAGTTAATATTAAAATCACCACTGTCATACCTAAAACTAAAAGACTAAAAAATCTTGGAGAGCAAGGCCACCCAATATCCCAATTATTTTTCTTAGGATAAAAAAAAATTTTGTTTATTCATTTTATTTGTTTTTATATGTTAGAAGGAGTTAAGGAAAATGTTTTTTCTAATTCATAAGACCATTCTTGTAAACTTTTTTCACTTGACTGAACTCTAATGCACAAACCATATTGTGGGTGTTTCCAATAAATGCTACCTTTTTTTTGGTCTTTTGAACCATTGAAGTTATCACCTAAATTAAGTGAAAAAATAATTTTCTCATTTTGTTTTAATTTTGATATAATTGTTTTTATATCATAACCTTCTTTTTCAATACACAAGTTTAAGTAATTAAGATAATTTTTTTGTGTAAACTCATAATCAAAATTTAATCCTTCTGATTTTAGTTGGTTAATTTCTAATTCTGCAATTTCTGTTTTCATAATTTTTATTTGTTTTTATATTTAGCCAAAACTTCATCAAACTTTTTACCACTTTGAGGGTTTGGATTACCAATATTATCAATAGCCCAATTTACCATTTCATTAGCAATTAATTCAACTTCATTTTCACTATAGCCTTGTTGTTGCTTTTCCATTGCTTTTGCGTTTATAAAATCAGCATTTAATAATGTTCCATACGTATTAAATTCTTTTTCTAAATATTCTACTGCTGTTTGTTTCATCTTATTTCTTTTTAAATTGTTCAAACCATAAATTAAAATCGTCTTCAAAATTACTTTCCATTTCATAAGAACTATAAAACCCAAAATCCTTCGGAGTCCATAAACTTCTGTACATTATTTTAACTTCTTCCTCACTATAACTTCTTTCTTGTTGATACCTCATTCCATCTAAAAATATACTTAATTTTTTAGTATCTGTTAAAGATAATCTTTCCAAAGCTTCTTCAAGTGTTTCTTGTTCACATAACTCTTTTGCTTCTTCATCAACTTGTTTAGCAATTTCTGGACTACCATTTTTATCTAACCATTCATCAATGATATTTGGTTCAGTAAAACCAACTTGTTCTTGTGTTGATTTTGGAAAACCTGACCAATCAATTTCTGTTTTAGCTAGTTCTTGAGTAGGTTCTTCTTTTTCACAAAGACAATCTGCTAAATCACAACCAATTTCTCTATCAAAGTTTTTACAAGTGTTTATGTCTTGTTTAGGTTCTTTTTTTGAAATGATTATTTTGTATTTATTTTTATAATACCCTTTATTACACTCTTTACTTCTCCAACAGTCCCCATCATTACTGCCACATCCACCACATAATTCTTCAATCTCAACACTTTCACAACTTGGATTATTAACAAACCATTCTAAAAACTCATCATCAATAGGTTGTACACCATCTTTGATTAAGTCTTGGTCTGTTGTTAGAATGATTTTTTTACCTTGTGGTATACCCCATTTTTTGTGCATTTGACTATATGATAATACTTCATTTACTATTAATCCATAATCTCCTTCTTTAATTTCTTCATCAGAAGTGATGTAGATGTTTTGATATTCTCTATTACATTCAGAAACATCCATAAATGAATTTTCTAAAATAAATAATTTATCTGTTAATAGATTTTTATACAACTTATTTGACTTTGTAGTTGGTATTATGTGTATGTTTTTCATAATTTTTATTTATTTTTTAAATTTATAATACTTAAATATACGAAGAAAAATCTAAATAAGCAAACTTTTTCCATTTTATTTTACTTAATCTTAAATAAAAATTGGTGTTGTTCTTATTCTGTCTATTTCTGATTGTGGCATTTCTGAAATAATGTACTCTACTGCTAGTTTTAATGCTTCAGTTGGAAATATAAATAATTCAAGTGAATGTACTTCTCCATCATGTACTTGTTGTTTTTTAATTTCTTTGGAGAAAGTATCAACTGCATGCTTTGATAGATTTTGTATTATTTCATATCTAACTCTTTCCTCATGATCTACATTGCATTCAGGATTTAGCATTTGAGAAGATATATGGGCTTGTGTTTTAAATCTAGAGTTGGCTAAAAACATAGCACCAGCAACTTGATTTAATGTTGTGAGTTGTTTATCTAGCTTCATATTTTTTTCTTACCTACTATTTTTGATAGTGCTTCTCCTAATAACTTGTGTTGTTGTTCGTACATCTGCTTTATATCCTCAGTTCTGTTATCGTCAATGAAAGTTTGATTTACGATCTTTTCAATTTTAGTTCGTGTCTTACCTTCAATTGATTCTGGACTTGAGCTGAAAGGTATGAAGAATAGTTCTTCGATTTCGTATTTATCAAAGGTCAGTTTTAGTTTAGCAGATCGTGTATACTTTTCAATTACTTCAATCTTTACTTTACAATGTACTGTAGGTCCTATCTTTGTAATCATTCTTGAACCATCTTCAAAAGGTTTGTAAAGCTGAACTCTTATATTATCCTGTATGATGTTATCTAAGATAAAGTCTACGTATTTCTGTATAAATGTCATAATTTATCCTTTTAGTATTTGTTTTCTAGTCTTTTTATCTACTTTTTGTTGTAGTCTTTCTGATACTTCGAAATAATAGTCCTGTAACTTATCATACAAAGTATAATCGTCGTACATTTTATAAAAGTTTCGAATTAATTTTTCTGTTGTTATTATTTGAGATACATTCTCACATGAATCATAAACTTTTATAATCCAATTAAATACATCGTATTTGTTGTCTGATAGTGCTGCCATTATAATTTGCTAAATGTTAGTTGTTTTGATGCTGCTATCATATTATGTAATATTTTAGTAGCTCTACTTTGTGATACTTTACGTCCTGAAGGAGTACGTAATAATGTTCTTCCTGCTGTTCTAATATCTTCTCCTATATTTCTCCAATAAATGTAGTAATCAGGTTTAACATCATAAGCCGGATAAGGATCTTTTACTAATGTAAAACTTTTACCATCAGTATCAACACTAACGACAAATTCACAATCTTTAAATTTACTATGTTTTACTCTCATTATTTATTGTAATCTTTATCAATTAAACCGTGCCAAGTTAAAATACCTACTAATTGAGGTATTGAAATATTATCAGTATACATTGTCATTTCCCCAAATTCATCATCATTAAATACTATTTCATAATATTTGGGAAAAACTTTTACAACACATTTCATATTAGCAAAATCATTTTCATTCATTTTTTTAAACCCATTACGAGTTAAAAATCCTTCTATGTAAATATTTTTTGTATACATTATGCTAATTGTAATTTAGTTCTTACTTGTTCAAGCATTTTATTTTCGTTTGCAAAAATATGATCTTCTAACGCTTGACGATCTTTTTCAATATAATCATGTACTAATTTTAAAATTATATCATATGCTTTTGGATGCATTGATTTACAAAATGAAAACTTAGTATTAGTTACTTGTACATTTGGCCATTGTAGCATCATATAGTAATGCTTTTTCTCGTTAGTCAAAAAGTACTTTCTTGAATAAAAAGACATTCTCACTACAGTGTCAGGATGATTTAATAAATCTTTAACAATGTCTATAAACTGCTGTTCTTGCTCTGTTGGTTTGTAAGCGAATAATTTTTTAAACATAACTTTTAATTTTGATTTTTATAAACTTTTTCGTAAACATTTGTTACATGCTCATATAGAAACAGTATTAATATTATAGCATCTAAAACCATTAAACTATACCCTACCCAAGTAAAATGATGATTATGATCAGTATAATCTATAGCTATCATAATTAACCCAAATCCACTAAATGCCCAACATAGAAACATTATTGCTAGAAAAATTTCTAAACAACCTATTACAGGCATTATCAGAACTCCAAAAAGAAATCTTAAAAACTTCATAACCTTTATTTTAAATTAATATACTTAAATATACGAAAAAGAGCTTGCGTAAGCAAGCTCTCTTTGAATAATTTTTAAAATTTAATCTACTTTAAACAACACATTATTTAATTTAATGCTTTCGATAGTTTGTAAATTTACACTTTTAACAGTTGAAGTTTCTTTTTTACGTACCGCTGTCATATCTTTTACTAAAATATAACCTAATGGACTTACTCCCATATCTGATGTATGTTGACCATTCATTACACGTTGTGAACCATCTTTTTTAATGAAAGTTACTGTGAAGAATTTACCATTTGAGTTTTGAATAACATCCAAAGCTTTAGTACGTGAAATTCTTTGTGTAGTTAATGGAGCTTTTGGTGCTTTTACTTTTGCAACTTTATTTACTACAGTAGATTGTGTAGCTGGAGCTGATGTTGGGTTAGTGCCTGCTAATGAATACACTCTGAATGTACCATTATCTAAGTAATCAAATTTACCCTCTAAATAGAAATCAGCCATAACTTGAGAAATTTCATCTTGTCTCCAATTTCTTTTTGAGTATTTTTTTCTCAATTCATTTTTAATTTCTAGAGTAGTTACTGTGTTATTTGCTTTACACAAACCTTTTGCTACTTTAAACACTTTGTTAATCTTACTTGTTTTCATATTACTTATAGTTTTTATTAAGTTCTTATTATTTTAACCAAATTATATATTTAATTCTACATTGTTCCTCTTTATAGGCAATAATTTCACTGTTTAATAATCCATTACCTGCTTTAACGTAAGTTGAATCAAATCCACGTTGTTGTAAGTTTTTGTAATCTAAAGTAAATGAATTACCTCTATACCAACCATCATAAACAAATGGATTACCTGTATGTACTTCGTATACTAATAATATTTTATCATTATCATATCCAGTATAACCTAAGGATTTTTGTACTACTTCTGAGAAGTAATTACCATTCCCATATACTTTACCTGAAAATTGGAAGTTACCTGAAGGTCTGATTTTCAAACCTTGTTTAAGAATTGATAATACTGATGAACATCTAGTTCCATGAATTAAAGTTCGTGTTTGAACATTTTTCTGCCCACTCATCCACTTATCAAATGATTTATCTTCTTCAGGTTTAACTAATTCAAATATACCTTCAACTCTTCTACTACCACCAATTTGATCAATTAAGTACTTTAAATCAGAATTAGATTTAGTTTCAACCATTTTAGATAATCCTAAAACATCCAACATTGTTTGTTTTGGTTTCTCTTTTTTATCCTTATTTTGTTTAGAGTTTTCTTTCTCTTGCTCGTACATTTGAACTTTAGAAGACATCGCGTCAATGTTATCTTGTTCTTTTTCTAAGGCTTTATCTAAATCTAATCTTGGTAATAAATAATCACCAACCTTACCCATTCTTCGGGGAATAACAGTGTATAACTCGATTAACTTTTCGTTTACAGCCTTCTCATCGCTTTTATTAATGTCATCGAATTCATTTAAGATATCCTGTGCTTTTTTAACTTGCTCAACTGTTACACTTTTATAAGTAACCGAATAAGTATTTTTAACTAACCCATCAGTATACTTTTGCATTAAATCTAGAAAAGCATTTACTTTAGCTTCATCTAATTTTGCTAATACTTCATCTACTTCATCTGTAGAATCATCTTCTACCTTTTCAGTAACTAAATGAGTTATATCTTTGTAACCTTTTTTAGTTTTTTCACGGTAGATAGAACCCCATTGTGACATAGATTTAGTTAGTTTAGTACTTGAAGAATCAACACGACCATATTCAATATGAATAAGACCATTTTTCTCCTCCATAATATAAAACTTGTTGTTGTTGGCCTCAGTGACCATCACTAATTTACAATATTGACCCATAACTTTATTTTTATTAAATATACGAAAAAGAGCTTAGTTACCCAAGCTCTCTTTCAAATTTTTTAAAGTTTTTCTAAATTTGCTCTAACTTCAGTTAAAGTAATTTGATTGTAAAACTTACCATCTTCGTAGATTACTTGAAGTAACCCTTCGTTTTCTTCTTGTTCAGTACATTGTACTTTAACGTAATACTCTCCGTTTTCATCTTGATGAACGGCACATCTACCTTTTAATGACTTTTTAGTTCCGTCATCTGTAATTGGATCTTTGTAGATATCAAAACCTTCTCTGTAGGTATCTTCAAAGTCACGACCTGTGATCTTTTCTTCGATTTCAAACCAAGCTCCTTTTGCTGCATAACCCATTGTATCACGAGTATTGAATTGGTATGTAAATGATCCTACACCTAGTACGATATTTGTTGAAGCAAATCCTTTTACTGCCAATCTTTCGTAGATTTGAATTTGACGTTCTAAGGTAATTGAATCACCGTAGATAGAACCTATATGTGGATCTAATACCATGTACCCCTGTTCATTTGTTGTGTATCCAAAAATACCAGCAAGTAATTCAGTAACTCCAAAGTATTCTGGGTTGTTTTCAGGAGTTTTTAATTCTTGAGTAAATACAGCTCCCGGTTTAGTATTCAAACCACAGATAATGTCAACTGGATCTCCTGAGTCAGGTCTAACAACTAACTTACCTTCACGAGCCATAATCTGCTCTTTCAATCTTGGTAAGATATAAGTTATCAATTTCCATAAGTCAAATGTATCAGAAACAACTGATAAAATTCCTACTGGGAATCTTTTCAACCAATCTCTTAAGTTCATCCATTCAGCAATAGCTTTGTAGTCTGGATCTTCTACTGAACCTTCACAAGGTGCATCGAATGAATAGTATTCTTCAATTGCATCTTTTGCTAATCCTGCTCTTAATTTACCTTCATAGTAGAAGATACCTGTACAAGTAACACTATGCTCAGAAGCATTTACTGAATTGATTACCACTTCGTTCATTGGTTCTCCGTAGTAATATCTAGCAGCTGGAATTGTAATAATTGTATCTGAACCTCTAAATGAAGTTGCATGACCTAATCCAACAGCTACCATATCGTGAGGATTTAATCCTCTAGCACTAAAGTCATGTGCTAAGTAAGGAATTAACCAAGCATTTGCAGGGTCAGTTTTCATTACCCATTCTGTTAAGTTTCTTCTGTACTGAAGAGCAATTGTAGCAGCTGTTGCTGGTTTCCAAGCTAAACTACTTACAATAGTTTCTAAGTAAAGAACTAACCAAGCAAACCCGTCAACTGTGTTGATAAACGACATATGAACAATGTTCGGATTAGTTTCAATACCTTCTGGTAGTGATTTTACTCTCATTGGTAAGTAACCTAAATCATATAAGGCTCCAAAGTGAGTATCATCATAAGGAATCATCAACATCATTGACATATCTTTTCCAAACTGCATTGCTTCTTCTTTTGGTAAGTTGAAGAAATTTTCTTGGAAAGTATCATGAAGCCATTTCCATGTTAATTGTTGTCCAAAGGAAACAATTTTACTTACTCCTTTTGGAGCATATTTTACAGAACGTGGAATCCAATTTCCATATAATTTGGTTGTTCCAGGTGCTAACATTGCTTTGTGTCCTACTTTGTAAGCATCTACATAATAAAGTGCATTCGGTTTAAACATAACTATTCTAAATTATTATTAATAAAACTTGTTTTAAAATCTTCTAAATTGTCGTAAAATGGAATATTGTATCTATCACAAACAATCTCTACATTCCCTTTTCTCCAAAACCCTTGTGGACAAACTACATGAATATTATGAGTATGTGCAAATAACCCTAATTCTAAAAGGCTAATTGGTGATTGTGTTTCAGGTATAAAATACATTAAGATCATGTTAGATAACTCTAATGCATTTAATTCCCAAGTTACTTGTTGAAAGAATTGTGGATTTTCATATTCCTGTTTCCATGAACTATCCCAATCCTTTCTTCTTGGATTAAATACATTAATCCCTAATCCAGAGAAGAATAATGACATTTCTGTTTGCCAATCTTCTGCTTTACCCATTTCGATAGAACCTGCTAAAAATATTGAAGGACTATCGAAATCTCTTTTTGCAATATTTTGTGGTGGTGTAAATATCATATTATTTATTCTCGTATTTTGACTTTCTTAACCATGTTAATGGATTCCAAACATGACCTAAATACACAATAGTCTCTGACGCATATCCCGTAGCACCTCCGTTTTCTAAACCTTCGTAATATACTGTTCCTTTTGGGATTACAAACAAATATTGTACCTTATCTCTATATGGGTTTCCATATCGATTTTTAGGTTCTTGATCTACCCATGAATGGTACCCAGCTTCAATTATTCCACCAGCTTCACCCCAAATTTCAATCTGTACTTGAGGTTGAACTACTCCGGGTTTGTATTTGTACTCCTGAAGAAGAGATTTACCGTTAAATCCTTGTAACTGTTTCCAGCAAAAAATATTCTCTTCTGCTACTTTCTTTGTTGATGGTCTTTCTAAACACATATTATTTTAATTGATTTTTTACTAATGTTATAGCTTGTCCTAATAAATTAAGACCTTTCCAATTTAAAGGATTATCTACTCCTTCATCATTTTCAGCCATTCCAATCCCCCAGATAGTATCTAAAGGTGATGCTTCTACTAAAAACCTATCTTCAGTATTTAGTAACTCTTCTTGTAGTCTAAGATTTTGTGTAAATTTAGCCAAATTACCTTTATAAACAATTGATAAACAATTTTGTTCCCAAATAGCTCTATCAAAGTTTTTAATCTTTCTACCCCACTTCTTTTGTTCTTTTGGATTTTCTTCAAGTAAGATTTCTTCTGCTGTGTCTTTGTCGTTAAACAATAAAGCTTTTCTATACATCATATATTGCTCACAACTATTAAATGTGATTCCGTCTATGACCATATCAGCTAAAAACCACTGTGAATAAATTCCACTCCAAAAGAAAACGTGTTTGTTAGTTGTTTTCATTTTTAATTTCTGGTTTATATATTACAACTGTAACTTTACAATCTAAAAGTTCAGTTTGAATTATTTTTTTAATTACTTCCCAATTACCACCAGCTAACCCAGCTCCAATTTGAGGTAATCCAATGTGCTGTCCTTTAAATACTCTGTTCATTTTTCTCATACATAAAGTAAGAGCTTCATAATCTAAAGGTTTAAAAGTTCCATCAATATGATTTCTACCATAATTAAACTGTGTATAGGCATTTACAACTGTTAATTCAGGTTCATTTTTCTTATTATCAGCATCATCTAAAGACCACATTGCATTTTCACCTAAAACAAAGGTTTGATAATCAATACAACCTAATTTATCAATTGTTGAACCCCAACTTTCCATCCAAAATTTATCTGCACCAAAAGCTCTAGCCATTTGGGGAGCAATTCCAGCACCCATAGCTGAATGACAATTACATCCGTGAGCTATTACATCAAATTTTGCTTCTTTAGCTAATTTGATTAAATCTCCTTCTACTTCGTTATAATTTATCATAATTGATGTTTATTTGTTTTACTTTATGACAAGATTTCTCATGAATTAATAAGAAGTTTGGATCTTCAATATTGAAAAAACTATCTGTACAGAATATTGTTTCAAAACATTCGTTCAACTCTCTAAACCCATTTGAAAATACTCCATGTGATATAGCTAGAAATAATCTACCTGCATTTAATTCTTTGAGTTTTTCAGCTAATTTAATAAATGTTCTACCACCAATACAAATATCATCGATTATCAATACATCCTTTCCTTCAAAATCCTGTTTTGATAATTCTAATGATTCGATATTACCTGTAGAAATCGATCTATATTTATTAGCTGCTACTAATTCGCCTCGCCAATCTAATTTGGAACATAATTTTCCTATTTTCTTATAAGCACCTGCATCAGGAGAAATAATACATAATGTATCTTCTAATGACTCATTTTGTTCTTGACGAATATTTAATAGTACTTGTTCAATATATTTACTATTATCAATTGTAGTTGTTTTCTTTAATAAGGCAGGTGATACATCTGAATGTGGATCAAAGATGTAATATCTATCAACATCTAGGGTATTTAACATTTTACAAACAGTTTGTAGTGAGAAACATTCTCCAAATGAGAAATCTCTATCAGCTTGTTGGTAAGGCATGTAAGGAAGAACTACTTCTAACATTCCTGTGTAACCATCTTTTTTAATAGTTTCTACTGCTAAAATTAATAACATTAGATCATTTGCACTATTAATTCTGCTAATAATTCTAATTCCATTTGATGGATACAAAACTGTAGGTTTATGGATTTTAAAGTGAACTTCACCTCCCGGAAATACGAATGCATCATATTCTTCATTTTTAGTAATGCCTTTTCTTAGGTCTAATATTGCCATATTATTTTTTTAAATTATTATACTTAAATATACGAAGAAAAGCTTGCGTATGCAAGCTTTCTATTAATTATTTTACAAAAATTTTATTGTATTTGTTTTTTTATCCCAATCAAACGTCATGGGTTTTTGTGTGTATTGGTATTGCTCATCCAGTACTGCTGCATTAAAGAAATGAGTTCCATTTTTAAATTCATAACCATATCCTGAATGAATATGACCACAAATGTGAATTTTTGGTTTAATTACTTCAATTCTTTCTGCTAATAATTCACATCCTAAATTATCATGTCTTCTTCCTTGTACTGTATCTAAAGTTCCAAATGCAGGACCATGAGTAATAAGAATGTCTGTGTTGTCAGGGATTGCTTCCCATTTACTTGCTAACCCAAATTGGTTTCTTGGTAAATTAAAGGCCCAATCATAGAACCAAGGTTGCCAAGGTGATCCATAAATACGAATATTGTCTTCAGGAGAATTCCCTTCAGGTCCATCTCCATATATTACAAAATCATCATCTTGTAAATAAATTACACTACCATAATTGTTAACAATAGTATTGGCTTCTATAGGATGATCTTCAAACATTCTATCATGATTACCTGCTATAAATACTTTATCTTGATATTGATCAAGTGAATGAAACCAAGTACAAAAATCATGAATGTCATTTTTATTATAACCTGAATTCATTATATCTCCTGCATGTAACAATAGATCTCCACCTGGTAGATCTTCCATTGGAATTAATCCATGTCTTGTATGTGTATCTGAAATTACTGTTATTCTCATTATAGTTTTTTATTTAAAAAGTTTTGTATTGTTTCATCATTTTCTACCCAATCTTCGATAATTGCATGGAGACCTATAAGTAGTATGATAATATTAAATAAAGGTATAAATAGATATGGTAGTATTTTTGTAAAATCTTTTACAGTTCCTCCATCTTGTTTTGTAAAACAGTAACAAACTATTAACGAAAGTATTAATGGTAATACGTAAAGTAATAAAATCCAAATCATATCTTATTTGTTAAAAGTTCTTAAATAAATTGCTTGTTGTCTAATTCCAAATTCTCTTGTAAGAACATTGGCTGGCATCTCGTCTGTCATAAAGAAGCTTAATCCGATAATCATCTTACTAGCTTCGAATTTTCTTTCTCTACCTTGAATCATTCCTTCACTATCAGCAAATTTAGAAATTAGATCTGCTAATTGAGATTGTGTTTCACATTGATTAACTGCTTGCCATTTTTGTAACTCTGTCATAACTTTTTATTTTAATATACGAAAATTATTTTAAAAATCCTAATATTTTTTCTTTTATTCCTAATTGTTTTATTCCTTCACTTGATTTTGGAGTAAGTACAAAATTGGTTAATCCCCAAACTCTTGTATAAGTTATTGAATAGTCCATTGCTTCAACAGCCATATTCAAATCATCTACTGCTACCCAATGAGTAACTTGTGGATGATCTTTTAGGTATTGCATTATTTCTAAAGCACGTTCTTGTTCGTATTGGTGACTTCTACTCCATTCAAATCCTTCTGGTTTATCGCAACCAATAAAAGAAGGAGTTATTGCAATTGGCTTTTTTATAATTCCTTGTGCCAAGTAATAGTCTCCTAATTCATTTAAACAAGCATGTTTTTTCCAATCTGAAGATACTACAATTTCTGCTCCTGTTTCTTCTAGAATTGAATTAAGTATCTTAACTGCTTTTTTATCAAAGTCATCAAAACGGATAGGGGTTGGAACAGTTTTTATCATTCTATCCCATTCAGGATTTTCTTTATGATATTTCTCCATTTTTTTAAATCTACCTCCCCAGTTATTAGCTAGGCAAATTACTCCGTCATTATCTAGAAATATTACTTTCATAAACCTTTTTCTTTTTTATAGATTTCTAATAGTTCTTGTGTTGTAGCACCAAGTCCTTTTTTATCAGTAAACCACATAGTGTGTTTTTTACAATAAGACTTACATTGCAATTTTGTTCTTTCTTTTTCAGACAACCACTCTGCAAACCCAATAGCAAATTCATCAAGTTCTTTTTGTCTCTTTTCTAAAACAAACTGCATTATTGCATTACTTTTTTCTTCATTCCATATATCTTCTGGGAGTATTCTTGTGCTTTATGTTCCATATCTATACTGTATGTTCTATTTGTACTCTTACACAATTTTGAGGTAGTCTGTGAATATGTCTGTAGTTGTTTATGTACCCCATCATATTTGCACTACCAACTGCATTTGCAGAATGTACTACAACATCAACAACAGGATGTCCATCAAGCCATTGATTAACCAACCATTTTGTACAATCCATTCCTGTTTTCTCATTAATGTTATCATAGTTTAATTCGTAATTGTGATATACATTTGAATGCCACTCAGCCATTGCTGAAGGTCCTAAATCATGGTCTAGAGAAATTATCTCAATGTTTTCTAATCCATAGTAAGTAACTTGATCTACAAATTGTTCGTAATTTCTAACTACTTTCCAAGTTGGATCAACTGGTGTTCTTACGTCGTCTAAGTATATTTTAATTTTGTTCATCTTCTTCGTTAAATAAATCCTCTCCTTTATAATCAGGATAATTTTTTTTCATATGTGTAATCCCTTGTACCCATAATGCTGCTGTTATTATAACTGCAGCTGATATTATTCCTATTGCTAATCCCACCATCCTCTAATATTTTCTTCTAAAATTTTAAATAACAACTTGTGTACTCTTTCTTGATTTACATGTGCAATATTCATTGCAATAATTTTTTTCATTTCACTATCATCTCTACCATCTAAAGTAAATGGACCTGCTCCTTTTAGTACATTTTTATAAACAAGAGGATATTTTTTAAAGAAGTCATCATATTTTTCCCATACCTCTTCTGTATTCCATAAAGAAGATCCTGGTCTGTCTTCACAATCTGTAAACCAATGTCTGTCTTTTGCATAATCCATATACTCCATTGCATAGGTTTCATCTTGAACTAACTGAATTAGTTTAACACAAAGTCTCATTCTCTTAGCATCAAGCTGTGCTCTTGTATGAAAATCTCTTCTTCCAATATAATTGGCTTGAGCTTTTAATTTATGTTTAAGTACTTCAAAAATGTAATGGTCATCCCAATCTCTATCTTTCCAGATAATTGGGAACCAGTACCATAAGTTTTTTATTCCTTGTTTAGCATATTTGTGGTAATACTTTCCATCATGGTTCCACCAAAGTTGTATTCTTCTGAATAGGTTTGGTCTTGGTCTATTTTTTAAATCTTCGAAAAAATCTTCCATAACTATAGATTTTTTTGTTTAATTATTGTTTTAATCAAATCTGAATAAGCAGTTGATCCTGCTCGAGCATATACTTTATCTAAGTATTTGAAATATTGTATCTTTGAAAGATCATTCAAATATAGTGCTTCATAAATTAATCTATCCTTAATACAATCCTTCCAAGTCTTATAAGTAGCATGTCCTAAATTTGAACCTGTTGCTACAGTGAATCTTGTATTTGGTAATCTCATTCCTAAAGCATTATTGTTTTCTTTCCAAACTGGAGAGGTAAAATGTTGACTTTCAATTAGTGCTTGTGCTTTAATAATATCAGGGTATTTAAAATTACTTCTATCTACTTCTTCAAAGAATTTTTCTTTAGAAAAAGATTCATTAGTAATTAAGTTTACTACTGCTTCTGATTTAATTAATTGAACTTTAGTTTTTTCAATATACTGCATTGAACTAAAAATTCCAACTGCTAAACAAATTCCTAACGTAATTCCAATATATTTCAACAAGTACATTGGTTTATTAATTTTACTGTAAGCTAACTTATCCGAATCAAATTTATACAATATCATAACCTTTATTTTAATTAAACATTTACTTTCTCTATACGATTTGTTTTAATATTTAAAAATATATCACCACCTATACACTCATATTGCTTATTGTTTATAGTCATGATTTTACCATGATTTTTATGTGAACGAATAGATTTTAATGTTGGTGAAACATCTTCACACCATGTTCTTTTACCTCGCATAACTTTTATTTTAATACTTAAATATACGAAAAAAAGCTTGCCTAAGCAAGCTTTCTATTAATTATTTTTAATGAGAATCTCCTACATCATTTTTCTCTCCGTAGATTAAGTAGTCAGGATTAATTACTTTGGCTACTTTCTTTCTATCACCTGATGCATGTTTGATTACAATTCCTTCATGTGGTATTTTTGTTCCTTCAATGAAGTTGTTGAATGTATATTCATCTTGAATTTCTTGATCCCATTTTCCTTCATAAAGAACCTCTACGTGAGAAAGTTGCAACCCACAAGAAGTAACTATATGAGTTATTTCTGGTGCTAAATATTCTCCATTTATTGTGATGTCAAATGCTACAAATTTAATATCTGTTAATCCATAATCATAATTCTTTTGAATTCCAGCCCCATAGATTTCTCCGTAAAGAACTACTCCAGATCCTAAATCCTCAACACTATATTGTTTAACCATTTCCCAAAGTCTATCTTTAATACCATACCCCTCAGCAACTGTTCTCCAAACATCAGTTGAATAAAATCCTTGAGAGTCACTTCCTTTCTCACAGTTATGAGATCCGTATACATACTCATAATCAATCCACTTATCAGCTATTCTAAAGAATTTTTTTACTTTATCCCAGAATGATAATTTAGATTTTCTTACAATACCATATCTAGCATTTGTACCGTGAATTTTTCTAGTGATTTGAACCTCATCTTCTTGTGTAAACATTCCTGCTACGTTTTTAAGATTTGGGAATTTGTAGTAGATATGGAAGTTTTGGTTGTCTCTCCATTTGATTTTTCTACCTGAAGCAAGTTGAATTTGTTTAACTGGTGGTTCGTATTTTACAATGCCAAGTTTTGACATCATATCTTGACCCTCTGAGTAATTAATCTCATGTCCTGGAGTAATTGGTATTACTAAACATTCAGAGTAAACTCCTCTTAGTTTTACAGTTCTTACTCTTTGTCCTTTTCTTAGGTAGTTGGTTACACCATATTTGTCAGAAAGTTCTACAGGAATAACTGCATCAGTAGTTGCAACTATTACTAGTTGTCCAGCATAATGTGTTCCTTTTTTTACAATAGTATTCCATCCTCCGATAACTGCTTGTTCGATGTTATCAGCTCCTTCGATTGCTTTTACTTCGTTTATTTTTGCTACAAAACAAACTGAATTGTTATTTTCCATCTTTATTCTTTTTAAATTTTAAATATTGTTTATAATGTTCTTCTTCTAATTGATTAGGAGCACATTCTTCCCAATGCTCTACAATTCTTTGAGCACATACTTTGTGTAGTTCTTCTAAAAATGCTACACACCAATGATCATCTAAAGCATCAATGTATTGATTAGCTAGTTCTTCATAGTCAGGGAAAGATCCTGTTTCACTTGAAATAACTGCTTCTTCTAATGATACCGGTATTCTATGAACATATACATGAACATAAGTACTATTATCTAATCTGATTGATTTCATTTTTTATGTTCTTGTATTAATTTTTTTATTCCTTCTTTTTTCTCATCATTCCAAATTTGTTCTGGTTGGATTTCTTCTCTAGGTTCTCTATTGAATAATTGATCGTCCATATCTTTTTCTGCAAAATACATAAACTCTAAACATTTGTAAACACTCATTCCATTTTTACAACAATCTCTGATGTATTCTTCATATTTGATAAAATCCTCATCAGTGTACTTGTAATCATCTTCTGTACGTCTGTCTTTTAGTCTTTGTAAGTATTGTTCAAATGTTTCTTTCATAATGAAATTTCGAATCGGTTTTTCATTTTTTCTAATACCTCTTGTGGGACATTATGCTCATTTACTCCTCCATGTCTATTTTCTACAATCAAAGAATAAACTCTATACCCATGTTCTTTAGCTAAATCTAAGTATGGTTGCATTTCCCATTCTTGGGTGAATGTATTTGATACTATTACTTTAGGAAGTCCACTATTCATCCAAACCTTTGCAGCATTTTGACACCAAGCATGAGCTTCTTTTATTTTAGTAACATCAAAGTTATATTTTCCTTCGTACATATGGTACATATCAGCTTCGACATGCATTCCACCTATTGACTTTGCTAATGTTGATTTACCTGCTCCAGGCAATCCTCTTAATAAAAATAACTCTTTCATATTATTTTGATTTATTCCTAAAAATTCTTCTACTGTTGGTCCTACGTTATCAAATTCCTTTACTTTCTCCCAATCCTCATCAATTTTTTCTTGAGGTGTTGTTTCAAAATAATGCTGCAATTCCTGAGCCATTTCAGAAACAGGCCATAATTTAGCATACCATACTTGTTTAGTTTGCGCTACAAACCCTATTGTTCCTGGTGGTTGATTCTTATAACCGTTTTCTATTTCAGTTTTTATGATATATTCAAAACAAGTTTCTTTACCCTGACTATAAGGATCTATTAAATTTTTAGTGTCTTCTACTATGATAGGTACAAAATTAGCTTTTGTTCTGATATTATAACTTCCAAGTTGTTTAGGAGAACCTCCTTTAACTTTCTCTTTAGTTTCATATCTCACTACCCATACTCCATCTTTCAGATAGATTCTTCCTTTGTGTAATATTTTTTTAGATTCTTTTTTCATGATGATCCTTTGGTAATGCTAATTTTTTAATTGGTTGATCTTTCATTATAGATAATATCTCGTTTAATGATAAAGGCTCTAAACCGTTTCCATCTACTCCAACATCCATTGCTTTACCTTCAGCTAATCTTAAATGTGGTGGTAAATGAACGTGACCATGCAAGTGAATTACACCTTGGTTCATATCATGCCATGACGCTATTGGAAAATGACATAGAATAAAACGGAATCTATCGTGTCTTTCTTGTTTCTTATTAGGACGTACTACTGTTATGTATCCGTAATGATTTACTGATAAAAATAAGTCAGCAATATTATCTTTGTCATTCATAATATGATGATCATGATTACCTAAAATCAAGTGAATGTTTTTACAAACTATTCTATCTCTAAATTTTTGGATATTTTCAAACCCACCAAATGACCAATCACCTAAATGAATTAAAATATCATTTTGTCCTACTTTACTATTAATTCCATTTACTAAAGCATCATTCATTGCTTCTAATGAAGGAAAATCTCTAGTCATATCTTGGGCATCAGTCCATGTTGTAGTTGCACTACAAATGTTTGAGTGACCAAAATGTGTATCTGATGTAAAGAATAGTTTTTGGTTATTTTCTAGTACTATTTTCATTTTTATATTTTTGAAAGATAGACATATGATCTATGGTATTTCTCCATTCTATCAAAGTCTTTCTTAGTTAAACCTTTTAATCGTGTAATGTCAGAATTATCTTTTAAATCTGCTAATTTTACTTTAGTTGCTAAGGTATCTATTGATATTCCTTTAATGTATTCGTCATATGGTTTTCCTTTCTCGTGAGTAAGTAAAATCAAAGCATAAATTACATTTTGTGAGAATCTTTCTTTGATTAGTTCCTCAATTGTGATAACTCCATCTTCAACAGTATCATGTAAAATCGCTACTATTTTTTCTTCTTCAGTATCCATTTGATTCATTACTCTAAGACAATGTAAGATATAAGGTTGTCCACCTTTATCCATTACTTTTTCAAATCCTACTGCTGCTATTGATATTGCTCTTGCTAAATCCATAACTTTTATTTTTTATACCAGAGTTGTTCTGATGTTACTTTTCTACTTTTACTTTTAAGTGGACCATAATCTTTTTCAATCCAATACATCATATGTTTGTATAGAGCTTTATAGCCTTCCTCTTTTTGACCAAACATAGTTTGCAATCTCCATTTATTAGTATTATCTACTAAACATGTAAGAGGACCTTCCCAAAACTGATCTCCCAAATAAATTCCGTTTGGGTAATGGATTATAGAATATCTTTTTCTAATCTTTTTTAATAACTTTACTTTCATAACCTTTATCTTTTTATTTATACTTAAATATACGAAAAAAAGCCTGCCGAAGCAAGCTTTTTCTAAAAAATTTCTTATATATTTTAATCGAGAATCCCAAGATGGGTTTTGCTCTTTAACTCCTAGCGGGGTTACCTTTTTTATGCTCCTAAAACTGTCACCAGTAATGGTCCTCAAGGTAACAAAAACGAGGTGGTTAATTGCTTGTCATAAAGTATGTGACGCGAAGTCACGAAGTTTTTGATTTGCGAAGTACCCCAAGCTTTTACTACGATAAAATATATAAGAACTTATGTGTGCATATAAATATATAAGGGGATCCGAAGATCGCCCTTATTTTTAAATTTCAATAGCGTTGATAGCTGTTAAGATTGCTTTAGGGTCCATTTCTGCACGTCTAACCATCTCGTAGATATCTGCTGAGTATCCGAACAATTGTACTAATTTGTTTCCTGGTTTGAACATTGTAGTCCCGTAACCTTGGATATCAATTGAGTAGATTGTTGGTTCTCCGAACTTAGATTTGTAGTTTTTAAAGCTACTGTTACCTACAATACTATCTCCACCTTGTAAATCGGAGATGATAAAGATTCTATCATACTTACCTGATCTACTTAATGTTTCGAAGATTGAGTTGAAACTAGTTCCGTGACCTACTCTACCTTCTTGAGATAATCCAATTCTCTTGATAGTGTTGATGCTATCATTTGGATTGTATCTTACTTCCTCACAAGTTGTACCGAATTGGTATAAGTCAGCTCCAATACCTTTTGCAAGAGTTGCACCAATTAAGGCTGCTTTCTCCATACATTGTTTATTAATTGCTTTCCCATTGATCTTAACTCCTTGACCCATTCCGTGCATAGAACCTGATGTATCGAATACAACTGCAGTTCTACCGTGAGCAAATAAATCAGTTAAGTTTGGAATAGCTAATTCGTATGCTTTATCTAAAGCTGCTACGAATGGTCTAGCTTGAGAAGCTCCTACCTCTAGAACTAATACCTCTAATGCGATATCAATTTGGTGAGGAAATACTAATGACTGTCTGATTAATTTCTCATCAGTTAACAATTCACAAGCTGCTTTGATTAACTCAGCATTTCCTGTAGTATTTAAGATGTTTCTTAAATTACGTAGTAATGCTAGGTATCCAATCTTTCTAGTTTTGATTAACTCAGCGTAGTTAGATTCTTTAGCTTCTTGTAAAACAACTTCAGCTTGAGCTTTAGTAATTTCACCTGACTTAACTTTTGCAGCTACTTCTTGTCCAGCTTTTGTGTTTTTATCCTCAACAGTATTGAATTGTTTTAGATTTCCATTCATTAACTGTTTGAAAGTTTCTTGCATTGTTTCTTTTGGAGTAGGGTGAACTAAGTTCACAACATCCACAAGAGACACAGATCTATTTTTACCTTGATATTTAGCCAATTCGTAAGCATCTGCTGATTCTAATGCAGTTTTGAAACCTTTCTTCATCGAGTTTGGTAATGCTTTACCTGGATTGAAGTGTTGGTAACATGCTACAATTTCAAGAATATCATCCAATCTGAATACGATACCTCCTTTATTAACTTTTTTCTCTCTCTTTGAGAAGAATTTTTTAGCAACTGCTCTACCAGAAAGTGCTGGAGTAAGTGCTACTGCACCGAAGTGAGTAACTGTTCTTTGTCCCATTACTGTTCTAGCGTATACCAATGCTTTGGCTACGAACTCAGGATCTTTCTTAGCTAAATCAACAATCAGAGTTTTGAAACGAGTTTCTTTATCTGTTAGTTTTTCGTAATAAGAGTTATCTAACCCTGTTGCTAAAATACCGATTAATTCCAATTTTGGATCGATAGCGTAACCTGTACCACCTTGGTGATTAGTTACTGTCTGTACTTTTGATACTGCTTTTGTGTTGTATCTTGCCATAACTTTAAAAATTTATATTAAACAATAAGTATTAATTCAAAATAAAAGGGGATTGAGTCGCTTTGCGTCCTAATCCCCTTGATAAATAAGTAGAGAACATTTAGAAGAGTGAACAATTTTTGTCTAATTTGCAGTTAGATGACTTAACCATTTGTCTAATTTTCCTGTTTTGGCGGAAAATATTGGAATCGAACCAATATACGAAGTAACTCTTTCTATTACTACTACTTTATGTGTCAAGGGAATGATTGATTTGAGAAGATTGTGAAAATTATACCTAAAAATTTGCGAAGTATCTCAAATACTTACCACTTGATTATGTTTTTATAAGGGAATGACTAACTGTGTCGATTTACGTGCTCTACCAACTGAGCTATCTAAGACGACATTTACGTTTCTCAGAGTGGGGCTCGAACCCACGACCACGGCTTTAACAGAGCGAAGTAACACGTGTTATTACCACTTATAATATGTGTTGTAAGGGAATGGTGAAGAGAGTGTCTGTGAGTTTTTGCAGGAGTTGAACCTGCTGCCTTAAATACCAAAAATTTATGCTCTACCAGATGAGCTAAAAAACGAAGTAACTCTTACTTACTTACCACTTACAATATTTTTTTCAATGAACGTTTTAATCTTTTTATTATGCTTGAATATACGAAATATTTTTTGCATAACCAAACTTTTTTTAAAAAGTTTTTATTTATTTTTCTTTATTCAATATAAGAAGAAAGGCTCAGGTTTCCAAACCTTTCTTCAAATACTTTCTTATTGGTGGTGACGAATATATCTTCCATGTTTGTCAACTCTGACATTCATTTTAGTTAATTCGAAATTCCAATTGTTAAACTTACCCAAACCTGATCTCTGTCTTGCTTGGCGGTTTGCAGATGCTACTGCTTCTTCTCGTCCGTTCTCTGTTGTTTCAACAAAAAACGTGGGAGCCTGAACACCAGTCTTACTGGTAGGAACTACTCTCCAAATTCTCAAATTTTGAGTCATAAATTAGCCAGTAGCTAACTTACATTGGAGACGAAGGAATTGACCTCATAATGGATAAAATTTTAGTGTCCTATACAGGACTCGAACCTGTGACCTTCTCGTTATGAGCGAGCTGCTCTAACCAACTGAGCTAAAAGGACAATTAGTTGCGGGAGGAGGATTCGAACCTCCGACCTTTGGGTTATGAGCCCAACGAGCTGCCTCTGCTCTATCCCGCTATGTATTTTATTTGTAGCAATGAGGGGATTCGAACCGAAGAATGTTTAAGAGCTCATTAACATTCCACTCCTTCATTTGGTGCTCATGAAACACCGCCTCTCCTAAGAGCATTGCCGTTTAATTTGTTGCGACGTCGTGGAATCGAACCACGTTTAATATAGCTTATGAGACTATCCCCGATACCAACCGGATCCACCCGCCATTTAATATTTGCCGAGACAACGGGACTCGAACCCGTGACCTTCGCCGTGACAGGGCGACATTGTAACCAACTCTACTATGCCTCGAATTAAATAAGAGAATGATTGAATTGAGAAGATTTTTGAAGTTTCAATTTTGCTAATAGATTTCGAAGTATCTCAATTACTTACTACTTATTTTGCGGTCTATGAGGGAATCGAACCCTCTACACTACCGTGACAGGATAGTACTGTTACCATTACACCAATAGACCAAAATTACCTGTCTATTCCAAGTTGTCAAATCTGTAAAGTCGATTAAGCTATTCACCTGTCGGGGTAGTGGATACGGTGGGATTCGAACCCAATCTTCCTGATTGCAAATCAAGCGCATTTGCCATTTATGCTACCGACCCTTTTGTATTGCGTACGGGGATCGAACCCGTGCCTTATCATAGAAAGTGATACGTGTTAACCTCTTCACTAACGCAACAGTTTTGAGCGGATGGAGGGAATCGAACCCTCATCATTTGATTGGAAGTCAAAGATAATTAGCCTTTATACGACACCCGCAAATTATGGGTAGAATCAGACGCGTTCTGTCTACCGAGACCTCGTCGTTGACTTTCGTCAGAGCGTACCGAGACACACCTGAGCTTCTGATCGGGATCGAACCGACTCTAGTCTTGGTTACAAATCAAGTGCACCACCGTTTATGCGTCAGAAGCATTTAATTAGAGTCGGTTTTCGTATCCGTTCTGTAGGAACCGAATCCTACTGCTTTACTATAAGCTAACTCTAATTTTGTACCCAAGGCGAGACTCGAACTCGCAAAATCTAGATCCTAAGTCTAGCGCCTATACCAATTCGGCTACTCGGGCAATTATTTATTTTATTACATCTTAAATATACGAAATATTTTTTGCGTAACCAAACTTTTTTTAAAAGTTTTTTTGAGGTCCTATAAAGATTCGAACTTTAAATCCTACGTTTTGCAGACGTGGAGCTTAACCATCAGCCTTAGGACCAAATAAAAACACCTGGACTGACCTTTTCTTCCTTGTCTGTACGTGTTATCCTGCAGTGATTACGTAGCAGGTGTTTATTTATTTTATTATAATTAAATATACAAAATTTATTTTGAATATCCTACTAAAAAAGTAAAAAATGTTCCCATTCTTTTGGAATATCGTGAATTTGTCTTAACAACATTAAGTAATGAGGACGTTTTGGTTCTGGTATTTCCTTTCCAAATTCTTCTAATGTTAAATCGGCTTTTTCACTATTACATCTTTTACAAGCTGTTACTAAGTTATCCCATGTATTTCTTCCCCCTTTTGATTGAGGAATAACGTGATCTAACGTTAATGTTCTTTGGTTGCTGTCTCCACAATATACACATTCAAAGTTATCTCTTCTATAGATGTTTTCTCTTGTTGGAGGAACTTTTTGAATGTTTTGCTTTACATACTTATAAACCCTAATAATTGAAGGTTTAAAAATTTCTAATTCCGGATTTACTAATCCGAAAGTTTCTGGATGTTCAGCTACTACTTCAGCATTACCCTTGTACGAAATCACGAATGCTCTTTCAGTACTGATAATTGATCTTGCAATAAAGCTTGAATCCACTACGAGTGTTTTTTGATACTTACTCATGATTTCTGGTTTTTAGTGAAACAATTATTTAAATTTGCGCGAACCCTAGGAATCGAACCCAGCCGTCGAGGTTTTGGAGACCTGACCGACACCTTGTCTGCGGAACGCATTTTGTACCCCTAACCCGATTCGAACAGGTATTGAACATCTTAGAAGGATGTGGCATTTCCATTTATGCTATAAGGGCAAATAAACATAATTGATAAGATTTATCAGGAATCTGGTTTCTGATTTCTCAGTGCTTCACACAGCCATCGAGAGCCGAACATTTCTGTTTATCCCAACTGTGTACCCTTGCGACACGTCTCTCCACGTCTTCTTATCTACGCTTTGTAATTATGTTTTGAGGTCTTAAAAGGGATCGAACCTTTGTTCTATCGTTCGTAGCGATAAGTTTTTCCAATTAAACTATAAGACCAATTGTACCCCTGACAGGAGTCGAACCTGCAGTTTACGAGGCTTAAACTCGTTGTGTCTTCCATTCCACCACAGGGGCATATTTGGGTGTAAGACGGGACTCGAACCCGCAATCTCTTGAACCACAATCAAGCGCTTTACCATTCAGCTACAAACACCATATTACCTTTTTACACGACGTCGAGAAGGTTAACTCTATCTCCTATACGATGAGAACAGTTACTTGAGCTTGTGTCAGAGGCTTACTGTGTTTTACGATCCCCTCGCGAGCGGGGCTACTTGTACCGAATATTGGTTTCGAACCAATCTGAGAGCGGATATGAGCCATTCTCGATCACCAAGATCATTCGGTATTTGATAAGAACCCATTAACTTATCGTTGTACTTTAGATTTTAAAGTGTCTTACCACTGAGTCACCGAGCGTACTATTCTACTCCTGTGTTCCTTAAACACGTAATGAGGACGGTGAGTAGGTTTTTGCGGAGAACAAGGGAATCGAACCCTCACCAGTTTTACCTGGAACATCTTAGCAGGATGCCACTACAAACCAATATTAGACTATTCTCCAATTTAACCTAGAACTTAAGGAACGGGAATTGTATCCACATCATTCAATGAGCACTCTAGGTTTTCTGTCGGTACGGCGGGTTACGATCCCACTACCTCTGACGTATCAGATCAGCGCTCTACCGATTGAGCTACGCACCGTGGCAGGAGTTTATAGATATTTATTAATCACCTCTAATGGACCCCTCCTTGGTGATATTAACTAATTGTTTCTGGGCCATGGAATAATTATCGACCTACCTATTATTCCTAATCAAACAAAAAGTCTTTGTGGGGAAGGTTGGATTCGAACCAACTAACTTACAATTTCAAGTGCTTGTTTTTACCGATGTAACTCTTTACTTAACTATCATTCCTGAAGAAATTCGCGAGAGTGTTTTGAATTTCTTCCCCATTTTTATTTGCTGCTCCACTAGGACTCGAACCTAGATAAATTGATTAACAGTCAACCGTAATAACCTTTATACGATAGAGCAATTTTGAGGATTGTGGGAATTTCGAAATCCCGACCCGTTGCCTAACAAACAACCGCTCTGCCTCTGAGCTAACAATCCAATTTTTTGTGGAGCCTACGGGTATCGAGCCCGTTCCTCTAGATTTTCAGTCTAGCGCAATCACCTGATCTGCCAAAGCTCCTTATGCGTCCGCTTACCTGTATACTGGTTGTAGGGGAACGGACTACCCTTTCTCTACTATTCTGTGGGCAACAGTGGACTCGAACCACCCCCGTGAGGACCGATTTTACAGACCGGCTGCCGTATCCGAACGACTTTTGCTACCCAATTTTTGTACCTCTGGATGGAATCGAACCACCACCTGTTGCATGTAAAACAACGGCCCTACCTTTAGACGACAGAGGCAAATAAATCAACAATTGCTTTCAGGATTTAAACGTCGCTCAGAATACTTACTGACGCCCACTGGTTTTACAGTGACTAGTTGATTTTGTTCCCCCGGTTGGCCTCGAACCAACTACCCCCGAGTTAAAAGCCCGGTGCCCGTCCACATGAGCTTCGAAGGAATGTTGTCTGGTAGGCAGGATTCGAACCTGCGTGCTCTAGCGTCCAAGGCCAGCGAGATAAACCGGACTCCTCTACTACCAGAAATTAATTGATGCTTCATTGAGACTCGAACTCAAACTAAAACAGTCAAAGTGTTTTGTGCTAACCATTACACTATGAAGCAATATTGCGGAGAGAGTGAGACTTGAACTCACACGGCTGTTACACCCAACGGTTTTCAAGACCGCGACCCGTAGACCGACTTGGCTTACCTCTCCTTAATTTTATCCAATATGTCAATGAACTCTTTATCTTTTTAACATTCGTAATATACGAAGTTTTTTTTGTATTTCCAAATTTTTCTTAAAAAAAACCCGAATCTTTTTTTTGATCCGGGTTTCTTATTAGAATTTATATGTTATAATTACTTATATCATATCCCGGTTTTGGTTTGTTTCGGTTCGTTATTATACGTAAAGCCAAGAACAACATCTCCACATAACGAATCCGACCACATTGTAATGGCTCTCTGCGCTATGCTATTTAATTGATGTATGTTTTGAACTTGTATCATTTTATTATTTGTGACTATAAATATATAATAAGGATGAAAACCGCAATTTGTTTTCAAAAACTTTTGTAGTCAGGACAGGATTTGAACCTGTAAGGTATAACCATTAAAACATGGAGATGGAGGTCAATTCCTCTTTTACAATACCAACCTGTGAGCGTTTACCTTTCCGCCACCTGACTATTTTGAGAGGAATAGGTATGGCTCACCTCTCTATAACTGACATCCTACCTTAACAGTTTAATTTGCTCTTATTCTATTACCCTTTTATTTCGAGCTAACCTGCTATCTTAATGAGTATCTCAAGGGTACAGGTTATTTTAGTATTACTTTACAGCGTGTACTTCTGTAGTTGGAGTAAAACTAGCTTTTACTGTATCTACTTTAGTAGTGTCTGCTTTTGCAGTTGTATCCACTTTTGCAGTGTCTACTTGAACTGTATCTACAGTTGTTACTTCAGTTGATTCTCCTTGTTTACAGCTTGTTACTGTGATTGCCATAATAATGGCTAATGCTAAAAATACTTTTTTCATTTTTTATTTTTTTATTTGATTTAATATACGAAACTAATTTTTATTCTCCAAACTTTTTTAGAAAGTAATTGAAGTAATTTCTCTTACTACTGTATTACTTGGGTCAAAATCTTTATCCAATTGCTTAGCTACAGCTAAATCTAATGAAGTACCGTTTTTAACTTCTACCCATAGTTCATTTACGAATTTTGTAGATGTTACTTGATTCTTGTCATTTCTTTCTACTGTAAATACAGCTACTTTTACTTGTTTTACCATGTTATTTTGATTTGTTATTAATGTTGATAATGAATTATATTCGCTTCCGTTACTATAGCTTAAGCCGCTTCCTCCATTAAGAGGAGTTGCCCAATTACCGTCGGCATGTATATTAACTGTTCCGTTACAGTTTGTTGTAAGGGTTGTTGATGGATTTCCTGTTAGTACTCCTAGAGTTTGACTATACCCTATAAAATTTGATGTTTTATCGTTCATAATGTTAGTAAATTTGTTAAACTTGCATTACCTGCACTTTGATCTGCAGTGATATCTTGCTCTTTATCGTCTCTTTTCATAATTTATATTTTATGTGCTTCTAACACTTTTGTTACTTCTTCTACTACATGTTCCCATGTTACTGGCCCTGTTTCGTCTGCATAAGGAGCCGGATCTTTTCTTCCTAACTTAATAAATGCTTCTACTCTTTCAACTGATGAAGCTGATTTATAATCTGAGTACCAGTTTCCTAGTCTTGAATCATCTACATTTAATGCTTTTAACTTCTCAGCTTCAGGGAATAAGATAAAAATTGGCTTATAAGAAGTGTTAGTTCTTTTGTAAACTTCATTAAAATCTAAACCTAACTCTTTACATAATACTTCTCCATCTTGTAAAATTGTAAATTTATCTCCTTCCAAGTAAGGTGTAAAATAACCTACTCTTTCAGCATCCCAATTCCCCATTCTAAAAGCAGCATCATCTGCATCTATAAACTCTTGTCTACAGTCAGGATAAATAGAATGATCGCCTGAGTGGATACCTAAAGCTATGTCACAAGTTTCTCCTGTACGATTAGCAACTGATAAAGCTACTGCTTGAGTAATGGAAGCAAATATTTTGTTTCTGTTAGGAACAACAGTTGCTTTCATATTATCTTTTGCATAATGACCTTCTGGTACTTCTTCACCTCCTGTTACTAAAGCTGAATCTAATAGATCAACTAACCCATTTAATTGGATTTGACGATAATTGATAGGTCCGTGTTCTTGTTTTTTACTCTCTAAAAAAGAATCGACATCTATACCGTTTTCTTTAAAAAAATCTTGATGTCCTTGAGTTAGCCCTTCTACTTTAGTTAAAGTAGAATTTAAGTAATTTACCAATGATTGAGCTCTTTCTAGCTCTACTCTATGTTTTTGTCCATAGTCAAATGAGATAGCTGTTACACTATCATACTCTTTTAGACATCTAAGTAATAAAGTACTTGAGTCCATTCCTCCACTTAAGGATACTACAACGTGTTTTTTAGACATAATTATAATTTAATTTGTGCCAGGTATTAGTAGGGTATAGGCAAACCCTTTTATAATTACTTTTTTTTTTCTCCTTCGTAAATCTTTTTCCCAAAATATTCATCTAGGAATTCTCTACGATAAAGTAAAACTTTACCAGTATATTTGGGATTTGAAACATTCTGCTCTTTAATAGTTTCTCTCAATTTAACAGCAGTTTCTGCTACTTCTTTTCCTAATTCCGGCCCTGCGGCTCTACCTAGATACTCATAAAGAGACATCATGTAAGGTTTTTGTGCTTCCATAACTTTATTTGTGTTTTAATTTTTCTAATTTCCAAGGATAATAAGTTATTTCAAATGTTTCATAATTTATTTCAGCCATTCTTTGATAACTATACCCAAACCACCTAAGTGGATAATTTATAAATTGTATTAAATAAAACTTTATCATTTATTACAAAACTCTTTAAATTTCTTTACGTTAAATATAATATCTTCTAATTGAGAATCCAAATTTTCTTCCATAAACTCTTCAATTTTTTCTTTAGGTTTTTCTAATAAACCAAATTCAGTATACTTAATACCTAAAGCTCCACAAATTATAGGATTTGAAGTATCAACTGAATTAATTAATGTTGGTAAAGCATCTCTATAGAATGTAAATTCTTGAGGAGTTGATGCTCCTAATAAATGAATATAATGATGTTCTTTAATTACATTTTGGGATAGTAAATATTGTATTAATAATACTCTTCCTACAGATTGATTAGCTAATGAATTTTCAGATCCACCTAATTCTTGATACACAATAGATGAATGGTTAAATGCAAAATGTGTATAACCTAAATCTATACATTGTTTATATAATAAATGAATATCACTCACGGTTTTTCCTTGTAATACTACCATTAATTTAGTACGCATTGGCATCTTGTATTGTAACCAATGTTTAGCATTTTTAGCCGTAATTGTTGAATTATTCCATTCATCAGGAACAATAAAAATATCAGGCTTAATTAAATCAATTTTTTCAAGTAAATCTTGAGTAGTATGAGTTACTCCCTCAAATAATCCATTATCCATGATAATGAATCTATCTCTTTCTCTTGAATCTAAAAAATATTGTCTATAATCCGAATGTTTATCTAAAAGATGTGGTAAACAATATTCATAATCGTTCCAATCTATACTGTGTTCTAATAAATTTAATGGTAATTCGTGTGATATTTTCATAACTTAAATAATTTATATGTCTAAATATAATAAGGCTCTCTAAGAGAGCCAAATTTGTTTTTATTTTCTTAATTTTATTTTCCAAAGAAGACCTCCCTGGACTATTACAGTATGATCTATTCCATATCCTGCCGATAAGGTATAAACTCTATCTGATTTGGTCTTTAACATTAGAGTAGGACCTACAAAGTTAATTGGACTTTTAGTATCAAACCCAACTGTACCACCAATATATAATTGTGTTCTAGCTGGTTCTTTTACAATTGTTGTTTCGTGAATAGTTTTTTGTTTTAATTGAGCACTCCAAAGACGTCCTATAATTTTATTTGTTGAAACAGTATCAGTAACTGTTACATATCCCATATCTTCATTAAGTTTTAAGGTATCTTTGTAAACAATTGTTGAAAAATAATCTCTAAATATTGCAGAAGAATCTATATTACTAGGTATTTCTATATAAATTGGTTTATCCTTATAAATTGTTTTTCCTGGACGATATACAATTGTATCTTTAGGCACATATACTGTATCTACTTTTCTATCTAAAACTTCGTATTTACGTCCATTTACATTAATGGTTTCTGGTTTTGTAGTATCTCCATCCCCACTACATGCTCTCATTAGGAGAATTACAACAATAAGACCTATAATCAATAATGTCTTAAGGTCTAGTTTTTTAATGTATTGTATTGCTTTATTAATCTGTAACATCTTTATGTTTATCTAATTTACTCAAAATTTGAGTAAGTAATTCATTTTTTATTATACCTGCTCTTGAAGCATTCTTTAAAACTGATACTAGTTGGAATACTAAGAAAGGTGCCATTATTGTTTCACTTAACCATCCTGTTCCTGCAAATCCCTTTTCAATTGATAAAATACAAGCTAACATTATTTCCCAAAATATAAAGGTTTTAGGTACTTTTAAAGCTTTACACGTTTGAAAACCTTCTTGTTTAGTTCCTGCCCAAATACCAAAAAACCCATCAGCAAATACTACTACAGCAACAGCAAGGAATTGCTCGACGTTATCTGCAGTTAGGTTAAAAAAATAGGTGCCTACAAAGGCCAATACTGTTGACATTGATAAGGTAATAATTAATCCTGTTTTCATGATAACTTAGATTATTTCTTTTTAAACTCTTCTTTATCCTGTTTGGCATGAGCTCTAGATATACCACATTGTGTTGGTTTAAATGAAGGGTCTTGCATTCCCTCTAAACCTACATCTTCAGCTTTACCACGTTTTTTGATAATTCTTTGGTATTTTTTTAAATCAATTTTTACTTTTGTACCATTTTCTAATTCTCTATAAAGAAATTCAGGTAACTCGGTTGATGTCCCATTTATATAAGGTGATCCATCATTATCTGTATTAGAACAACCCTTAGCATATTCTTCATCGTCTATTTCTTCAACACATTCTCTAGTGTTATAAGCTCCTTTTATAAAATTATTAAAAATTGTTATACGATTTTGCTTTCTTTTTTCAGCTGCAGCTGCTCTTTGTTCGGGAGTACCAAACATAGGTTTTGAAACAGTTTGAGTAGTTTGAGTAGAAGTAGGTTGGGAGGTTTGAGCTTGGGCTCCTGTTAAACCTGTTAATGATAATATTACACCTGCAGTTAATCCTTTCCAATCAATTTCATCTAATTGTTGTGAATTAGTTGTCAATTTATTCTCAATTAAATATTTTTTTATATCAAAATTATCCATACCTTTATTTGTACCCGTAATATTTTTTAGTTTTTAAGATTCTATCATCTAATCCGTTTTTCCCTCCATTTATCTTTAATGTAAGAGCTAAAATTGTATCATCATTAACTCCTTTATCGCAAATGCTCCAAAGTTTATTTTTATCAAAAAAGAATATTGCAGATTCAAATGCATATAAAGTAGCAACTAAATCTGGAGTGGTAATAATTTCTGGTTTTTGGATGTGTTGAGCAAATAATGTGTAATTATCTTTACCTGTGGTTTGTAAAGCCCCTCTACCTCTGAATTTGAAACCATCTCCTGATTTCTCATCTCCATTACCCATTCTTGAAGCATATACCTTATTAGCTATCTTTTCAGGATTTCTTTCATAAAGTTTAGCACTTTCTAAAGTAGGAAAATATTTTTTAAATGTAGTATTTAACCCTTGAGCACCATAATTTAGATTTTCCACAAATAGTTTATAACCTCCCGTTTCATGTTCGGTTTGTCCAAAGAAGTGAGCACCTCTTTCCGGTGTAAACCCAAAAAATTTACAAGCAGTTTTAAATGATGTAGGCCCAAAATCCCCATCAGGTTTAACTCCTATTTTAGTTTGTAGTGCTATAATACTCATTATTGTGGTGTATTATCTTCTACAAAGAAGCTAGTTAAAAACTTACCTAACACCCCACTTACCATTGTAATAGTAGCAATTATGGGTTGATCTGCATAAATTGTATAACCCGAAATAGCTGCAGATACAGCTAATAAACTATTTCCTAATTGTCTCCATATTTTTGGAGTAGGAGCTTTGAATCTTTGAAATAACGACATACCTACCTATTTTTATATTATAGTAATAAATATAGAAAGCCCTGGGGTATCCAGGGCTTCTTTTCAAAGATTTACATATTTTATTATCCTTCGCAACTCACACAACTTTCAGCAGTTCGTTGTAAATTATCACCACGTAGTACTGATTCAGTTCTTAAGTAATATAAAGTTTTAATTCCTAATGCATGTGCTTCCTTATGTACTGTACTTATCCATTTAGGAGTATCATTAGGATCAAATGATAAATTTAATGAAATTGCTTGATCTACATATTTTTGTCTAATAGAATTTTGTCTTACAATTTCTAACTGATTAATTTCTTTGAAAGTTAAGAATACTTCTTTTTCTTCATCTGATAGAATATAATCAGGTAATCCTAATACAGAACCTTGGTCTTTTAAAATTTGATCCCAAACACTATCAATGTTAAATCCTTTACTTTCTAATAATTTTTCTAATATAGGATTTTTCTTAATAAATACTCCTTTAGCTGTTTTTAAATTAAAAACATTAGCAGGAATAGGTTCAATTGAAGGTGAAACACCACCTGAAATATGAGCATTTGATACTGTTGGAGCAATAGCCATTAAATGTGTATGACGTAATCCTGTTCCTTTGCACCATTCAGGCTCTCCATATTCTAAGGCTTGTGCTTTAGATGCTTTAATAGATTCTTGTTCAATATAATCAAACATCATTCTAGTGTAAGTATCTGCTTGTATTCCAATAAATGGTAAATTTTTAGATTGTAAGAATGTATGCCACCCTAATACTCCTAAACCAATTGCTCTTCCTTTAGATGCTGAACGTACTGTATTTTCAAAGAATTTAATATGTTTTGCTCTATCAATAAATTCTTGTAATGCTCCTTCTAAAAACCAAACAGATAATTCAGGTAATGTCATACCATTTTCAAACTTATAATCTTTCCATTCATCCCATCTTGCTAAATTCAATGAAGATAAACAACAAATAAATGAATGTAATTCATCTGTATAAAGGGCAATTTCAGAACAAATGTTCGTCATTGTTACTTTAAGATTATTTTGTTTGTATGGTTGAGGATTAGCATTATTAATATTATCTTCAAACATTATATATGGTTCACCTGTTTCTAAACGTGTTTTAAGAATTTCACCCCACAATTTTAAAGCTTTAGGATCTCTTTCTTCAAGTTTATTCATAAATTCATCATCAATTACAACACATTGATGAAGATTTAAACATTGTCTATTAACATCACCTTTTGGTCTACGAATACTCATAAACTCTTCAATATCAGGGTGATTAATACTTAAATTAACAGATGCTGCTCCTCTACGTACTGATCCTTGATTTGTAGCTAGTATTGTTGAATCAAATATTTTAGCCCAAGGCACTACTCCTTCACTTACACCATTATCTTTAATAGCTTTACCTCTACCTCTAATACGAGATAAACCAACTCCTACTCCACCACCTTGTGAAGATAATCTCATTAATTCAGAATTAGAATGTGCAATTCCTTCAATTGAATCATCTACATCAATCCCAAAACATGAAATAGGCATACCTCTTTCAGTTCCCATATTTGAAAATACAGGTGATGCTAAACATAACCAGTTTTTAACCATTGCTTCATAGAAAAAGGGTTGTAGGTCTTTTCTTTTTAACCTTCTTGCTGATGCTCTACTAACTCTAGTAAAGGCTTTAAACATATCTTCTTCAGGTAGTAAATACCCTTTAGAAATAATGCTCAATGAAATTTCATCAGCCCATGCTGGGTATTGTTTTCCTTTAACCCATGTACTTGTATCTACTTGTATACTCATTTTAATTATTTATTTTATAAATCGTCCCAATCGGCTGTTGACTTTGCATAACTTGTTACTCTACCTGCGAAGAAATCTTGATGTGTTTTTCCTGATGTTAAATGACCAAACCATTCCATTTGTTTTAATAGATTGGGATCAATATCATTATAAACAGCGTGATAACCTAATTCAATTATTTTTTCGTTTGCTCTAGCTTTAATAAAGTTTTTTAACTGATCTTTATTTAAACCATCAATATCACCCATTTCAAAAGCCTTATCAATAAAATCAAATTCTAATTTTACAGATAAGTGACATGCTTCAGTTATTTTATTTCTTAAATCATCTGTGTTTAATTCAAGATTTTCACTTAATAAAGTTCTAAATAACCAACAACCTGCTTTTGAATGTAATGATTCATCTCTTACACTCCATTCTACAATTTGTCCTGTACCTTTCATTAAATTTCTTAATTGAAAAGACATTAATATTGCGAATGAAGAAAATAAGTTAACACCCTCAGTGAATGCAGAAAATATAGCTAAAGATTGCGCTTTTTCTTCCAATGTTTCATTAGGAGTATTTAACAATCTTTCAATTTTAGCTGCAGAAGCTTCATCTTCTAAAAAGGCTGCAAAATCCTCTAATCCTAACTCTTCATTTAAACGAGCATATGCTTGAGCATGTATAGCTTCAAATGAACCAAATGTAGAAGTCATTGCCACTATTTCGGGTTTTGGAAACCATTTAGATACATTTGATGACCAATAATCATTTACGTGTACTTCAGTTTGAGCAAATGATTTTAAGATATTACCTATTAGATTTTTTTCTTCTTCCGTTAGTTTTAATTTCCAATCATTTAAATCAGAAGCTAATGGAACTTCATCTGCTAACCAATGTGCTCTTTGTTGATTTAAGTAAAAATCAAAAGCTTCTTGATATTCAAATGGTTTATAAAAATGGCGAGGTTGTGTTAACATAAATTTTTTAAATTTTAAAAGACGTGGTTATAAATATTATTCAGTATCATTGATTAAAGTAAAATTTTTAAATAAAGCATTTATTGCATTTTTCTCATTAGGTGTGATTCCTCCAAATTTAGATGCAGGAGCTTGTGGTTGATTTTTATAATCTTCAGTATCATCATATTCACCTAGTACCTCAATATGACCACAAGATGTATCAATATTGACATTATAAGTCATACCATCAGGACCATAACGATTCTTTTGAATGTGCCATCTTCCTGTACCTTCTGTTTTATCTTTTTTCAATCTAGATTGAGACATACCAAAATCTACAATAGCTTGTTTTTCATATGAACCTGCTGATTTATCACCTTCAACAATTTCATCTTTAGCACCTGCTCTATTTACTTGTGATACTGACCAAATAGGTAAATTTAATTCTTTGGCTAAACCTTTAGTTCCATAATGTAAATCGTCAATTTCTTCTTTTTTCTCTTTACGTCTTGCAGGTGGTTTTAATAAATCCACGTAATCGATTAAAATTAAATCAGGAGTAAAACCTAAATCCATTGTTTTTTGGATATGTGATTTAATTGTAGTTAAAGATGCTCCTTTAGAAGGGTATTCTTTAATAATAATGTTGTCATCATATTCTTCTAACATTTCTTTAATTTTATCTTGGTAATTATGAACATCACTTACAGAAATTCCTGTATAGTATGCATCATATCTTTTACCAACATAATCTTCACCTAATTCTAAAGTATAATGAATAACTTTATAACCTAATGAACCAGCAAATGCACCTAATGCTACTAAATCCCACGATTTACCACCACCAGGACCACCATAAATTAAACCATAATCACCTCCACCTAAACCACCTTGTAATAAGGTATTTAATATAGTCCAAGGTGTAGGTACTACTTTTCTACTTGATTCTCTATAACGAGATTCAACATCTTTTTTATATTCGTGACCTAAATTCTTATCAGCACCTGCTTTTAAAGCATTATCAATTAATAATCGAATATCATCATAATGACCATTTTTTAATAGATCTACTGAATCAAGTAAAGCATTTTTTAATAATTGATTTTTACAGAAATTTGCAAATTCTTCTTCAACATATTCTTGATCATCATATTGAGTAGTATAAATTAACTTTAATTGTTCTTTTACAGCTGTTTGTAAAATATCATTATCAATTTTCTTAACTTCGATCTTTAATGAATCAAGAGTAGGAGTGGTATGAAATTTATCAAAGTATTTTAATGCTTCAGTTAAAATCCATTTATGACCAGGATGTTCGAAATGGTTATCATCAATAATGTCTCTAACATTAAGTAAAAATCCTTTATTTTTTAATAAAGAACTTATAACTTTTATTTGAAATGTAGGACCGTAGTCCTTTAAACTTGAAAATGCAACCATTTATATAACTTTTATTTTTTGTGTTTGTACTTTGTAAGATACGAAAAATTATTTGAGATCCAAAATTCTATATTAGGAGAAATTTGGATTTCTAACAAATCTGATTGATGTAATTGTAAGAATCTTGTTTGATTTAAAGCATAAGGTTCTTCTTCAATTAAATTATCTAATACCTCGACATCATAATAGGGGATATTAGGATTTTCTAATGACATTAGTTTTTCGTTGATTTCTAGCTGTTTTCTAAATAAATAAACGTTACCATAAATCCCATTTACTTCACTATTATCATACCCTTTTTGAATAATTTCCTTTAAAGGTACTTGTCGATCATCTGCAAGTTCAGGAAATAACTTATATAACTTTTTAGGACCTAAACCTTTAACACCCGGAACATTATCAGATGAGTCACCCATTAATACTTTATAATTTACAAAGTTTTGAGGCCATAACCCATATTCATCAAATACTTCCTTTGGACCATAAAATTTCTTTTTAATTGGAGAATATACTTGTACAGTATCACTACACAATTGTAAAAAATCTTGATCGGCTGACATTATAATAGATGTATCAAATTTAGGAGCTAGATAACCAATTATGTCATCTGCCTCTAATTTATCTCTTGTTATAATATTAATTGGTAAAGTTTTTAAGTAATCAATTAATCTTAACATTTGTTGTGATAATGAAGCAGATTCTTCTTCTAAATTATCAAATGAAGACCAATTTGTTACTCTTTTTAACTTACGATTAGCTTTATAATCAGCGTATAAGTGTTTTCTATTTGTAGTATTTCCTTCACCATCAAAAATACAAATTACTCTTGTTGGTTGTACTAAATTTACTACATAAGCCAAGGATCGTAAAAATCCTGTCATACCACCAATTTGAGTTCCTTGAGTATTTGTACTGTTTATAACAGCAAACGATCTTAAGAAGGTATTCATGCTATCGACCAATAAGACCCTACTGTTTAAATGTAGGGCCTCACTAGTTGAATCTTCTTTTATATTATTTAAAAGATCTTTATAATTCATATTTAAATTTCTGATGTATCAATTCCAACGAAATCTGTATTTTCTTCTTCAACAATATCAAAATCATCACTACCTAAAATACTAGCCCAATTTTTAGAATGTTCTTTTTTATACTTATTTATTTCGTTAGGTGAATTTTTAATAAACCCGTGAGCAGTACTTACAATAGTACCTTTAGCTGTTACACCTGTTACGTGATTCTTATCACAAGATATTTTAGTTTTTAATGCAAACTCAATTTCTTTACCATTTTTAGTAGCTTTAACCTTTTGAGTACCAGGACTAGTTACGTTACCAAATGTAATAATGAATGAGGCATCAAAAAACATACTATCACCGTTTTTATTACGTAATTTTGGCTGAGCCATTGGCATTAATGCTGGTTCAACCCATACTTTATTTACACATAACATTGTATTAGTATAAGGTTGTGATTCCTTACGTGACATTACAATTCTTTGGTTAATAAAGTTACTAAATTGTTGAGACATTGCTCCAGCATTCCACATTGGAGAGTTAGAATTTTTCTCTAATGACATTTGACAAGGAATAGAACCAATTGAATCCCATAAGAATAACAAATCATAAGGTAAATTACCTTTCTTTTGTTCATCTAATAGATCCGCAATAAATGCAGCTACATCTTCAATTGATTGAAGTTGTTCTCTATCAGCATAAAGGAAAAATCCAGCATATTCTTTATTACCATCTTCATCAGTAGTTTCACCTAAATCAAACCCCATTGCAGACCAGTGTTCCCAACTATGTTTCATCTCAGTAATAATAATAACTGGGAGTACATTAGTTTTTTGAGCTTCAATAGCAGCTTCAATTAATAAGGTTGTTTTACCTGTATTACTATGACCTCTAACTAATGAAATATGCCCTTTAGGAATACCAGGCATTTCTAGTGTTTCAGCAACAGGTTCAGTAAATTTAATCCACGCTTGTGGTTTAAAATTTGATGCGCCTTGTCCTAAATTTTTACCTTTTTTGAACTTATCAAGTGAGAAAGTCCCAGTAACTGCCTTTCCGACTTTGCCGGAAAGGCTTTCTTCTTTTTTACTGGCCATAAATTAGTTATTCTTTAAATAAGTCATCAAACTCATCTGCAGTTGGAATTTCCTTTTTAGGAGCAAATGCTTTGTTGGTTTTTGGTTTAGTATCTAATTCAAATTTAGATTCTACTGGACCTGGTGAATCAAATTCAGTTGCAGGACCATCCATGATACTTCCTTCTTCTTTAGCTTCTTCTTCAGGATTTAACCATTCAGCTAGGAATTGTTTAATCTCATCAAAAGTATACTTTTTAGAGAATGAAGTTGGGTCAGGTTGAGTTTCTAACCACTTAGTTAAATCATCGTTATCAGTACATAACTGTGAAGTTTTAAGAGCAGGCATGATACGTGATTTGTTGTACTCAGTTCCTGTAGTTTCAGGACCTACTGTTTCAACTTTCATATCTCTACCTTCCATTACGTCTGTAAAGTCTCCGATATCCTCATCAGCAGCCAATGATAATAATGATTGATAAATTTCTTTACCAAATTCCCATAAACGAACTCCTTTTTCTTCTTCACCTCTAACAATAACAGGCGCGAAAACTCTCATTTTTGGTTCAAGTTTTTTAGCTAGTTTCCAGTTTTCAGGTTCTTTAGTTTTACGAAGTTCTTTTGAAAATTCGATAATTGGGTCTTTTTCACCAAAGTTTGAAGGTGAAATAATTGTTCTTTTTCCTATACCATAGTGAAAGTATAACTCTCTAAAAGGGTTTTCGGGATTAAATTTTGAAGGTACAAACCTTACTAAGGCTTTTCCAACAGGTGGTTTCCAAAAGCTAAGTGCTTTATCGTTTGTTTTTTGTCCTCCTCCTTTAGGAGCAGACATTTCAGAAAGCTTGCTTTGAATCAAGTCTAAATTCATAACTTTTTGTTTTTTTAAAATGTTAAAACTAATTTGTATTCGTAAATATAATAAAGCTTCTTAAAGAAGCAAAATTTTTTTATAAAGGAGGATCTTCTGACCATTTAGTAATCCCCCAACTTTCTTCTGTATTATAATTATCACCAAATTCAGATAAATCATCTACAAATTTTACTCGCCCATCATCTATTAAATAAGCATATAAAGGATAATCTGAAGAAAATATATCTCCATCAATATAATATGGATCATCATGTGGGTAAAGTTTATTTATTTCATCTAAAGCTTCTTGGGAATTTTTAAACCCATTTAACTTAACTAATTCCATAAATTCATCATAATCATTGTACCCCCATAATAAGGATTTCCCTCCCATTCTTACTTCGATTTCACTTAATAAATTTGATAATTTAATCATAATATTAAATTTCTTTCCAATCTTGGCTTAAATCCCAATCTTCATCTTTACCTAAATGTTCTAAAGTCTCTATTACAGTAAATACACCAGGATCCTCTATCATAACATATGATGTTCCAGGTGTTGAAAAATCTCCTGAAAATGATATATCAGGGTTTGGTCTTTTATTTTTGGGTGAATAATCTTGTATTTTATCTATTATTTTCCAAAATTGAGGGTCTACTTTTCTTTTTACATTTGTAAATCCTGGTACTTTAATTCTTTCTTTATCTTGTAAAACAGGAAAGTTTTCTATTTTGAAAAGATCTTTTCTAGATTCATTTGCATAAACTCTAGGACCACCTCCCATTCCTACTTCAATTTCTTTTAAAGTATTTGTTTTAAAAAAATCTTTTAATAATAATGGATTTATCCCATAAATATCTTCAAATACATCTTCTGGATTTCCATATTGATTAATAGTTTTTACATAATCTGAATTAGAAATATAATTATCATAATTAAAATTATAATCATCATAAATTCTTTCTAATTCAATATCAATACCATTTACACTATTAAATTTATATGCTTTTAAATTACCTCCATTTTTTTGAATAAAAATATCTTTTGATCTGATTTTACCTTCTGGCGGTAAACCAATTTCAATTTCTTTTAATATGTTACTTAATTTAATCATAAAGCAATTATCTTGTAAATTTTAGTATCTAATTTCTTCAAATCACCAGCATGAGTAAGTAATATACTATTTTGATAATCCTTCCAATTAATCATAAATTTATTATCTAATACACCATTATTTAACGATTTAATTAAATCATTCAAAGCATTAATAGTATAAAGAGTATTACTTTCTTTTTTCCTATGTAATAAAATGGTATTGTGTAATAAACCTGTACTCATATTATTATGATCTATGTTATAAGTACAAACATATTCTTCTGTAGATTCTATATAAAGTACAAATATTTTATTAAATAAAATTTTGTAATTGGATTGGATTTTTGTTAGAGTTTCCTCTAATTCATTTTTGCTAGAAAATGTGCAAAATAATTTATTCATATCTTTTAAATCGGGGCAGGTGACATCAATGTCGTATTTGAAATAAATATATGAAGGATCTATAACCTGTGCATTAATCATAACTTTTATTTATATTTTTGTTAAATTGTTGTAGTTTATTCCATAACTAGCATTTACTTTAAAACCAAAACTTTCTTCTAATAAGTTTTTTATATCTTTAAGTGTATCTTTTCCGTCTTCTCTATTATAATCTATTAATATTGAATCGTAAGTATATAATATAATATTACTTTTTTTATTCTCCAAATATTTTAATACTTTCTTAATAGAAGCCACGTTATAATAGGTTTCTCCTGATTGTATTATATAATTTAATAACTTTTGAGGAGTTGCATTTTCAATATCCTTAGCAAATAATTTCCTCCCTCCTATTAAATCTATATATCCTTCATTATTAAATTTTCCCCATAATAAATCAGTTAATTCTTTTACTAGTTTAAAATATGGGATATCTTTGTATTGTTCAAATACTCCTCCATACAATTGTTTAAAAGTTAATTCTTTAGATTGTTGATACTGTTCTTCTGTTAAATTATCTGTCTTGAAATACATTTGCCCTAAATGGGTGTGAACCGAGGCTTCCTTAAATTCATATCCAATTAATTTAGCTAAAATACGAGGGTGATAAGAATCATAATCAAATTCAAATAAATAATCGTTTTGAGGTATAAAAGATGCTCGTTGTCCGTTATGTTTATTTAATGCTGCAAAATTAATTCCATTAAATGAATTTGAAGGACGAGAAGTAAAATTATTTAGATTAAATTGTGTATAAATTTTACCATCTTTTACATTAAAATTAGGGTTTTCTAAAGTAAAACTTTCATTAAAAACTTGAGTATTTAACGCGATACCTTGTTTTTCGATACGGTAGAATACCTCAATATATTCCTCGTTATAATAACTGATTTCGTGCTGTTTTTCAACCCAAGGCTGTATTATATTATAAATCTTTTCTTGTGTATCATAATGCTTACAAATTGGGATAATAGAGTTTAAATATGATTTATCCTTATAAAGTCTTTGGAAATGAGTGTGTATATTTGTTTCACAATTTTGTATATACGGAGTGAAGGGCGTGGTGTGAAGTGATAATAAATTTATATCTTGTACTTTACTTTGTAAAAATTCCTCTCCCATTAAATGAGAAGTATATTTTTTATCTAAAACATAAATAACTTCATGGCTGAGAATAAATTCTTTTATTTTTTCTAAATTTAAATGAAACCCTTCATTATGATTTATAGTAAATATTAATCCCTTACCATCTTTTGGTTTATAATAAATTAATGATATACCAGTTAATACTGGGTGATAATTAGGTGAAAGTGGGATTACATTAATATAACACCCTTCTTGTACCCTTAACTGTCCTAACTGTTCCTGCGTCTCTACTATATAAAACATAACCTTATTTTTATCCCCTTCTCCTTCAAATATAAGAAGATTTATTTATAAAACCAAATTTTTAGTAAAGAAGATTATTTTTTGTTAAATTCTATTATAAAAAGGATGCAACCAAATATTGCAATTCCAATCATAAGACCCTCGGCCATTTTTTATTATTTTGAAAATTGTTTTAAATCAGTTAAGTATTGTTTTAAACCTATAAAATTAGGCTCAGTTTTATCTAATATTCTTTTATTAGTATCTACTATACCAGCTTTAGTTGTGATATTATTAATCTTTTCATTATAAAGAGGACCTGATATTTGCCAAAATATTGAAACTACTTTCCATAATGAAGTATTAGCATTACCTACACCACTTGTAAAAGCTGTGTAAGTTGCTTTATCAATTTCCATTAATCTAAATGTAGTACCATTTCTTTGTCTAGCAAAATATCTTGTTATTTTACCAATTTTATAATCTTCTTCAGTAGGACGTGGAGTAAAAGGAGTAGGATCAACTAAATTAACATTAATAGATTTTAATTGTTTATAATTTTCAATTGTAGGATTACTAAAATCAAAACTAGCTACAGGAGGTGTATTAGTTAAAGGAGCTGAAAATCCCTTAGTAGGACTTTCTCCAGTAAATGATTCTCCTTTAAATGTAGTATAATATGGTCCACTATATTCTTTTCCATCAGCCATTTTAAATTGTCCTGGTGATGATTTTTGGTTAGTTATTATTCGTGATTTTGGGAAATACTTCATAATTTATTAAGAATAAACATATTTTTCAAATGCTGCTTTATCAATTACCGTTTGACCATTTAATTTAGCAGTACTAAATTTAGCAATACCAGGATTTTGTGCAGCAACTTTAATAGCATATTCAGCACTTTTTTCACTACCCATAACCCAATTTGAAGGTTTTCCTTTAGAAATAGGATAAAAAGTAGCACCATATAAATCACCAGCATTAGAAGGTTTTCCACTATTAAATCCTAAAGCTTTAAAGTATCTTTCAACTACATCTAATTGATCTAAACCATTCATACTTTGAATTGAAGATAAACTATAGCTTCTTCCATTTATAGTTTTAGTACCACCACCACCTTTATCAGGACAAAATTGAATTAACCCTACACATCCTATACTATTTCTAATATCGGTTCTTATACCTGATTCTTTATACATTACTGTAGTTAAAACATCTTCTGTTACACCAATATTTGCTGCTACTTGTTTTAATTTAGTTTTAAATCCAGGAAATGTAGCTTCCATTTTATCATAAGCTGCTTTTTTATTTTTACTAGAGGTTTGTGTACCACTACTTCCATAATTTTGATATTGTGATAAAGATTGTTGTTTATCTTTAGCATCTTGTATAGCCTTTTTCTCAGCATCAGTTAATGGTTCAAATCTAATATTAAGGGTTTGTCCTGTAATTTTAGTGGTCCATTTATTATTATCGAAATTTTGATCTATTGTATGAAGAATAAAAGCAACTTTTTGTTTACCTGCTTCTGAACCAGATTGAATTAAATATGATTGTGGTAATGAATCCGAAGGAATTACAAAAGCTGAATGAGGTATTATTCCACTTAAACCATCCATTTCTAGACTAAAATCTAACGGTAAAATTACTCCAGCATTAAAAGCATTATCATCTCCAGATTTTAAAGGGTCAGAAAATACTTCTCTATATGTATTTAAACAGGAATCAATTTGATCTATATTAAGAATTAAGGCCATATTATTAAATTTTAGATCCTATAAAAGTTACGGTTCCATCAGAATTACGAATTTCATCATTAACTCCTGCATTTTGTGAATTAGTAGTTTGGGCTCCAGAAATAGCAGCTTCTATTTCTTTTTTAGTTTTAACCCCACCAGTACCATCATATATATTTTCTATATATGTTCTTAATTCAATATATCTTTGTTCAGCATCATTATTAGCACCAGTTGTTTTATTATTTTCATTTCCCGAATCTACTACTACTGTATCTAATCTATTATATAATCCTTTATTTAAATGAGAAAAAGCTAAAGCATTTTCAGCTCCTTGAACTCCATAAGGTTGTGCTTGTGCTGCTACTACAATCATAGCTGCTGTATTAGGAGATATTTTAGAGGTATAATTAAAATTATATGCTATACTTTTTTTACCTATTACAGGTATTTCAGTATAATCAGGAATAGATAATCCTGGACCTGTCATTCTTCTATCATCTAATATTCTTACACATCTTGAATCATCATCAGGAACAATTCTAAATTCATTATACCCACCAGTAGCTTTAGAAATTCCATCTAAAATATCTTTAACTAAATCTACAAAATAAATATTTCCTTTAGTATCATTAGCTCTCCATTTTTTTAATAAACTAGCTACCCAATCTACATTTACCATGGTATACATAAATCTACCTCCAGTTCCATCATTATCAAACCAATTAAAATTAGCTTTAATATCTTCAAAAGTTTGAGAAGTTATTCCAAAAGGTAATTGAGCTGAACCTATTAAACATACTGAAGGATCAAGAGAACAATGTCCTTGAAATGTATAACATCTATTAGTTTCAGGATTTACATCTATATAAATGTAAGGACGTTGTTTATCTTGCCCTTCACCCTCATTTCTTTGAAATAACATTCCATTAGACATTATTAATAATAATAAATGACCTAAAGTAATATAAACTTGTTCTAATCCGGGTTTAGTAAGATCATTTTCATTTGCCTCTTCTCCATTAATTTCATATCCTAAAATTAATCTTCCAAAAAAAGAAGAAGGATATAAAATAGGAGGTACATTAGTATCTATATCCCCACCAGTATTGTTAGGAACACCAGGTTCATTTATTAAACGATAATGATAACCTTTACGTTCTAATTCGGTATTATTTATCCAATTATCTCCTAACCAATAATTTAAATTTCCTAAAAAAGGTTCAATAGAAGATAAATATTCAGGTGTTGTTTCAATTTTAAAAGAAACATTATCTCCACTAATTACATCTTTAGAATATATATAATATAAGGCCTTATTTAACATAGATTTATTAACATCAGATACTACAGGATAAATTGAACCTGAAATATCTAAACCAACTTCTACACTTCCTGTATAATCTCCTGATACATTAATTTTTAATGATTCTAATATATCTCCTGCTCCTACTAATTGAACTTGGCATTTAAATAATCCATTTCCTTCAAGAGTATAAGTAAAATTTTTAATAATACCCCAAGAAGCATCATAATTACCACTATGATTTTTCCTATGAGTAGTAATGGCTCCCATTAATTCTTCTTTAGTATGAATACCATAAAAAGGAAGAGGTTGAGGAACATTTTCTATTTTCTCTGTATCGTTATCAATATAATAAGTATGCCCCCATTCTACTAATAAACCAAAACCTAACTTCATATAAAGAGCTTCCATTATATTAAGTTGCTCAATATTATGACAAACAAAATCAATAGTTGTTTCTTTTAAAGTACCTAATTTACCACCAGTTTTAATAGAAATATTAGTAATACCAGGCATTGGTGTTAACCCAAAATCAGTTCCACCTATACCATAAGCTCCATCAGGACCTATTCCTGAACGTAATAAGTAAGTATCAGCTCCTGGAAGATGATTTAATAACCCTCCTTGTAAAATGTATTTTTTAGAAAGTTCATCTCCTTGTAATCTTTGGTAATTCATATTACCCTCTTTAACATTAGCTCCAGAACTTACTCTAATCCAAACATTCTTATTAGATAACCAATTTAATTCAGATGATGATCTATAATCACTGTTAACTAATTTTTTACGTTTTTCTATTTGAGTAGCAACATAAGGTTGAAAGGGTGAACCTGCTATATTAGTATAATCTAAACTAGCCATAACTTATTATATATTATTTGATTGATTGTATTTGGCTAAAATATTAGCTAAATCTTTAGGTATTCTTAAATATATTCCTAATGGAGGGTAAATTGAATCACCTTCTAAATCATTAACCATAGATATAACCCACCATAAAGTGGCATCTCCATAAAAATCAAAAGCTATATTATCTAATCTATCAGCTACTCCTGTTAAAATATAATTATCGTCGGATTGTGCTTCAATATTGGGATAATAAGTGGGTTTATACATGGTTTTACCTGAAGTTGAAGTAATACCCGTATCGGATTTCATTGTAGATATAGTTTGATATCTGCTTGGCATATTTTATATTTTAATATAAATATGTAAAACAAAAAAGGTTCCTAATGGAACCTATTCTGCAAATTGAAAATCTTCTCTTGATAAATAATTATAAGCTATTTTTTCTGATACTATAATTGGTTCTTTTAAACCTTTTTGTGGTAATTTATCCATTATAGGTTTAAAGTTCATCTGAATTTTTAATATTTGTGGAACTTCCATTTGAAGTTGATCTTTACTTACTCCCTGATCGTTATTTTGTTTTCTCATTTCAGGTTGTTTCATTTTAATTTCCCAAGGATAATTATCATCTACACTTATATTCATAGTAGTAATAATACCTGATGTTCTATAAAAATACTCTCCTATTGTTAATTTATGAATTGTACCTCTCATAAAACCTGTACCATCTTGATAGTCAGGGTGTAATGTTGATGCAAGATAATTTACTTTTTGGTAAATTTTCTCCATTTCTTCAACCGATTGAGCAGCTACTATAAAAGTAAATCCTACTTCTCTTGTAAATCCTTGATAAGTATAAAAGTTTTCACCTCTACCCATATATTTTTTAGAATCCCATTCAGCACCTATATTATCTGAAAAATTAGTGATGAATGCTCTAAAATGCATTCTATTTGTTTGGTCAGGATACCCATTATCTATAGACTCAATACAAAATTTAATTAAATCTCTAACAGCAGGATCATCATCTTCAACGGGTGTATCAATAGTTCTTCTATAGATAGGAGACATATTAACTTTATCTTGCCCCTCTACAAAAGGAATATATGGATTACTTCTATCTTTTCTAGCCCCAGGACTTCCTATTCCAATTCTAGTAATCATTGGAATATAAAAATCTGTATAATCTTCAGCTAAAGGATTATCATCTATAGTTTTAGATCTAAAATCTTGTAAATTATAATCTATTCCCGAATTAGCTTTAGAAGATAATAATTTACTATAAGCCATAGTATTACCAAAGTAATTAGGTTGCCCTTGAGTATATTTATCAAAATCCGATGGATTTTTTTCAGGTCTTATATATTCACCTGATGTTAATTTATTATTACCTTGTTGATCTAAAGTATTTCTAGTTCCCGTAACTAAAATAGAATTAAAATTTTGGGATAAACTACTAGAAATATTTGTATTTAAAATATATTTTGTAAGACTAGAATATCTTTTATTAACACTTTCAAAATCAGTTTTTGAAAAAAATGTGAATTCTGGTTTGTAATAGATATCTGCAAATGGTCCTTTTTTAAAAGTATCAAAAGATGTTGCAGTACTTATAGGAACTCCTTGAAAATCAGTTGCTTTAAATATAGTTGTATTACCATCTCCATATAATGAATCAGGCCCCATTTCATAATCAAATAGGATACTATCATTATCAGAATTTATTCCTAATTTATCAACATTTGTAATTAAAGATTCTAATGAAACCCCTTCAGGAGGGTTAACCTTTACATTATATAAAGTAACTAATCTATTTTGATCAGCATTTTTATGAGATACAATATATTCGTATTTAGCTTGTGGATTATCAGGTCCTAATTCATTAGCATTAGCACCAGGTCTTGGTATATGAACACCAGTTCCTTGTTCAAAAACTTGAGCTAATAAATTAGCATTTAAATTATAAGTTTGTGTATTTAATCTAGAAGCAAAACCACCAGTCTCAATTTTAGGATTGGATTTCTGTAATTGAACTTGTTTAGAAGTAAATACATATCCCCTAGGAAGATCAGTTAAAAAACGCGATATTCTAACCGAGTCTGTAGTAGATGCTACAGTTGAGTAAGCCCCACCTCTAAGCGGCCAATCCATGCTATCTCGCGCGATTCCTGCTAAGTACTCACCCGCAGGTGAGTCTTCAGGTAAACCCGTTTTAATATATGGAAGACCACTAGAGCCACCTCCAGGAGTATCATTACCGAACTGGAGAGACTTTAGGTTGGTTTGAAGATCTCTTAAAGCCATTTAATTATCCTGGTAAGTTATCTAAGTACCCTTGTCCTGGATTACTTCTGTAAATAGCAGTATTAAGTGGATCTTTTTCTTCTAAACTTGAAGGAATGTAAGTTACTGCAGGTGCTTGTAATCCTGTTACTCCACCAACTATAATATTAGATGCTACGTTAGGTGTTCCATTAGTAGAAAATAAATTGTGGCGAGTAAATCCTGGAGGATTATTATTCACAGTTGAAGGAACAGTTGCTCCATCATATCCTAAATTACTTACTCCTGAGTTTAATAATGTTAATAATCCCATTGTGTTTGTGTTTTATTGTTTATAATAAATATTGTAAAATTATATTTTGCGTGTAGTTATTCCCATTGGTGTTTGCATTTCCCTTGATACACTTACTCCATCTAAATTTGTTTGAACTGTAACTTTAGATACAGCTTGTGCTATATGAGCTCCTAACTTTTCATAATCAATTAATGGTGGTGATTGTTGTGGAGCTGATTGGGTTTTTATATTAGGAGATACTGCTAATCCATCATTTGCTGCTGTAATAGTAGTATTACCATTTCTATCCATAATAGAAAATGGACCAGTTCCTGGAGGAGCAATACCATCTTGTACTCTTGATTCTCTTCCTTCTTTAGTAGTTCCAAAATTAAATCCATAATTCTTTTGAGCACTTACTTCAGCTTTTCCTATCTGTTTTATAGTAGCAGAACCTATATTACTAAAATCACCAGATAAAATCTTTACTAAATCTATAATTAATGATACTCCTACAAGAGTTGCTTGGATCATCGGATCTAAAATAGCCATTATAGGTCCTAATAATTCAAATACAGATGCAAATATATCTATTAAAGGCATTAAAGATTGAACTACAGTAACAAATACCTCTCTTAATTTTTCCATACTAGCATTAAATCTATCTTGCATTGAAGCTGAAGCTAATTGTCTATCAAATTCTTCTTGCCCTAATTCAGCAATAGCTTGAGCACTAAATCCTTGTTCTTTTAATAAGGCTAGTTTTTTTCTATTTTCTTCAGTATCCCCTCTAGTTAATTTAGATAAAGCAGCTTGATCTAATAACATTCCTCCTAATTGGTCACGAGATAGTCCCATAGCTTGGGCTACTGATTCTTGTTGCAGGACATTCATTCCTGCAAATTTAGTTTGATCTATACCTTGTTTTGTTAATTCTTGTGAAAGACCTGCTATATTATTAGTTAAAGCATAATATCTTGCTCTTTCTAAGTTTAACTGTTGGCCAGTTAATACTTCAGCTTCAAATTCTGCTGCTATTGAGGATTCAATATTAAGTAAAGAATCTTGTATTCCTTTTATTTCATTTAATTCTAAACCTACTTTTTTAGCTGCATAAGATGCTTCAATTAATTTACCAGGTTGTGCTGCAAAAGTTGCTAAAATTCCTTTAGAAGTTTTTGATATACCTTCTATTAATTGTTTTTCATTAATAGCAGTTTTATTAACTAAATTTAAAGCTTTAGCTTGACCTAAAAATGTAGTTACAATTTCCTTAGAAGGTTTTCCTGTAGCTAAAGATAACTTAGAAATTTCTGTAGCAGCTTCAACACTATAAAAGGCTTGTTTAGTAAGTTGTGTTTGGGTTACTAATAATTCTTCACTTAAATTAGCATTAGTACCTAAAGCAGCATTTATTTGATTAAAAGACTCATTAATCCCTTGAGTAGTAACAAAAATATTACCACTTGCATTAGCTATAGCATTAAATTCTGAATTTAATTGAGTGGCTTCATCATAGGATATACCCATTGATTTAGCAGTATCTCCGGCTAAATTATCTAATTTAATAAAAGCTTGAACTAATTCAGTTATTATAAGAGCAGGGCCAAAAGATTTTGCTAAAGAAGGTCCTAAAGATTTTGCACCAGCTAAAAGAGTACTTTGAGATTTAGCTTCTAAACCAAGAGATTTAATTTTTTTAGCAGCAGCAGATCCAGTTAAATTACCTAATTCTTTTTCTAAACCTAACTGTTTAATTTTTTCTTTAGTAAGACCTTTTCCATTAGTATCTAAAGAAGTTTGTAAATCTTTTTTATTAATAACATTCTGAGTTCCAACTTCTCTAGCAGCTTCTGCAGCTTTATTAAAGGGTTCTGAGAATCTTTTTAATCCAGGAATAGATTTTGTTATGTCTGATAAAGCTCCAAATGTTTTAACCCCAAAATTTTTAGATACGGAATTTGATAGATCTTCAATTTGTTGAATTTCTTGTTTTAGTTTAGTAGCAGATTTAATTTGCTCTTCTATAGCCTGATTTATTTCAAATTGTGATCTAGCATCACCTTCATAAACTTTATTTTTTAAAGATGATAAAGTTAAAATATTTTGATCTAAAGCTAATCTTTGTTTAGATAGATCTTTTAAACTTTTAAGTGTACCTAATTCTTTATCTTGTATATTAAAGGTTTGAGTAGCTATTTTAACTATATCTCTAGAAACTGAACGAATAGAATTCTTTTCAACTAATTGGGATTTAAGTTCTTTAGTTTGGATTTGCAAAAAATTAGCTAAATCCCTAGCATCATCAAGACTTGCTTCTTCAATTCCTCTACGACGATTTAATAACTCGATTAAGTCTTGTTCTAGTGAATTTTGATTAGGTGTTGTAGCCATAATAACTTAGTATATAGTATAAATATAAAAAGTGCCTACTTTTTAGTAGGCACTGTTGCATTATATGTACTTGTTGGTGGGATATTAGGTCTAGCTACTTGGGCTGCATTTTTGTTTGTTAACTGGTTATTTTGTGTTTCTATTTGTTCTTGCTCTTTATCATACCATTCTTTTAATTTCTTAAAGGTAAAATTCCTAAGCCAAATAGGCATTTCATAAACAGTATCCCAAGTATATCCTCCCTTACCATGAAATACTATTTCATTCATTTGGGAGAATAAATTTATTCTATAAGTTGATGTCAGGCCAAAAAAAGTTTAAAGAAATAGGAAGTGTGATGTCCTCCCCACCATCACCTTGAATTGTTAAATCTACATCAGGAGAAATTCGTTTAATTTCTTGACGTAATGATCTTGAATCTCTAGCTAACAATTCATTATCAATAAATTCTCTAACTACTTTTCTATCTGTGTTACCACCAACTGAAGTAATCATGTATTTTAAACGAGTAGATAATTCAGGTACACCACCATTTGGATATATCTTTTTCAGCCCTTTTAACTCAGACTCTATCGCAGATTCGTCACCATGTGTTAATAGTTTAAATCCAACTTCTACACCTGATGCTGGTAATGTGTAAAAGAAGTTATTTCCTTTAGTATAGTCTACGTCTTCAGGTAATTCTTTGTCTTTTAATGTAGTTAAGTCTACATTGTAATGTTTTCCACCTGATTCAAATTCATAATCTTTCCCGTAACCTAAAATACGAGAAGCAATTAAAATCGCATTTTTATCTCCAATAATGATATCTTTTAAATCTACTTTAGAAATAATAAGTGATTCTAATAGTTTATCTAAAACAGTACCTTGTTGGATGTAATTTGAGTTAGTTAAGATATCTTCTTCTCTAGCAGTCATATATTTCATTTCGATTTGACCATTTGAAAGAGGATTATCTTTAGGATATAAAAGACCCTTTGAAGGTAATTCTACCATTTCGGTAGGAAATTTTGGTTTTGTAACTTGATTGTCCATAAATTATTTTAGTGTTTATATATAAATATAGTGAAATAAAAAAAGCTCACAATTAATGTGAGCTCTTTTACTTTTATTTTTCTTAATTAGAAATTTAAGATACAATAATCCATTGCTAGTGTACAGTTGATTTCAATAGCAGCTTCTCCTTGTGACCAATCATAGTCTCCGAATGTTGCTGTTTTAACAAATGCACCTTTTATGATCCATTCACCAACTACATCACCTACAGGACCTAAAACATTGAATGTTAAGTCTTTTTTATAGAAATCTGAATATCCATCTCTACCTGTTACAGATTCGTGAGATAAACGCATCCATTCCATTACTGCTTGTGATCCTGCTGGAGCAATTGGGTCATATAATGAGATTTGAACATCGTTCCATCTAACTTTACCTTTTATTTTACGGTAAACATTTATGTGATCTAGTGTGATTTCACCTGCATCGAATCCCGGAGCTGAAGCTTTTTTAATCATATAAGCCGGAATCCCATCAATATACATTATGAATCTATTTGATACTTTAGGTTCAAATGCAGTGAACATTATTTCGTTAGGGTTTAATACTGCCATGTTGTTTTATTTTATTATAAATATTAAACGAATCTATCCTTATGCAAAAGTTGCACCTGTTGGTGTAACATTAAAGTCTAGTATAATAAACTCAGCAGTTCTAGTAGGTTGAATGAAAATTTGACCTAATAATTGATTTCTATCAATTACATCAGGAGTATTATTTGATTCATCCATCACTACTTTATAAGCGTACACACCTTGTCTTTGTTGAATTGATTCAAGATATGGATTTACTTGTCTTAAGAATCTATTTCTAGTAGCAGCTGTATTTTGTTCAAATACTAATCCGTTAGCTATTTGACCAATGTATGATTTTAATTCAATTAATAATCTTCTTACATTTACTCTATCTAAAGCTGATGCTTTTTTCTGTAATGTTTTCTGACCATATGCTACTACACCTTGTCCTGGGAATGTAGCTAATGAATTAACTTTACCAGCGTATAATAAATCTCTATCAGATGGAGCTAATTTTCTTTCAGCTTGAATTACACTTAATCCACCTCTTGTAAATCCTGCAGGAGCAAACCATGGAGCACCTACTCTATCATTATAAGCATAAACACTTGGGATAATTGTTGATGGTGGAACCCATGTTAATTTTCCTGTATTAGGAGCACTAATTTGTACCCATGGATAATATGTTGCAGCATATGAACTATCAACTGATGTTGCATTGTTAATTACTGTAGCAATATTATTTCCAAAAGCTGACATATCTACAATTGCTATACAATCACCTCTATCAGAAGCCATATTAGTTAATGAAGTAATAATCGCATTTCCTGTGGTAGCTGTAATACCTGGAGTAGTAATTAAATTAAATTTAAATTCATCAGTATTGCTTAATAAAGTAATTGATGAAGTATAATCTGAATTTGATAAACCATAAACAGCACAATTAGTTCCTAAAGCTCCACCAAATGAACCACTTTGAGCAGTTGGTAAAGATGATGTATAAGAAGATACTGGTGTGCCATTATTATCAAAATAGTTTGGAGTAGTGTAAGCTACTGATTTTACTCTTACATATCTTGATTTGTTAGTATAATCACCTGTTGTTTGAGTATATCCGTTATCTGTAGTAGTATATTGATTACCAATTACTGCTTCAATATAGTTTGGTTGATTTGGATCTAATGATAAACCTGTCCATTGTTCTAATATTACTTTAGAATTGATATTATCATCTCCTCTTCTAATTAATAAATCAAATGTACCACTACCTGAGCTAACATTTAATAATTCATATCTAACATTATTAGTTGAACCTGATAATAAAGTATTGTTGGTTCCTTCAGTACTATAACTATTATTAATAGCACCTTGTGATAAAGTTTCTAATACAAATACTGTATTTGGAGTACCATTTGTACCTCCTGTAAATGATTGTGTTAATGGAGTTCCTACACCAAAACTACTAGTAAGTGTAAAACTATTTTGTGAAGTACCTGTAGCATCTGTATAAAAAGTTAAATTCCCACCTAAGAATGAAGCTGAGAAATAATTTGATATTCCACTTGTTCCATTATTAACTGCATTTACTACATACCCTGCCCAGCTACCTGTTGATGTTACAACATTAGCACCATCATTTGTTCCGTTCCCTACACCTAAATAAATAAAATTAGTTCCTTCAAAATAAGATCCAGTAGCAGCATAAGGATAATTATAAATTGTATAATTAACACTACCTACAGCTGTTGTAGCATTAATTTGAATTTGATTCCATGAAGCCGTACTAGAATTTAATACAGTAAATGAAGCAGAAGCAACAGAACCTGTTACTAAAGATATGTTATTAGTAGCACTAGAAGTTGCAGGTAAGAATGTACCACTTACTGCTCTTTGTACTAATAAAGTAGTCCCACCTTGTTGGAAATAATTATAAGCGGAGATTGATGTTAAGTATTCGTAAGATGTCCCACCACTGATGAAAGACCCACCGAACTTATTTAAATAGTCACTATAAGAAGTGACTAAAGTTGGAATTCTAACAGGACCTGATACTGTAGGTCCTACTATAGCCGCACCGGCAGTGATAGGGCCTTGAGTAATCTGTGATTGGTCATTTTCTCTAGTTAGAACACCTGGAGATAATAAAGTTTCAGCCATTTTTTGTTATTTTTGTTTTATTGTTAATCATTTGATAATAAATATTAAAAAAAGGCTCAAAACCTGTATTTTAGGAATACGTTATCTCGCCTGTTTTTAAATCTACTGAAATATCACCATATGTTTCTTTAAGTTTTTTGCTTAACTCTGTTTCAGATGATATTATTTGAGTATATTGTTGTTTTAAAAATTGTTCTTCTCTTTCAATTTGAAGTTTTTTAAATCCCAATTGACCTAATTGAGCAATTAAATTTTCAGATTGTGTTTGAAAATCTTGTAATTCTTGTAACTCTGTTTCTTTTAATTTTGTTGCTTTTATCATAACGTTATTTTAATTTTAATCTAATTGTTTCCATGTGCTATTTAGATAGCAATAAATATGTTGATCTACTCCTGAACCCGATACTATTGTCATACCTGCTGTTGGTAAAGTAGGAGTTGTGGTTCTAGGTGTTAGTACTAATATATCATTAATTGTAACTGAACCTGACCCATTTAAAGTTAAACTCCCTGTTGGAGTATTTAAAGATAAAAACCCTGAAGAAGAAATAAAAGAGCCTAAGGTGTTATCTATAATAATATCATTAGTTTGACCTATTCCAGGGTTACCTAAAGTAAATGCAGTATTGGATTGACCTCTATAAAGTAATAATGCAGAATTTCCTAATATTTGTCCTTGAGTTGTAGAACCTATAACCATAGTAGTACCTATACTACTATTCCCCGTTGTAAATTGGGAACCAGTTATAATTAAAGAACCTGTTATAATTGAAGAACCAGTTATTTCTAAATTTCCTGCAGGTATATAAACATTACCAATTCCACTAACTCTAAATTTAGTTGAAAGTGTTGATATATCATTTCCAGTTTGTACTGAAAAGTCTTTATTACTAGTTAATAATATGTTAGTGTTTACAGATGAAAATATACCACCAGTATTTCGTAATGAACTTACGTAATACCCTCCATTAAAATATATAAAAGCAGAACCCGTATCATACCAACTTCCTGAAGGAGTTAATGATACTGCGCTATAAGCTCCATTACCACTTGTATCTGAATTTTTAATAGTTAATCCTACAGCTCCATTTACATTTCTATTAATTGCAAATCCATTAGATGAAGTATTTGAAGGAAATATTCTAGTTCCTATATAAGAATCAATAAGTGAAGAAGATACTAATTCATTTAAAGCCCATGATGATGTTCCAAATAATGAACCTGTTATTGAACCTAATACTTGTAAAGATCCTGTTACTTGAAATGTACTTCCGGATGCAAATACTAAGTTACTTCTAAAAGCATCCGAATACCCATTTCCTATAATAAATGCTTTTTGTGCTGATGATGATATATTGAAAGCCCCTTGAACATGTTGATATGAACCTGATGTTATTGTCCCTACTCCTTCAGCATGTGAAAAATTTCCATATGTAATTGTATTACTTCCTTCAGCATGTGAGTTACCTCCTGCAGCTATAGTATCTCTACCTTCGGCATGTGAGTAAGCTCCAGATGATGTTGTATTATATCCTTCAGCATGTGAGCCACCTCCTAACGCTAATGTACTTTCTCCTTCAGCGTGTGAATAAGAACCTGATGCTATTGTATTGTATCCTTCTGTATGAGTATAAATTCCTGAAGCTGTAGTATAATACCCTTCAGCATGTGCATAATAATTTGAAGCTAATGTTCTTTCTCCTTCAGCATGAGCTCCTAATTGAGTAGCTCTTGTATTATTTCCTTCGGCATGAGAATGATCTGCTAATGCCAGAGTACCTGCACCTTCAGCATGTGAATAAGACCCTGATGCTATAGTACCTGTACCTTCAGCGTGTGAACCTAGACCTTTAGCATTAGTAGTTGCTCCTTCAGCGTGTGAATATTGTCCTGAAGCTGTAGTAGCATTACCTTGAGCATGAGCATAAGTATTAGAAGCAGAAACATTTAATCCATTTTGTAAACTTTGAAGATTATAATTAAATGTAAAAGAACCAGTACCTGCTAATACACTTCCACTATTATATTGTATTTGTGTATTTGAGCCTCCTGGTTGAGATATACTCATTGTAACTCCTAAAGAAGCTGAATCTAAATATGATAATTGTCCTGTAGTAGGATCATATGTTATTACATTGGCTCTCGAAGTATTAGGTATTCCTTTTAAGTAAGTTGAACCTGATAATGAAGTAGATCCAGTTACTGATAATGATCCTGTTATGATAATATCAATTGGAGTAACCCCATTTAAAGCGTTTATTACTCTTAGTAAATGTTCTGAACGAATTATTTGCCCTGCGGAAATTCCTGAAGTACTTATTGTAGCCATTTATAGTATTATATTTATAATAAATATTGAGAGATCAGGAATAAACTAGCTCCTATTATACCTCCATAACTTCCCATATCTAAATCTACTCCATCCCAAGGTGCTCCGTGGAATTTACTATAATACCATTCTCTAGCAAAATTAGCAGCATAAGCTCCAAACCCTCCTATAAAAATTGGAAATAAGATTCCTGTATCTCCTAAATAGGCATTAACAAATAAAAACCAAATTGCAAAGAAAGTAAGTACTGCTGAGAATATTAAATGCTTGTAGTAATTTTCTTTTATAAAATCTGGTGTAAATATTTTTTTGGTATTTGTTACATACCTAACAACGTTGTCTCTTAATATTGGACAAATTGGACATTCAATGTAAAAATTTTTCATAATTCTCTAATTGAGTTTTTACAGTGATTTTTATCCAAAAAATCTAAAAAAGCACATAATGCTTTACCTGTTTTGGTTAATGTATTATCTCTTTGGTTTTTCCCTAATGCTGATGAAATTGTTTCACCTTGTTTTCCAAATTCATACCCTTCAGGAGTTTTTAAAAACTTATTCCAAGTTGCTCTAAATTCTCTATTTGCAAAAATATCTAAATTTATAGCTGTACTTAGAAAATATCCTTTTTTACTTTTTACTACAATAAAATTTAGTAATGTTAAAGGAAGTATTAATATGAATGCTGCTATAAATAGTAGAAATCCTAAAAATTCCATTTTACGTTTTTATTAAAATTTCTTGGATTATAAATTCTGTATAGGGACTTCCATCTACTTCTATTTCAGCTTCAGCATCAGCATATGTTGAAAACTTATATGCATCTTGTACTGATAATGACCACCTATCTGAAGTGAGTTCTCCGTGGTCTTCGGTATAATAGTGGTTATTATCGGTGTTTCTAATTAAGTAATATTTTGTTATCATGATTAAAAGTCTTTTTCTAAATACATTTTATTTAATGCCAATAATTTTGCAGTTGTTCCCGTTACAGATTGTATGAGTGTGGACATATACATAAATGTTGTATTAGCTGGTAAATTAGTTGTAATTGCTGTACCTACATATAAATCTGTTCCTGCTATAGCATCTTTAATGTAGAATGTTACAGATTGACTATTAGGTGCCGAGAATATATACAAATCGAGAACTTGTCCTGCTGTTATTGTTATACCTGTATTAATTTTATTTGCAGTACCTGCTCCTTTTGTTATTACTTGCCAAGTTGTATCTAACTCATCCTTACCTAGCCAAATTGAGTTGTTAATAGTTGAAGGTTCTGCTGCTAACGCTGCGTTATTTGCTGATAATCCAACAGCTACTCTATAAGTTCCTGACACAGTTTCTACACCAAATCTAGATTGAAAGAAAAACCCTCCCCTACCTGTTGCATTACCTAACCAAGCTACAGTACCTGATGTTTGTACTCCAGAAGCTCCTGTAGCTGTTGTACCCGTACTAAAATTTGCTCTAGTTAACCCTGCTATATCGCTGGTAGAAGTTAATGCTGGATGTGATTGAGCAGCTGAAGTACCTAAATTTCTTGCAGTGTATGTCATTCCAAATGCAATACTGACTGTCGCTGCTCCACCTGGCAACCACATAATAACTGTATTACCAAATAGAGCCGGCTGGTAAGCTGAATCTATTCCACTTGGTCCTTTGAACTTTGGTAAAATTCTACCTGCTAATGATTTAGCATAATTTACAATACTTCCTGCTGGTGGTGCTCCAGGATCTGTTGAGGCTGTTGTAGCTAAAAATCCTCCTGTTATAAATAAGTTTGGAGTTCCTGCGAAAGCACCTGCATTGTTATATTGTAATTGACCTGTTGTACCACCTGGTGAACCTCCTCCTCCTGGGCTTGATAAAGCATATGATGCTGTTAAAGCATAAGATGAACTTACAGAAGTATTTGAATATGAAGATGTAGTAGCGTAAGAAGCTGATACTACTGATCCTAATAAGGTTTGAGCTGTTAATGCATAAGAAGCAGTTGGTACATATGAAGCTGTAGCTGCGTAAGAAGCTGATACTACTGAACCTAGTAATGTTTGAGCTACTGTTGCATATGAAGCCGTAGTTGCATATGAAGCTGATTCTATTGAACCTAACAACATAGAAGCAGTTGCTGCATATGATGCTGAAGTGATAGATCCTAATACATTTTGTGCAACTGTAGCGTAAGATGCTGAATTAGCAAAGGAAGCTGTACCTGTTAAGTTACCAATAAATCCATTAGTTGCATCTAAAGATCCAGTTAACTCATGAGTATTACTTCTTCTCAATTTAAACCTACTATCAGCATCTACATCTGCACTTCCTATAAAAAAGTTTATTGTTGTATCACCGACACCTCCTGTTGACCCAATTAACATTCTAGGAGAATCAGTATACACATAAGCATCACTTGATGTCCAGTTTGGATAGTCTATATTTGATTCATAGTTGGGAGAATTAATCCCCATATCAATAAATCCTGATAGTTGTAATACAGGGTCGGATCCATTGTATGCTACAATATCTGTTGATGAGTTTGATCCTGTATTTAAGTTAATAACACCTATTTGGGCATAATCATTTATATTTCCTTGAGCTTGAATAATGTTATAGGTAGTAGTACCAGGAAGTGGATTAATCTGTAATGCTGGTGGGTTACCTGAAGCATAAGACCCTGTACCTCCAATTACAACAGTTCCTTGATTATGTACCCACATTCTAGCATTATCCTGTGCATTAGTTCCACCGTTAAAGAGTATTAATTCTTTATCAGCTGTTGCATTACCTATGTATAAGTTTTCACCAGTTGAATACATGTAAGCGTCTCCTGCTGCTCCTACAAATGTTGGATTATTAAACCCTGAAGAGTTAATACCCATATCGATATAGCTACCTAAATCATTAGTTGCTACTACGTCAGCAGATGCTAATGTTCCTGCATCGTAATTCTCTACATTTATTTGAACATAGTCATTAATACTACCATGTGCTGAGATTAGATTTTTAGTTGTAATTCCATCTCCATTTACATATAAAATATCAGGATTTGTTGGATCTTCAGGTGCTGTTGCATTTCGTATAGATGTAAAAGACCCTGATTGAAATATAGAACTTGTAATAATTGTATTACCATTAGTGTAAACAGGGATTGAATATTGAACTCCATTTTTTACTCCGTTATTAGCATAAGAAGCAGTAACGGCATAAGATGAACTTATAGGCGTTCCATTCTCCCATACTCCTGAGTTGTAAATAAGTGCCTGCCCATTTGTTGGAGTTGTTATAGTAACATCAGAAAGGTTATCTAATGCTAAAGTTACGGTACCTGATGTGCTTGAACCTCCAGCTGTATTTCTAAAAATACCTGATTGGATTATCGTATTTTCAGAATCAGTTAAATCAGTTGTATTTCCTTTTAGTACTAAATATCCTGCAAATACTAATGATTTTGCTGTAAATTCTCCTTCAGTGAATGGATCTGTATTTAAGTACTGTAATGCATTTAGTTGAGTTGTATATCTAGTTTGTCCATAGTATATTACTACTCTACCACTTACAGGGTTAACAAATACTCTTTGAATTGTCCAATTTCCAGTTCCTACATTTTGTAGTACACCTGATCCATCGTCATATTTTGTTGGATCTACTACTGTGTAGAATGCTCCTGCATTATTATCTAATATGATATTTGAACCACTTAACCTTGCTCTAGCTATTGAAGCTGTTAGAAAAGCTGCAGAAGAATATCCACTAGGATGTTCAGGATTTTGTGGATAAAATCCACCTAAATTGTATGATTGTCCTGCTCCTATATTTAAACGTAAAGTACCAGTCTGTCCAGTTATTGTAAGTCCATTTATTTTCAATGGTCCAAATGCTCTAATAAACTCACTTTGCTGTGCATCAGAATCATATGTTGTTTGTACATTTGAACCAACACCTGTAATTGTGGTGTAGTTAGCATGAGTTGCTCTTCCTAAACAAATTGCCTCTTGGTATTGTGTTTCAGTAAAGTAGTTTGGCTGTTGATGTACTACCCCTAAACTATCTACATAGATGTATGTATTTTGAGAAGATGTCAGATATGTGGCTGATGATGAATAAGCTGGCCAAGTTACGTATGTGTATTGAGGGCTGATTTCACTATTTATATTCGCATTTGAAGTCATAATAATTCCCGATCCTGATCCAACGTATATTGTCGATCCTGAACCTGATACTACTCCTCCATATAAGAGGCCTGTTGAAATACCTCCTTCTAACCACTTAAACTTAACTAAATTTCCATCTTGTCTATAATATAGGTCATATCCTTGAGCTGTATTTGATGCTGATGTAAATAAGAAAGATGCTGTTGCATTTATACTCCCGGGATCTTGTGCTGGGTCTAATCTTAAAGTACCTCCTATAGTAACATTTGCATTTGCTTGCATTGTACCTGATACAATGATTGATCCTGATAGGTTAGTTTGTCCTAAAAGATTATTTGTTCCTATCTGTGTTGTTGAACCACTTACATTAAAAGATCCTGTAAGGGTCAATGTCTGTGTTAACGGAGTAACATAAGATGCTGTTGCGGAATATGATGCAGAAGTAATAGATCCTAGTACATTCTGTGCTACTAATGCATAAGAGGCAGATACTACAGATCCTAGTAACATAGAAGCTGTTGCTGCATAAGATGCTGAAACAACTGATCCTAATAAAGTTTGAGCTACTGTTGCATAAGACGAAGTTCCTAATAAAGAACCTGTAATACCTTGTGTAACATTTAAAGAACCTGTTATTACAGCTCCTCCTTGGTCTACTATAAGACCATTTTTTATTTTAAATTCATTCATAATTATCCTTTCACTTCCAGGTTATATTACTATAAATATTGTATAATTAATTACTCTACAGGTGGAACTGGGGTATCAACAATAGGAGCCACATCTACATACATTTCCCAATCTGCTGCTTGTGTTCCTCTACGTGGGTTAGTTTGAGTTTCAATTAATAATGCTGTTGCAATTAAAGTTGAAAGTTGATCCATAAAAGGAAGTTCTAAAGTAATAGGTGTATTCATATAAATGAACAAGTTATTTATTTCCTCAAAAGTATATGAACTATTTCTTACTGTTAAAATTTCTAATACATTTCCTGAATCATCAACGGCTTGATCAACTATAATGTTGTTTATTCCTGAATTTATGTCGTATCTAAAACTCTCTATTACTGTTCTTAATTTACAGTGTGTATTATTTTGTGTATAATACTTTGGTGTTTTTGTAATTACTGCTATCATATTTGTTTATATTGATCTTATTATTGTTTTAACAGTCCATGTTGATGTTGCTGCTGATCCTGTTATTACCATATTTGAACTTGAAATAAATACTCCTAAGTTTAATCCTGTAGTATTTCCAAAATCTGTTGTTGTAGTTTCTGTATAATTTACTGACGAACCTGACCAAATTGCCATAATTTGTCCTGCTCTTGCATTTGATCCTGAACGAGCTGTGTAATCACAAAATACTCCATCATACGATGAAGTTGGTAGTGCATATACTGTAAAAGCTCCAGAAGATGTTAATGTGTTCTTAACAGTTGTAATAAAAGCAGGTGCTTGGGAGTTACCAAGTAAAATAGTACTGTCATCTTTTACTGTAAGAATTGGAGCTAATGAACTATTTTGAACTAGTAAGGTAGTTGTTGATGAAGTTGATCCTGTTCCTTTTACTTCTAATTTTGCTGTTGCTCCGGTTGTTCCTATTCCTACCTTACCGTCTTGTGCAATTCTCATTACATCAACACTATTCATTTGGAAGTCTAATGGAGCATTTGTATTTCCTACATTAATTCTAGCAAACCCCGCTGTGACATTTGGAATTAATTTTATTTCAGTACCCCCAAAGGTATAAGCTTGTATTGTTAAGGTTCTAGAACCTAATTGTGCTAATGTTAAATCTCCTGATGTTAGTGTATCTGTAGATGGATTAAATGTAAATGTATTGCTATCAATTGTTGCCTTAGCACTTCCTGTAGTTGAGGGTGAAAATAATATATAGTGAGTTGCATTAGTTGCAATATCATTTGTTATTTCAAGTTTAGATGAACTTACTGCATTTTGTGCCCAAGATGAAGTTCCAAATAACGAACCTGTTATTCCTTGAGTTGTAGTTAAAGAACCCGATATTATAGTAGAACCATCGTCTTTTACTGTAAGTATATTTGTTAGTGCACTATTTTGCAATAATAAGGTATTTGTTGTAGAAGTTACCCCTGTTCCTTTTACTTGTAGTTTTGCATTTAAAGTTGCTGCATTTACTCCTAAATTTCCACTTTTATCTACTACAATTTGACTTACTCCTCCTTTTTGTATATCCATCAATAATGAGGAAGCACCACTAGCTGTATCAGTTACATTTAGCTTTAGTGCAGTTGGAGCACCTGTTGTATTCCAAGTTTGTCTTAAATTTAAAAGGGAACCAGAATTAGCTGATCCTGATGCAAATGTTGTATCTAAGATATCTAACTTACCTGCTAAAGAAGCTACTCCTGTTGTTGACGAAATACCAATTGATACCCCACCTACACTTGCTGTGGTTGAGTTTAGTATTAGGTTACTTCCAGCAGCTGCTGATATGTCAAAATCGTGTGTTGCATTAGTTGAATAAATTCTCGGTCCTCTACCTCTTCTTGTGTCAAGTGTTAAATTTTGCCCTAAAGATGATGCTAGTGTTAAGACTCCATCTTGACTAGATGCAGCACTTTGACTACCTCCAATAGTTACTGTAGTTACACCATTTGTTTTGAATAAAGCACTTCCACTTACATCTAATTTTACAGTTGGTGTTGGTGTTCCAATTCCTACATTTCCTGAGGAACTTACTATAAGGGATTGACTTCCTACTAGGAATTGGGGATCATTTGAAGATGATACTATAAGTGATCCTGTTATTTGAACAGCATTAATTGCTGCAAAGATTAAGTTTGATCTATTACTGTCTCCTGAGCCATTTCCTACAATAAAAGCTGAGCCTATTAATGATGGAAGATTAAAACTACCTTGTACGTGTTGTCTTCTTGCTAATGCTATAGTTCCTTGCCCCTCTGCATGAGAAAAATCACCTAATGCTTGAGTACTATCTCCTTCAGCATGTGAATAAATTCCTGATGCTGTAACACTTAACCCATTTTCAAGGATTCCTATTACCTCTAAACTACCAGTAATAATAGCTGATCCAGTATATGGAAATACTGAAGAAGTTGTTTCTTGTCTACCTCGAGAAAATTCGTAAAATCCGTTATTCATACTTTGTTATTAGGCTGGTATATATTCGTATGTTCCTCCTTCTACTATTACCGCATAATTAATACCACCATTAGTTGTTCCCAATGCTAATTTATTATTAGGACCTAGCACTAATCCTCCATCAAATGTAAATTCAACATAAGGTACTACTTGATATCCAACACTTGCTACAGCATTAATTACTGCGGATTTATATAGATTAAACGAATTATTTGTAACATCGTATACATATAAATATATTGTTGTATTAGGTATATTTGCTGTTAATATTCCGTCTGTTGATACAGTTATTTTATTTATTAGGGTTCCGTAAGTAGTTGCATCGGTGTATATAACTAATGCATTATCTACATTAAGTAGACTAGATGGTGTTGCTAAAGTTACTTTTTGCGATATTAATACAGGTGTTGCTGTGAATATAGGTTGTTTATTTAAGACTGCTCCTGCCATTATGTAAAGTTTAAATTATTATATATGTTTATAGTTGTATGTTTACTTTGTTCTAATTCTTGTGCTCTTATTATGTAAGCATAAGTTCCATTATTAGTTTCTCCTACATTAATTTGTTCTATAGTTGCAGCTTGAAACCCTGTTAAATTACTAGCATTAGTTGCTGTATCGGAATTTTGTGCAAAAGTAGAATAAGATGCACTTAATGCATTTTGTGCTTGTGAAGCACTAATAGCAAATGAACTTGTTACTGCTCTTGATGAAGAAACTGCCCAAGATGAAGTTCCAAATAAAGATCCTGTAAAAGATCCTGTAAAACTTCCTGTTCTATATGAAGAAGTAAAAGCATTAAATGATGCAGTAGTTACAAAAGAACCTGTATTAATAGTTGTACCTGCATTCATTGCATATGAAGCAGTAGCAGAATAAGATGAACTTATAGCATTATTAGCCCATGAACTAGTACCTAATAATGAACCTGTAAATGAACCATAAAAACTTCCTGTATTATAACTACTTGTAAAAGCATTAAATGATGCAGTAGTTACAAAAGAACCGGTATCCACAAAAGAACTTGAACCAGGGAGGCCTTGTTGCCCTTGTGGCCCTGCTGTAATTACTTCTACTACAGTAGTAACTGGCTGTACTACATTGACTGTAGTAGGATTAGTAGGATCCGTTACAACTATTTGATTATTAGTTGTATTAATATCTACTGTGTTAGTATTTAATGTTATGTTTACTTGAGACATTATTATGGTCTTGTTGTTTCTTTACTTAAATTAACTTGCCCTTCTAATATACGTGTAGTTATAGGACATGTTCCTACACTACCCGAGAATATTTCTAAATCATACCTAGCATTTGGGAAATTTAAAGCTGAAGATGAACAAGCTGATATATAAATTCCAATATATCCCGAACTTGCAGAAGACATATTCAAACCAGTACCATCAGTTGCTAATGAACTTGATAAAGTAATGTAAGTTGTGGGATTATTATCAGCATAATTACTTCTAATTTGCATAGCAGCTCCATATCCTGTTAAGTCTATAGCACTACCACTTACATCTTTATATTGAATTTTAAAATCTACTGTGGTACCTTGTTCTAATAAAATATTGTATATTCCTGCAGCCATTTTATATTATTTTTTCTGTAAATATTGTTTTAGTTATGTTGTATGATTTAGGATTTGGTCCTGCCATTGCAACGTTTATTGTATTAGGTATAATATAACCTTGTAATGTTAAAGTAATTTCACTTTTACTAGCTCTATCAGTACTATTTTCTAATAATACAGGAGTAGGAAATGAACTTATAATAGCTCTAAATTGATATTTTTGTGGATCACCCCAATATGAATCTGATGCAAATTCAAGTGCTTCTATTATAGGATTCATTTGTTCTATGTAATCTGTAAAAATACTTAATTTATATGTTAAAGTAATATAATCAGGTATTACTCCTAAAATGTATTCCTTTTGTGGTTTTTGATTATTTAAAATATCAAAATTATCATACACATTTCGTTGTGAGTATTGTTTTTCAAAATATTGAACATTATGAACTACATTACCATCTAACTTATTACCTAAAGTTCTATTTTTTTCAAATGATTCTCTTTTAAACATAATTAAAGGAACCATAGTTTTTCCATTTTTATCACGATAAAACCCGTCGTATTGAATCGATTTCCATCTTTCCGGCGAACCATATATAATTGGAACTTCTATTTGTCTTTCGTTTTGAATTACCGTAGGTCTTATAACATTATTTAAATAATATAAAATAGCATTATCATGATCTTCTAATCCTATATTAATAGTAGCATTTTCTTCACTTTTTAATGAAATTTGAGAAGCTCTATTAAATTCAGGTTGTCCAGGTTGTGAATTTAAAGATTCCTTAGAGTTAGGGTTAGTATAAGGTTGTATCGCCACTTCCGGTTCTTGATATGGTTCCGAAAGAGATGTTAAAAATTCTCTTTTATTTATTGGACGTGGTTTACTTTCCATTATTAATTATTAAACTGTTAAAGAACCAGGATCACCTGGATATCTATTTTCTCTGATATTAACTTTTTCAGGTCTAGTATAGAAGCATTCTAATATTATTGATAAACTTGTTCCTGTATCAGGAATATAATCTTGATTTGTATAAGCATATTCAGGATCTTTACCAACTATTAATTGATTTTCATTTACATTATTTACCTCGTAATAATCTTCATTCCATAAAATTATATCACCTACTGAAGGTTCTACATTTGCTGTTATTAGATGAGGTTTAAAAAATCTTACAACTAATTTTCTTTCAAAATCCATTCCAAAATCATCTGTTATTGGAGTTGTATCACCTCTTTCTAATAAACAATTTAATAATACAGGACCATTATATTTTTTATTTGTACTTTCACCATATATGTTAGGTGTAGTTTCTTCTAAAATAACTTGGTAATAACCAACCTTTTGTTCGATTACTTGACCTAACAATTCATTGTTAATGTTTGAAAACATTCCTATATCACGACTTCGTCCAAAATATGCCATATTATCCTATAAAAATATTCATTGGTATATTTAACAATGTAGATTGCATAGCATCATTTTCAGCTTTCTTTCTTTCTAATTGCATTTTACGTGAAGCTTCGTCTAAATCAGCGCGTAATTTTTCAATTAACGCCATCTGTAAATCCTTAGCTTTTCCTAATAAATCTGCCTGATTTAACGTTACTTCTGCACCAGGGATTGGTACTTGAGTATATTTACCTCTAATAAATGCTAAAGTTTCAGCTGCTAATGCTAAAGTGTACTCAAATATCCAATATCTACCAGGAGCATTTATATTCATGTAAGTAGGATTTTCATATGGTACATTAGAAATATCAGTAATTAAATTATCTCCTGAACCTGGTCCTGAAGTAGCTACAACACTATCCCTTTCTGATACTTTGATATATTCAAAAAATAACTTTTTATTAGAAGTTGGGATAGGAAATATTTTTAACTTATTATTTACAATGTTAAATGAAAATGCTGATCTTCTTATTTGGTCATTTAATTCAATTGCTTGAATTGTTGCAATATCATAATTAAGAGGCATTAACATAAAATTAATAGCAGGAGATTTGTTACCAAATCCAAATGCATCTAATAATTGTTGTGAGCCATATCCTGTACCAGCATAAGGATCAAAATATCTTACAATAGCAGGTGCATTTTCATAAAAAATATTTTTTATTTCAATTGAATCATTCCCTGATATTACTCCTGAAGATGAAGCCCATGCTGCTAAATCATAATTTTGTTGCCCAGCTGTCATATCTATTGAGCCTGTATAATAATTTATATGACCACCTACTCCTGCTTCACTACCATAATCAGAAGCCATTCTAATTATATTACCTAATGAAGGATTGATTACTGAATTATTGAGTGTGACATCATTTGGATTAGCCTCTAATGATATAAAATTATTTCTAATTTGATATAAGTAAACCTCATTACCATAAGTAGTTACTGCTTCTTCAAAGCAAGCAAAAAACGAACCACTATCCATTTCAATATCCATTGAAGGATATCCTAAACGTTGTGCACAAAATTTCGCTACTTTTACAGCATCTATTTGAAATTGGTAGTCATTATCATAAAATCCAAATGGAGTAGCTGCACCCTGAATAAAGGTAGCAGTTCCTGTCCAAACTTGTGAATTAGCCATAATTTATTATTTAGTATAAATATTTTAATCTCTAAAGTCTTGGTACACTTTTAAAATAGGTGCAACAATATCATGTCTATGATTAGCTTGTAATGCAAATACTTTAAAACCTTTTACTTGCTCTTCAATTCTAGTCAAAAATGAAAAACCAGTTTCTTTTTTTACTTTTAAATCGATTTGTGCTAAATCACCACAAACCACCATTTTAGATCCTTTACCCAAACGACCTAAAACTGTTTCCATTTGATCATGAGTAACGTTTTGTGCTTCATCTACAATTACAAATGAATTAACAAATGTTCTTCCTCTCATAAATGCGAATGGTACAATTTCAATATTACCATATTCTAATTCTTTATCAACTTTTTCTTTACCATATAACATGTATAAATTGTGATAAATAGGTGCTAACCAAGGATCCATTTTTTCTTTAAGATCACCAGGTAAAAATCCTAATTCTTCTTTAGCTACAGTAGGTCTTGTAATAATAATTTTTTCTACTTCTCTACTAAACAACATATCTAATGCTGCCTGTACTGCTACTAAAGTTTTTCCTGAACCTGCCATTCCTTTCAAAACGACTACTGGATTTTCAATAATAAGGGCTTTTGCTTGTTTTTGTTCTTCATTAAGTTGGAGATTGAACTTAATTGGGTTTTTAGGTTTTCTCTTTTGAGTAAAAACCTCATCAGTGTGATGATTTGATGCCATATTAGAAACGTTTAATTTAATATAAATATGATAAAAAAAGCCTAGCTTTCGCTAGGCTTCCTTATATTAAGAATTGGTTATTCTTAGATTAAATTAGTATCAGCTACTAATACTTTACCATAGAATTCTGGTCTTACCATTTTCTTAGCGTAACGAGTCATGATACCTTTTCTTGGAGTGAAAGTATTAGGATCGTAAACTAATGGAGTCATGATAAGTGGAACATATGGAGCATAAACAGCACCTGATTCTAAGAATTGGTTACCTCTAAATCCTAACAAGATAGTGTTTTCTAACATATAAGGATTTTTGTAAACTTTATATCTAGAGTTTAAAGCACCAATTTTCTGAACACCAAACGCGTATGAAGCTTTAGTTACATCACCATCTGTATCAGCAGCAAACCCTGGGATTGATTCTAATACTGTAGCAACTGTTGGAGATACTACCATAAAGTTAGCACCACCTCTTAAAGTTCTTTGGTGAATGATGTTAGAGATTTTTTGTAATTTAATTCCAAGAGTTTGGAACCAAGACATTTGAGTGTAATAAACACCTGATGTGTTAGAATCAAATCCTGTTCTAGCAGCATTAAGTTGGTTACCTACTTTTGCAGACCATACTTCAACTTGGTTAGATGGAACGTTTTGGATTAACATATCTAAAATTTCAAGATCAATCTCTAATGAGATATACTCTGATAAGATAGAAGTTAATTCAGCTTCAGCATCAAGTGAGTGGAATGCGTTAAGATCTTGAGAGAACTCTGGTGTCCATTGAGCTTTTAACTTACGTGTTTTAGCAACAATAGCTTCTGATCTCATTTGAACGTTAATTTCAGGAATAACGATTGCTGTATTTGAATCATTATTTGGATATCCTGCATTTGAAGCATCCTCAAAATCACCTCTTGAGTTATCAGCAGTTTGTTTGCTATATAATACAACAGTTAAACCAGATTGTGCTGTTGTTACCTCAGCAGTAGAAGCAGTAAAGAAATAAGTGATATTACCTGCTACTAAGTTTAATTGTGTAAATTGAGGTAATTGTTTAGCTACTGTAAAGGCACCTGAACCACTTACCGCAAAAGCACGAATAGCATTTACATCACAACTTGCAATACTTGAAGTTGGTAAAGTTAAAGCTTTAATATTACCTAAAGATAATGAAGATGATAAATCAGCATCAAAGTTAATATCAGCCCATGAAGCTGTTGTAGCTGTAAGAGTTGCTTTTGTAGAAGCCGCTTGTAAAATTGTACCAGAAACATAAGATCCTGAGAATTGGTTAGATGAGTATCCAAATCTACCAGCACCATATAAACCACCTGCTCTTTCGTTACCGAAATTAGCTGAGTTGTTACCATACATTGAGTTAGTACCTGCTGTAGTGTTAAATGGTTCTTGGTTAGTTCCATATTGGAAATCTAAGAAGAATACTAAACCAGCTGGTAAGCTCATTGGTTGAACAGAAACAAATTCTTTAGCAGCTAATTGACCAAATACTTTACGTACTAATGGTAATGCTACTGCAGCATACTGCTCACCTGTTCCCGCAGTAAAAGATGCTCCAGTACCTGTGTTTGAAGACTCTACTACTAATTGTTTTGCTTGGTTTTCTAGAATGATAGCCATGTTAGACTTATCAGTTTCGCTAGAAATACCTTCTAAAAGACCTGATTTACTCCATTTTCCAGCTAATCTAGCTGCATCTTTTTGAATAGATGTATATGGGTTAGCAGTCTCTAATAGTGAATTTACTAAATTTGACATGTTTTTAATTTTTTTAATTTTTGTTGTTTTAATTTTTTAAATAATTCCTGCAAGTTTTTGCATTCTTGCAACAAAATCGTTGTTTTCAACGATTGGTTTTCTATCAGCAACACCAGCTGGTTTAGAAGCGAATGAAAGAGATTCTTTAATTGGATTCTTTTTAGCATGAGTAGCTGTTAGTGATTCTTGTAACGTTTCATAAATGTTTTTAGACTCTTTAACTGTTTCAGCTCTATCAAAAGCGTTAATAACTTTTACTTTTTGGGCTTCTGTTAAATTTTTAGATTTAAACAACTTATTAACGTAAAGTAATTTAGAATTTAGAAGATTAACTTCATTTAATTCAGAACGTAATTGAGCAATAGTCGACATAGCTTCTGCAAGTTCAGCTGAATCGTTTTCTATTTCTTCAACATCTTCACCTTCTTCAAGTTCAGCTAAAATTTCTTCTAAACTTAATTCATCTTCGATTTCGATTTCTTCACCTTCTCCAGCTTCTTCTTCACCGGCCATTTCTTCTTCTTCACCTGCCATTTCTTCTTCTTCACCTGCTTCTTCTGATCCACCTAGTAAATCTGCTACTACATCTCTGATGATATCTTTTAAATCATCAACTGTAATTTCAGCTACTGTGTCATCATCTTCAGCTTCGAAAAGTTCGTTTTCTTCCATGTAAGGATCATCTATTCCAGGATCTACAGAGCCATCTTTTTCTGAGTAGCTATGTTCTTCTTCTAATCCTTCTAATTCTGCTAAAAGTTCTTCTAATGAAATTTCTTCCATAGCGTCTGGTTGTGCTACCATACCTGGATCATTAGTTGAATTAGATTTTTTAAATTCTTCTTCGATTTCTTCATCTTCAGATAATGATGCTAGTCTACTATTCATCATTTCTTGGATACGAGGAGTGAAAGCTTCTTCAAGAGCAAGTTTTGCGTTAGCCATAGCGGTTTCTCTAATAGCTTTTGCTTCAGCGATTGCTTCACTAAAAATTTTAGTGTTTTCGTTTGCCATAATAATTTGTGATTGTTTGTGATTACTTATTGAGAAGTAATATAGAATTTTTTATTGCGAGGGAGGTTATATTGGGATAACCTATCATAAGACAATCATAAATATATGCAGGAGGATAAAAAATGCACTCTTTTTAGGGAGTGCATTAGTCTTTTACAATAGTCTGTAAAATCGGGAGAGTATTTTAATTTACTTATATAATTGTTTATAAAAATGGTCTTCAACTTCTTCTACAAATTCATACATTGATGGATTTTGTCGTAAAAAATCTTCAAGAGCCTGCTTAGCTTTTCTATGTTCTTCTACTTGCCATTCAACACCACCATACATATCCGCTCGTTTTTCTAATCTCATTTCATTACCAACAAGAGTATGTAGTTGTGATCTAAGATTGGCTTCATTTTCTTTTAATAAGGCTCCTTCAGAAAGGTATTTTTTTAAATCAAAATTTTCCATTTTTTTTATTTTATCTAATACAGCATACTCCTGATTGAGAGCATATAATATCTGATACTAGTGAGTTAATTTTTGAATATTTACTTGTATGTTGTGGTTTATATCCTTCACTTAATCCTGTAGGGGCCATAAAAGCACCTTGTGTTGAAGGAGTAGAAACAAAATCCCAACATAATAGTTCAAAATCGTCTTGTACTTCAACTGTACCTTCTCCTAATGGTTGTACTGAACCCATGCCACGTGAAGAAATACCTACTGTAATTTTATTTAAGAATAATTCTTTTAAGATGTTACCTGATGGGGTTGGTAATACTTCTACTTTACCCATTAAATCATCTCCATCCCACCATAATTGTTTAATGTTATGAGATACATTTTTTAGGTTAATTACCATTGATTCAGGGTGATCTAATTCACCTAGGGCTCTATTTTCAGCTACTGGACCCTCAATGTATTTTTCAACTTCACGAGCTAGAATATCTTTTGGATAAATTCTACCGTTTTGATTTTTAGCATCGGCTCTTTGAATAACACCTTGAACCACTAAATTTCTATCACCTTTACCCTCAGTTAATACTGCTGATTTAGGTGTAAATAAAGCATATTCTATTAATAATGATTTGCTCATTATACTTGTGTTTTTGTTAAGATTACACCTTTAGATCTAGCCGCTTTTTCTATATTTGAAGCTTCAGTTGAATCTTTAGCATATTGAATATTACCACCTCTATCTTTTAAACCAATAGCTTCATCCATTTCTTCATTACCTATTGCTAAAGCACTATCTAAATAATCTTTTGCTCCTTGTAAATAATTCTTAGCTAAAACAACTTTTGCTTGCCACCAATGAGGAAAATCTACTTCTCCCATATTATCTACAGCATCAATCATTTTATATAATTCAGAAGCTTGTTTAGCAATTTGATATAACTCACCTTTAACCATATGGGGTTCGTTATCTTGATGACCTAAATCTAAATCATCACCCATTTCTCTTTCACAATCACCACATTCTTCATTTATAGGAGATGAATCAACATTTACGTCAGATACTCTATCAGAATATTGACCGTGCTCTTCCATTTTTTTTGCTCTAGCATTAGCAACCATATTTTTTAGGTTATCTAAAGGTATACCTGTAGATTCAGCATATCTTTGAAGTACAGCTTCTTGCTCTTCATTTATGGTAAAGGGAGTATAATTTTCTTGCAATCCACCTTGTGATTTAATATGATTAATTAAATCGCTAGTACCTCCCATTTTTGATGGTTGAGTTGAATCATGAGGGCCTAATGTTTGTAATGAACTTCCTACTCTGTAATCTTTCCCATTTGGTAAAAATTTGACATTTCTAGCAATAATTTTACCACCTCTTATTACATCAAATTCACCTTCAGTATCTACTCCTTCTCTAATTATTTTAGCATTTTTACCTTTACCAATGGCCTCTGTAGATTTTTTATTAATTTCAATAGTTTCATCGCCATCAAATTCTGTTTTACCATACATTTTTTGAGTATAATAAGAAGGATTTTTAGTAAGATTGGCTAGTACTTTTTTCTGAACTTTAAGTACGTTATCTTCATCTAAATTACCTGAAGTTGCTGGAACATCTACTATTTCAAGTTCATAATTCATACCACGAGCATACTCATATGGATTAACCATATCAATAGTTTTAGCTATGATTTCTACATCTTGCTTTCCAGTAGGTTGTTTAGCTTCTTTATGAGCTTTTTCTGAAATTATTGATTTGTTTTTTAATATTTTAACAACATCATCAAATGAATTGCTAGGAGATATCATAGTAAGATTTTGATCTCTACGAACTTCGTAAAGAAACTTTTGTTTAGTTATCTTACCATCTAAGTATTGCGTGTATAAATTTTGTACTGTCATGGGTATAAATATTAAATTTTATTATAAGACCATTTAAATCCTCCACTAGTTTTTGTTTTATTTAAAACACATGAAAAGATTGTTTTTATATCTGTTTGTCTAATTGCTTCAGAAACCGAAGGGTATTCTTTGATGAAATTTCCTTCCAAATCATATTGGTATATTATTTTAGAATTATGTCCTCCAATACTCCAATTATTTTTACCTATCATTGAAGAACTAATTTTATCTTTTATAATTTGTGTTTTAGGAATTTTTTTAATATGAGGAGGACAACCAACTCCTTTTTCACTTCTATTATAAAATAAAGGATTTGTATAAGCATTAAAATAATTAATCCAATATTCTTCCATTTTTAATTTATAATTTTCTTCACCCTCCCATAGAGTTTCTCTCTCAAAATTTTCTTTACCATATTTTTTAATAGCAAGTTTTAAACCAAAACCACTACCTAAATATTTGGGATTTCCCAAACTATGGCTGCCTATATATTTCTTACCATTTATTTTATTATGAGTACAATATACTATAGCTTTAATCATCCTTGTCCTCTATATAATTTTTTATAGTTTTTAGAACTTTTTAATTTAGATGTTTTACATTTTGCATGCACACCTGGTCTAGAAACTTTAGGTCTATCTACCTTAGTTGGTGTAGAACTACTTTTTGTTTTTGCTGCTGCCATTATTCTGTTAAACCTTTAATTTTTTCGTTAATTGATTGTATTTTTTCGTTGATTTTAATTAATGAATTATGAGTACGTTTTAAGTAATTCATTTGATCAGCATCACCTTTTAATTCAGTTTTCATTCTAGTAGCAAATTCAACTAATTTATTTACTTCATCTAAAGTATGTTGAATTTTTTTAATCCCCATATGTAATTGTTCTTGAGGTTTTCTTTTTTGAGCCTCATTTTTAAATTGAGAATAACGAACTTCATTAATTGGCTCTTTCTTTTTTTCTTTCTGTGGTTCAACTATTTTAAATTTCACTAGTTCAAAGTATTTATAGGGGTTAGGTAAATCTTCATGTCCAGACTTTGAAGTCTCATGTTGTTTTTTAGGTTTTCTAAAGGCTTTAGGAGTTAAAATAGCTATTCTTTCTTCTAAATGTTGTCCCTTCCATAAATCCTTAGCATCAATTCTTTCATTAGGATTTATTATTTTAAATCCCATTTTTTTATAAACATCTCCTGATTTAGGCATTGATTCAAACCCGGCAGGTGAATTTTTATCTTGGTCAGTTGACTTTCTAACAAAAGCTTTAGTTAAATATCCTCCGGCATCACCAGAAGCTGATTCCTCATCAAGAAGTTCAGCTAAATATTTTAATACTAATTCTTTTAATTTATTGTCTTGCATTATGAATTTTTGTTAACTCACTATGTAATTCTTGATATTGTAGTAATGCAACTATATTATCATCTTTTATAGTTTTAGATTCTAAAATAGGATTAATAAGATTTATGGTCTCATTTACTTTAATTTTAATAGTAGCATCTTCTATTTCAGGTAATAACTTTAAAAGAGATTCTTTTAATGATGTAAACTTAGAATTTACATATTTTTTTAAATTAGTTGTATTAGAAATATTATTAATATATTCTTTTAATACATCTTTTTGATCATCAGATAAAGTATTAAATCTTTCATTAAATTTTTCTAACATTATTTTATAAACTAATGCACGAGTTCCTTTATCCAAAGTTTCAAATTCATTTACTGAAGGTGGAGGTGGTGTAATAGCATTAATTTGTGCAATATGCTCTAAAATATTCATTTTAGACGTAATAATATCATCTAAATTTTTAATAGGAGATATATGTGACTCTAATAATGTATACGTTGAAGATAATAATTTATAATTATTAATTTTGGCTTTAAAAAAGTCATCAATATCAAAATTATTCTTAATTTCTTTAATTAAGTTATATTTTTCCTTGGCCAATTGATTTCTATCTAAAGTTTTATTTATCTCTAAGATAGTTGAAAGGATTGACTCTGCTTGGGCCTCACTAATATTTTGCGATTTTGATATCGATTGATATAGTTTATTTTCTTTAGATAATTCAGTATTAACAAAATACTTTTTAATTAAAGAAATAGCTTTAGAATCATGATGAGACATAGTATCAGCTGTAATTTTTCTTACAAGCAATTCGAATAATATTCCCGTGTTTTTATATTTGTTATGCTTTATATTAGCCATTTATTCAATATATAGTTAACTACTAATTATAAATATTAATTTTATTTATCTTCCTTTAAAAGGTTATCTTCATTTAATAAATCACTTTCCTCAAATAAATTTATTTTACGTTGAGGGAACATAGATTTTAAATTACCCGAAATTTGGTGATAGATAGCCTGTGTTGTTACATTTTCTAATGCTAATGGAGAACCACCTTTATAAGCAGTTTTAAATCCTTTAGACTCAGAATCATCTTTACGCATTCCAACTCTACCTAATCGATCTTTACCAAATGCACTATCTTGAGTATTAATATCAGATGATCTTTCTTTAGGTCTACCTAATACTTGATCAGGATAAGCTAATTTATCTTCATCATATCCTTTAGGTACACCATCTGTACCTGGATATCTACTAGCACCATAAAGTGATGCTAATGCATGTGGAGTACCATATGCCTCACCTGTTTTATAAGGGTCATTACCCTCTGTTTCAATTTGATCTATTCTGAATTTACGTTTAGCATCTTCAAGTATTAAATCTCTATATTCATCAAATTGATCTTCACTAAAGTGGAAAATATGATCATAAACCCAATCAGTAGGAACAATTTTATTTTGTAATAATTCAGTAGCTAATGTAGATTTTTCTTTTAATAAAGCTATTTTTTCTTGTTCGTATATGATTGAAGGAACTGTTAATGATAATTCAAAATTAGTTAATGATTCACCATCATATCCTTGTGAATATAAATGAACTAATGCAATTTTAGTTAATTCGGATATTAATATTCTTTGAATTCTTTCTACTGTTCTTGCAAAACGAATATCTTCAGCTGCTAATGTTGCTTTACCTGTTAAATCTTTTTCAAACCCAAAATAAGCTTTTGGTACTTTAAGAGCTGCAAATAATTTATCTCTTAAATATTGAACATCTTCAATAGCAGTATATTCTAACCCTTTTGTAGTCTCAATTCTAGTAGTTGCATCTCCACCTCTTACTGGGATATAAAAATCCTCAAGGATGTTTTGCATATTATATTTTAAGTTGTATTCACCTGTTTGGGGATCCATGTAAGGTGTTTTCTTCATTTTGTTGATAGTCTTTTGCATATAATTTTCTACCTCGTTAGGTGGAATATTACCAACATTAATAAAGAATGTACGTTTTTCAGGTGCTCTTACAATACGATGTATTAACATCGCATCTTCCATTAAAGTTAATTGTTTAAATATTTTACGAGCAGGTTCAATATAAGATCTACCATAAGGTAAATAATTAAAATCAGATAATAATCTGAAGTGAGCCATTTCATAATTATCAAAAATTATACCCTCATTAGTATTACGATTGTAATTAGAAATAACTTGTGGGCCTAATGGTGATTGTTGAGATGAGAAAGTAGGATCATATTTGAATTTTACTTCTTGTGGTTTAGCAGGATTTTTACCTTCTAATCTAATAATAGAATAAGAAGAAAATGGTATTACATTATAAACACCAAATTTTTCTGAAATTTCTAATTTAAGATAAAAATCACCATATTTACACATATTACGAGCCCAAGACCAAAGGTTAAACTCAATATTTAATACGTCATAAAATAAGTTATATAATATTTTTTGTATAGTTTCATCTGAAGAACGTATTTGTAATACTTCCCCTAAGTCATTTCTTAAACAGGTTTCATCTGCTAATATATCTAATGTAGAAGCAATAATAGAATCACTATCCATTAACTCATAGTCAGTATATAATTGAATACGTGTAGTAGGATATGATAAATCATTATTATAATTAAAATTTAACCCACCTGTAGTAGTATAAACCTTATTATATCTGTCGTAAAGTGAGTTTGTTTGGATAGTACCAAGTTGTTGGATACGATCTGTATCCATTACTTTTAATTGATTACCTCCAACGTTTCTTATTATGACGTCAGTTGAAAATAATCGTTGTAATCTACCAAAAAATGAAGTATCTACCATAAAATTCTATTATAATTATAAATATTTGGATTTTAACCAAGAAGCCAACTGAAGTCTTCAGTTCCTCCTACCCCATTATCCATTTTATAAGGGTTATCTGCGTTATTATTATATGAAAATACACTTGGAGCTTGTTGATTAGAAATATGAAAACTTCCTAAAGTAGCTCTAGTTAAATCTAAACCTTGTTGTCTAAAACGAAGTGCTGTATCACGTAAAAATAAACCAATACTAAATGCCATTACTAAATCATCATTGTATCCATTTTGAGATTGAGCCTTACCATTTTTCCATACAAAAGTTCTTAATTCATCTAATAATCTTTTGGATTGTATTGTAACTGATTTTTCTTGAATGTACGAAACTAATTTTGAAATGCAAAGTGGTCTTGTCTTCATTGATGTAGTAAAACCAGGAAGCATTCCTTGGCCATTTTCCATTCTTGCTAATTGATTTTCATTAGCTCCCATTGTTGTATCAGCTTTAGAAGAATAATATAAATTTCTATAATTTCTATCTATTAATTGTTCTAATACACTCCAACCTATATTAGCATTTTCTACTACTAATAAAGCATCATTATACTCAGTAGCTATTGAAAATAAAATATGAGCATAATCCTTAGTGGTTACTTGAGATTTAAATTCAGCTACTTGTTTAGCTTCAGCTATATCAAAAATATGAAAAGCAGAATAATCACTTCCATCACCTCTGGCAACGTCGGCTACTACCATATAGGATTTAGAATAATCTGGTAATTCCCATATCCATAAAGATCCATCTATTCCTCTTCTTTCAATAGGTTCTGCTACAAAAGTAGATTCTAAGAAATTAAGCATATCAGGTTCAATAACAGTATCCCCTGATGTACTAAAATCACAATCACATTCTTGTGCAGCGTGTCTAAGTCCTAAAATTTCATCTTGTGCATCTCTCCATGTTTGATCTCGTTCAGGATGTACTGTCCAAGGCAATCTTAAAGGGACAAATTTATTTTCTTTAGCTTGAGCTTTAGTAAAGGATTTATGAAACCAGTTACCTGTACCATAAGGCGTAGATAATGCTAAACATTGTCCTCCAGTTGCTAATGTTTGTTGAGCTGATGCAAATATCTCATCAATTCCTTCAATAAACGCTGCCTCATCAATAATAAGAAAAGAAACGGCTTCAGATCTACCAGCATCTGCTGTTGCACCAACGGCTTTAATTTGAGAACCATTATTTAATTTAAGTGATAATTTATTATTTTCAGCAGGTTTTTCACCTGATTTCATCCATTTAGGTAAATTATCATAAGCAAAACGTACTTTAGTAACCATATTTTTAGCAGTTTCTTGCTTAGTGGCTATACAAAGTATATTTTTATCTTTATTAAATAACATTAACCATAAAGCATAAGCTGATGCTAATGTTGATATACCTAACTGTCTTGATTTGTTAATAATAGTATACTCATTCTTTTGAATTTGTTGTAATACTTTTTCTTGGAATGGGTATAAATTAAATTGAATTCTACCTCTTTGTGGGTGTTGAATCCAATAATATTTTTTCATAAAATAGACTGGGTCCTGCGCGCAGCGGACCCATTCTTGTTTTATAATTTCCTTTAAAGGAAGTTGTGATTGATTTTCAGACATAACTAAAGTTCATGGGTATTATTTTACCTCAGCTCTTAAAGCTTTTAACTTAGCAGTTAATTCTTTAGCTTTAGCCATATCTTTAGCATCACCAGATTTAATAGCTTTTGAACCTGCTACTTTTAATTCAGCTTCAGTATCTTTTATTTCTTGAGCTAAATCTCTTTCTTTAGCAGGTGCAGCAGGGGCAGCAGGAGCCATAGGTTTTGAAGTAGATGAAGAAGTTTTTATTTTAATAGTTTCTGGTTTTGTGTTAAAATCCATTTTTAATTGGTTTGGATCTTCTACTTCTATATCATCTTCTGTAGAGGTAACACTTTTAGTAGCATTAGGTGTACCTGATTTTCTACCTCTTTGTTGTAGAGTTCTTTCGCCTTTAGTTAATGCTATAAATTTATTTAATTGATTGTCATATAAGTCGTCTCCAGCTAAAGCGCTTTGAACTGATGAATCAGCTTTGATTGCTTTTTTTAATGCTAAACCTTCTAATTCAGGATTTGAATCAATAACATCTTCAATTGCAGCTTTTAAATCACCTGATATTTTGGCCATTTCTTCTAGATCCATTTTTAATTGGTTTGGATCTTCATATTCTTCTTCAGATGATTCTTCACCTTTAGTAGCATTAGGTACTCCAGCTTTTCTACCTCTAGGTTGATTTTCTCTTTCACCTTTACTTAATGAAATGAATCTATTTAATTGATTATCATATAAATCATCACCAGCTAAAGCATCCATTACATCAGCATTACTTCTAATTGCTTTTTTTAATGCTAATCCATTTAATTCAGGGTTAGTTTCTATAACGTCTTCAATAGCAGCTTTTAAAGCCCCTGTTATTTGGGCCATTTCTTCCAAATTTTCTGTTTCATCTACTTGGAAATTTTCAGTTAATAGGAAAGATTTAGCTTTCTTTAAATCAAAATTGTCGTTAAAATTCATTTTATTTAATGTTTTTAGTTTAGTATTTTGATATAAATATTATAAAGAAAGGGTTTCTATTATTTGTTTAATTCGTTCATCAGTTGTACCTGATATTCTTTTATATTTTTTAATTCTATGACTATAAGATACTAATAATCCTCTAATAGTAAAATCAATTAAATCTCTATATTCAGCATTAGTTTCACGCACACCATTGTTTTCTATCTCTACTCCTTCAGGTGAAACATAAAAAATATAATCATATTCATTAATAAAATTACGAGCGTATTCTTCATATGAAATTTTATCTGCTTCATTTATAGATTTAGCAGCACTTGTAAAAGCCATTACATCAATAATGGTTCTATCAGTAATTATATTTTCATTCATTAATTCAGCACAACGTTCTGATAAAAATACAGTTTGACCTTTTAATGTAGAATCTGTATTTAAAGGAATACCTAAATCTCTTAAATATTTACTACGTTCAGTAGCAAAATTATAATCTTTAAATTGTGGTAGTTCTTTTAAAGTATTTACTAATGTTGTTTTTCCGACACTTACTGTGCCACATAAACCTATTTTCATATTAAAATCTTGATTTTACTTGTGGGTTTTTATCTGGTGGTACTCCATTTCTATCTTTACGCGCTTCAATCCACTCTTCTTTAGAGTATTGAAAACCATATAAATAATATTCGTCTTTTTTCTTTAATCCTTTAGCATATTTTAATGCGGGTCCATCCCAATTATGTAATTTACCATCAAAATATGTGATTGTTCTACCATCGGTAGAAGTAAGTGTTCTAGTTTTATAATCTTTATTTTCCATAATGTACGAAATTTTAATTAAATTTCAAAATGTCTTCTGCGACATATATACCTTGTGCACCACTCACTGTTATACCTCTAGCGGAAAGTGCATCACCAACAAAATGTACGTTAGGATACTTGGTCAGGGCTAAGTTGGTATAATCAACGAGTGGTTCAGGTGATAAGTATTTTACTTCAGGTATGTAAATACCCCAATCATCTTTTAATGTTGGGAATACTTTTTTCATATCCTCAATAAATTCATCAATATAATTGAAGTAACCTTGGAATGTTTTTCTTACACTAATCATATCAGTATCTGTTATTTGAAAAGCATCCACAAGTTCACCTTCTGAAGTTAATGAAGGTTTTCTTGAAGGTGAATAATATAAACCTTTATCATCAATTGATTGTAGTTGTTTTACGACATCTCTACTCCATTCAAATGGGTTTTCAATACCATTTAACTCCATTATAATACCGAAGTTAGTCATATTGTTTCTATACTTTTCATCCTTTTTAGCATGACCATTATAAGTATAATTCCCATATGTTTCTTCTACAGCAACATAAGCAGCATTATTATTAGTACAGAATGAACGTAGTGATACTCCTTTATCATCAAATTTTCTATATAATTTGAAATCGTAACTAATATCAATTAATTTTTGAAAGTGTTCTTGTGGAGCTTCAAAACGAACACCTATTTGTACTGATTTAGGTTCTGTTGGTAATTCATATTGGTCTGCTAATTGTTTACCAAAATCAATACCTGATTTACCTACTGCAAAGATAAGTTCATCATAATTTAACTGGAAGCCTAATTCATTATTTAAAATATCACATGATACATAACTGTTTTCAAAGTCAATAGATGTTACTTTAGTTTCCCATCTAAAATCAACTCCATTATCAATTAAATATTGATACCAATTTTTAGCAATTTCTAATAGATAATCAGTTCCAACGTGCCATACAGGAAACAAACGTAAACCAAAGTAAGGTTTAATAAAGTCAGGTTCAGCATCAGGGTTTGAACATTGTACTTCTTCAGGTTTAGGGTGAAAACGTTTAAAATTAGTAATAACCTCATCCATTAATTTCATGGCTTTATCTTCACCACAATATTTTTTTAATTGACCACCAATAGCTGTATGGTAAGTTAATTTACCATCTGACCAACCTCCTGCACCTAACATTCCAGTCATTACTTCACTTGGTAATCTTTTATGAGGATCTTTCCCCATATCTATAATGGTAATTTTACCATCAAATTTATTGTCTATTAATTTAGTTGCCGCATTAATACCTGCTACTCCGGCTCCTACAATTACAATATTCTTACTCATTTTATAAATTTTTAATTCTTAAATATAAGAAGGCTCCTATTAGGAGCCAAACTTATTGATTAGTTTGTTTTTTATATTACGTTATATTCAATTCCACCGGTTTTTAGATTAACTATGCCTTGAATGTTAATCATCCTATAATCTTTAGTCTGAACATCATAGCAAGGTATTAATCCTTTGGTATTGGGGTCATATGGAAGTACTCCTCCTCTTAAATATGCTTTAACACCTAAACGAGCATTCATTACTCTTTTCTCACCATTAGATTTTTTAATAAAAGTAACAGTGAACATTCTTCCTTTAGTTTCTCTTATCTTTTGAGCAGCTTCTTGTTTTGAAATATTTTGAAGGGGTTGTTCTTTAGGTATTTCAGATTCAGGTTTATCAGGTTCTGGTGTTGGTTCAGCTTCTGGTTCTGGTTCTATTTTGTCTCCTATATTAAGTTCAGGTTCAGTATTAGGATCGGGTTCAGCTTCAAAAAGCTTTCTTAATCCTTCTTTAAAAATTTCTTTTAATATTGATTTTTTCATTATCCTAATTCTTCAAAGTCATCATTTTTATCTAAATAAAACTTGTCTTCTTTACCTTTATCATTTGATAAAGTTAGTTCAATATCATTACCTACTAATTTTTTATTAGTAACAGTAACAGTATCTCCTTTCTTAAACACACCTATATCACCTCTTAAGGTAAAATCATCACCAACTTTAATTTGGACTTCCTGTACTTCTTTAAGATATTCGTTTAATTTCATATTAAATAAATATTATTCTTTAATTTTCTTTTGTAATTGATTAACAGTTATAGCTTCATATGTTCTATTAGCTACAGTATGGTATTTGTGACAATCATTACATTGCACTTGTACACGTGGTGTTCCAGCAGCTGTATAACGAGTTTGTGAATGTCTTAAATCATCTGATCCACATTCAGGACAAGTTGTTTTTTCTCCTGTTTCTAAAGCTCCAAAATGGGTTTTATGAGGAACATAATTTTTAAGATGTTGGAATACTTTTTCTAAAATTATAACATCATTTTTACAATACTCAACCATGGTTTTCATAGCAGTTTGACTATTGTTTAATACAATATCTTTCCACAAATCAAAACCTCCTGTTTCAGATTTTTCACCTACATTTAAATATTGAGCTATATAATCTAAACGATTACTATTAAATCTAAATTTAGAACGTGCTTGTTTTAAAGTATCAATTGTAGTATAATTAGGGAAACAAGGTATACCATGAAATAAACAACGTGTTCTAATCCAAGGTAAATCAAATTTATCACCATTATGACCTACTAATTCTTTAGCATCATTAGCTACTGATATGAATTTTTCTAGTAATTCTTTATCATTTTGGTCTTTATCCCATTGTAAAGAATATACTTTATCTTCACCTTCCCATTTGTAACATATACAAATGATTGCTCTTTCTTTGATAATATTGCTATAGGGTACATTTAATTTGTAACCTGCTGACCAAAAGAAACCAACATTTGGACTAGTTTCGATATCAAAAAATAATCTTTTTTTATTAAATTTATTCATAACATACAGTTAAATTTATACAATATAAGAAGGCTCTTTTAGGGAGCCAAACTTATTTTTATTTTTTTCGGATTAATTTTATTTTTAAAGGAAGTTTTGACTCTGCTAAATTTTCAGGTGGAGTCTCTTCAGTAGGGGTAGTTTCTTCAGGTGGTGTTTCAGGTGTTTCTCCTTGTAAATCAGCTTGGTTATCTACTTGAGAATTAGGACCTTCAGATGCTGGAGGGATTCCTAGTTCTAAAAGTTGTGCAATTGAATTTATAGCGTACTCTTCTTCAGATAAATTTCTTAAATCATATTTTTTACCTGCTATTTTAGCTACATAACCATCTGGAGCATATATTAAGTAATACTCTTGGTTATTATGTAATAATACTCTGAATGTGGTAGGTTTAGGAGCTACTATAAAAATTCCTGTTAAATAATCTCTAAATGATGGAGTTAATAAATCTATCATTGTATCATTTAAAGATGGATATTTTTGTAAAATAAATTCTAATGGATTACCTTCAAATGTTAATGGTTCAGAAACTTTTAAATCCTCAATTTCTTCTCTAATTAATTTTTTTAATTCTTCAAGTGAAGATTTAAGTTTAACTTCTTTACCATTAATACTTATTACATCTTTAAAAAATTTCTTTTTAGTAACGTCATTTTTATCTTTAAAAAACCCATAATCGTTATTTTGAGCATTATTTAGATAATAGGTCATTTTAGGATCCTGTTTAAATCTAACAGGAAACATACCTATTTTAGCTCTTATTTGTGAGGGTGTTAATTCTAACATTCTTCTTTTATATTAATTAGTAAATTTGAGGAACCTTTTAATATTCTATGATAAGTTTCCTTAGCTATAAATATAGTATCTCCTTTTTTAAGAGTAAAGGGTAATTCATTATCTCTTTGAAATTGCCAATCTTCTCCTTCTAATATAGTAACATAGCGATCTTTTTCATCTCTATGCCATTGCAATTCATCATCATCTACATTAATTTTAAACTCACGTAAACGAGAATTATCATCACTTATAACTTCTTGATAGGGTTTCATTATACTTCAGTAGGAGGTGCATCACTAGTTCCTCTAAATCCTATTACTCCAGGAATTTTTTTAATATCATCTGATATTTTTTGTAGAGTAGATGAACCATCAAACTTATCTTGTTTAACATATGGATATGGATCTATTTTTATTTCTAATCTACTTCTATCATACTTCGAAGTAGGGTCATCTTCCATTTCTCTACTACGCACAACAGTAACTGCAGGTAAAGAACGAATGTCAGATAAAATATCTTTTTGATTTCGTATTGAACCATCAGTTATAAGAACTCCATTTAAATGGTAAATTTTATCCTGGGATTCGTTTAATAAATTATTTAATTTTATCATGAGTTATTTATTTTTATTATTTTGTTTTGCCCCAAGTTTTGCCTTTACCTTTACGTTTACATCCAGCAGGAGTAGGTCTACAAGCCGGATATTTAGAACGTTTTTCACCTTCTTTCCTTCCACAAGCTTTATATCCACCCTTCCCATCAGGTGCATTACAATCTACCCATCCTTTTTCTTTACCTTTAGGACCTGAACGATTAAACCATTTATGAAGTGATTCATCTTCTTGAAGTAATTCTAATATAACTTCTTTTAAACCCTTCCAAATATCACCTTTACGACAACGTACAATAGCACCAGATTTATAGGCAGATGGTTTATCATACCTACGATCAGCTATACGTTTGCATCTATCTTCGTTTAGGTTTTCCATTACCAATATCCACTAAAATTTGAACTTCCTCCTAATGATTTCCAATAACGACCTATATTACAAGACCAATATCCAGGAGTAGTTCTATCTTTTTTCTTATCACAATTTTGACGAGCGGCAAATGCCTTTCTAGCTTTAGGATTATTTATTTTAGTTGAAAGGCCAGTTGTATCTCCAAAATTTACTTTCTTAACTTTATCTCCGTCTTTAACATAAACATAGAATTTTTTAGAACCCCCACGTTTAGGTTTTCCAAGTGATACTTCTTTACCTTGATATTCCGCTTCATCCAGCGATTTACCGGCAATACTCTCATAATTCGCCATAGTTAGCGTATCACCATTAGTACTTAAAGCAAGCGCTTTTTCTGTCACATCATGTAAATCCATGTCTGTTTTAGCATCTTCCCTAGCGTACTCTAACATACGAATAAATAAAGGAACATCCATAGTGATAGTATCAGTTGGATTAGTTTCTTCTTCAATCATTGGTACATCTAAAGCTACAAATTGCCCTTCAAATAAACCATAGTTTCCAATGTCAGTATTTTCAACTAACCATCTATCTTCAGGATTTAGATATAACTTTTCTTCATTGTAAAGTTTTCTAACCTCCTTAAATAGTTGGAGTTGTGCTTCAGTACCATATCTAAAAGCATTCTCATGTAATGGAATGCCTTTATCTAAATGGTATTGTAAATTTTTAGAGACTTTATCTTCAGTTAATAAAACATTTTCTTGAAGTTGTTTTGAATTATCTTCTTGTAATATTAATTCTAAAGTTTCTCTAATTAAGAATTTTATATCTAAATTACTCATCTAAATCTATACCTTGACTTTTAGCAAAACTTGTTCTAGCTTTTTGATACAAATTACTAGCTCCAGTTTTTACCTTGTTTTTTAACTCATTATAAACTGCTTTTAAAGCTTCATCTTGTTTAACATCATCTTCAATATCTAAAGCAGCTTGAAAAGCTAATAAAATATCATCCATTGATGTATCTCCTTCTCCTTCTTTTAAATGTTTAGTGGCAATAGCAAAAGCCTCACCTTTATCCATTTTAGGATTTTTCTTTTTAATAATTTCGGCTTCTTTATTTCTTTTTTTAAGTTGAGCAGGAGTTAATTTTTTCTCTTGAAGAACTTCTACTACAGCTTGTTTAATTTGTTCTTGGATTGATTCTTTCATTGTTGGTTTATTTTCGTAAAGTTTATTGGATTGTTGGAATTTTAAATATCTATTAATTAAATCCTTTTTTTCAGCAGGTGTTATACCATTAACTGATATTTTATTATCTGTGATTTCGGCATCAGGGAAATCCCCAAATATTATAGCGTAGAATTTATCAGCACTATCTTCATCAGGTTCTCCTTCATCATCAGTAAATGTTTTAACAAAATTAGTAGATTCAGATGAAGGTTCTTTAATAGGAGCTGATATTGTTGTATTAGCATCTTCTCCTGTATCAGAGAATACTTGTTTAGATAAAGTATTTAATTTCTCATCAGAACCTTTCGCTATCTTTTTAAGTAAGTCTCTATAAGCATCAGCATTTGCCATATTAAGATCAGCTAATGGATTGTTTTTTACTAAGAAAATAAATTCAGATTTACCATCTTTATCTTCAATAGTATATTCAAAATCTTTTCTTAATGGAGATCTATCAAGACTTTTTTGTGTGTGTATAGGATAAAAATATCCTTTTTTAAATATAGGATAACCAATATTAGTTCCAGCAGGACCTACTTTAGTAAAAATAGGATTACTAGCTTCTAAATTAGAAATGTATTCTTTTAACTTAGTATCATCTGATATATCTGCTTCTTGATCAAATTTTAAAATAGTTTTTCTTAAATCTTCCCCAATATCTACACCTTCATCTTTATAGGCTTTAAATACTTGGTTTAATTTAGTTAAACGTTCCTTTTTATTTAATTTAGCCCAAACATTAGTTAAAGACCATTTAACAATATTATTACGACCAGCTGCATTACCCGAAGGTACAAGTTTCATTGCTTTAGATTCATCACCTGCTGCTTTCTTAATATATTGAGCTATGGTAACAGCTTGTCTTTGTTTATCACCATAATTATCTAAATTATTAATAGCAGTTTCTACTTTATCAGGATCATCTGTTATAATACTCCAACCAATAGTAATATCTTTTAAGGATACATCTCCCGTAGGATTTTCTTCAGGATTTTCATCCTCAAGTTCTTCCTTAATTAATTTATAAAGATATTTTTTAAAGGTTTCAGTATTATTTATCATCTTTTTTCTCTTTCTTTTCTTTTTTAGGAGATGATTTTTCTATAGCTGCTTTTAATTTTTCTAATACTTGCTCAGCTTTTTCTAATTTAGCAGTATATCCAGCTAATTCACCTCTCATTTCAGGATTATCAATTAACTTTTGCATTTGTGCTTTTAAAGTAACTATTTGTTTTTCTAAACCACCTATTTTAGCTTGACCTTTTTTAACATTTTCTTTCATTAAAACGTCTTTGCTTTTAATAGATTTTTTAGCAGCATTCATAGCAGCAGCTTCATTTAAATAAGCCCCTTCATATAATCCTTCACCTATTAAATCCAATAAAAGTTTTTTCTCTACTAAATCTTTTTCAGTAGATTCATTCATTGCTTTTTTAACTAGGTAAATATGATTGTCTTTAGTTACTTTATCTTCAAACATTAAACCAGGAGTAGATGTTAATGACTCTTTTGGAGCTTCTTTAGTTGTTTCTCCAGTTGTTTCTTCTTCATTAATTGAATTTAATTCTGATAGATAATCCGTAATGCTTTCTTTAATTATGTTTTTTAAAGTTTGGTTTTTCATGAGTTTAGTTTTGATATAAATATTTATATTTCTAAGTTTCTTAGCCGTTTTATGTTATTTTTGATCATTTTTATAACTTCAGGATCAATGCTACCACCATCCCACTTTTCTATATCACCTGCTTCAGTAACATATGTTTCATTTTTAGAATTAAAATATTCATCAAACATCTGTTCAGCATCATCTATAGTAGCATTTTTATTAGCATTTAGTATTTTTCTTTCATATGCTTCATACTCACCACTTATTCTTAATTTACCTTCCATTTCAATAACACAATCAAAACATTTTTGATGTATATTATACATTTTTCTATTTAAATGAAAATCTTTCATTGGTTTAGAACAACATGGGCAAGTAAGTGGAAATTCAACCATTGCCTTTAAAGCATCATGTTTGGTGACAGTTTGTTTAAGACCATTTTTTATAGTCCAAGTTTTACCGTTTTCTTCCCATATATCACCTTCAATATGGTTTACTTTATCTTTACTATAACCAGCTTGAATTCTAGTAGAATTTCCAGTTTGACCTGAAATGATATTTCTCATTCTTTGAATATCTCTTTCTTCGAATTCTCTATTTAATTGTGTTGACATAACTTATATTCCTAATTGTTTTAATTCGTTTATTGCTTGTTCAGTTGAAGTATATAAAATTCCAATACCATTTTTATGTTTCCAATTCATGATAGTATCTTCTCTATCATCTATAAGAATTTTATTAGGGCCTGATAAATCTGCTTTTTTATCAGCTTGTTTGAATATTATAGGTGTTCCCGATATATGGTCTTCAACCCATAATTTTTTTCCTTCTTTACTTGAATTGTGCCATGAGGGAGCAGTAAGTAAAGTTGGTTTATAAGGTTTAATATAAGTCCATAACTCTTTACCTTCGGGCATCCAGGGCATTCCTCTCCAAAATCTTAAACCAATTTGATGGTCTATTATATCCCAAAACTTTTCATCTGCCTTTTTATCTCCATATTCTCTTTTAGCTTTTTCTCTATATTGATCAGGAGATAGACCAGTAAAGTGTTCAAAACGACCTTCAAAGTCGCAAAGAACACCGTCCATATCACAGTAGATTTGATAATTTATTTTTGGTTTATCTTCTTCAAATAACTTGTTTATTGATATCATTTATTCAAATATTTCAGGATTCTCACGTCCAAATTCTCTCATTAATATTCCCGCCATAGAATTAGCTTCATTTTCACTATTTGAACCATCTTCTCCATTTAATTCATCACCGTTTAAATTTTGCATATGATGAACTAATTCATGAGCCAAAGTTCTTAAAATATCAGCCATATTTCTATTATGAACTACTACTTTTATTTCTCGTTCTTGTGGGTGGTAACCACCAAAGCTTTTATTTTCTTGTGAATATGAAGGTGAATTAATAATAAAAACCTTAGGAGAATCTATATTTAATCTATCACAAGCATAATTAACAAATTTCTTCATTAATGGTGCTTTTTGAGGAGTAAACCCTTCATGTAATAAGGGTCCTCCTCTATATTTAAAAGAATCTTTTTTAGGTTTAGTTATTTTAGGTTTTTTAATTCTTACTTCCATGAGGTGTTATAATTATGTGACTAATATAAATATTTATACCTCTCTTTTAATTACGGTTTTTAATTCTTCGATGTTTGGTTTAGGATTAGGATTTTCTAAATCAAATAAGGTTTTAACACATTTGAAAATATCTAAATTTTCTTGTTGAGTTCTATCAGATTCATATACTTCCCACCCTTTACCTTGCATTTTTTTATTTGATTTATCAGCACCTCTCTTAGCTGATTTTAACCAAAGTATTCCAAAACGTTGAGGTTTTATGTTGTAACATTCTTCATAACATTTACCGTAAATAGCTGTTTGTAAATCATATGTTAATTTTAAACTATTAGAAGTTTTAATATCTAATATCCATAATTCACCATTAATTTCAACTATTAAGTCACAAGTACCAGCTACTTTTTCTTCATCTGAAAATAAATGAACTTCAGTTTCTATTAATTTGGGTTTGTATGTTTCCCAAAACTCTACAAAACGTAAAAACATTTTCCAAACTTCAGGGGAAAATTTAGGTTTATTATATTGATCTAAAAAACCACATTCTTTACCATTTAAATAGTCTTCACATAAATTGTGTACTTGAGTACCATCTTCAGCTGCTTTTTTAACTATATATTCTGAAGCATACCCTACTTGTTTTAACCAATCTTCAAAATGTTTACCCTTAGGATAATATGATAGAACATGAGTAATTGATGGATAATATTCTCCATTTCTTTGATAATACCTTGAATCGGGTAAAGTAATTTGTTGATGATCCTCAGATATCTGAAGAATTCTGTCATAAGATTGTTTCATTATAATTCTAATTTAAGTGAAAAAAGATCAGAAAATGTAAATTCTTCTGAAGTTTGGATTAAATGAGTAAAATGTTCAAATCCCATATCACTTGGATCTTTACCATCTAATTGTACAACATGTAATTTTTTTCCTGATTTTAACAGATCCTCAGCTATTTTAAGTGTACTTTTTAAGGCATCATTATCTAAAGCTAAGTAAATATCTTTTATATCGTTTGTTAATAATTTTTTAGTTAATTGTTTTGATAGGGTTTTACCATATAAAGGTATGGCATTTCTTTTAATAGCTATAGCATCAAATGCTCCTTCACAAAGTACAACAGGTAAATCCCAATTTATTAAATTTTCAAATCCTATTATTGAATTTTTATCAGCAGATATAGCATCAAATTTTTTAGCAGGATCTTTTTCAAAAGAACGAGCTATAAAATAATTTAACTTACCTTTAGAATCATAATTAGGTATAATAATTTTATTAGCATATCTTCCAGTCTCACAATAACCTATTTGATATTTAAGTATGTCGGTAGGAGTTATACCACGTTTTTTAACGTAAAATAACGCGTGTTTTGCAATAATATCTGTTTTTGATATATTATATAGGGGTTTATATTCCTTCGGTAATTCTACGCTAAGATTAAATTCAGATTGATCTATCTTTGTTGTAGTACCTAATATAGAATTTAATTCAGAGCATTTATTTCCTTCTACTTTTACAGCTTTAAATAAAGAAGATATAGTTTTACCTTTAACATCACATGCCCAACAATGCCAAGGATTTTCATTTTTAGTAGTAGGAACTAGATTTATTTCTAATTTGGGTTTTCTATGATTACATAGAGGGCAGTGAAAGGCATAGTTACCTTTAGAGGTAGCATTGCCTTTACCTAGTACTGATTGTACTAGACCTAATAATATTCCATTTACCATAACCTTATTTTTTATTTAGGATTCTCTTACGTCAAACAACTCATTAAATATATTCAACATTAATCTTTTTTGAGAAGCAAAAAATAATATAGCTCCTTCTAAAGATGCTGATTTAATAGAATTAATAGCTTCATTTGAATTTTTGTTATATAGGCTGTAACGTTTCATGATTAGAGGGTTTTATTATAATATATGAAATTATTTTAGGGCATCAAAATCTTTTCTAAAGAATTTTCCAAGAATATTATCATTAATATATTGATCGGATTTTTCAAGTACCTCATTTACAAACAAATATTTTGTTTCGTAATAAGTTAATAACTTTTTAGTAGGGACAAAACATAGTATTTCACGTTTGAAATCTTCTTTATTCCCCTCTTTTATTAACTGTTTTATTTCAGCTTGAGAGCCATAGTAAGTTTTCCAATCAGATTCTTTTATAACTGTTTTTTTCTTACTTAATCTTTTATCAGTAATTAAAGCTAATTCTTTTTTACCTAAAGCTTTATTTTGAACCGATAGTAATTGTTTTTTTCCTAGGTATTTTCTTCCTGTTGGTAAATGTGTTACTTCATAGATAAACCCGAAAGTATTTTCGGGCATATCTGATATTTCTGTTATTACTTTACCTTTGTGAATCCAAGTTGGGTTTGTAACCATAATTTATATTTTTATTCTAAATATCGTATTTTACTACAAAAACTGTATCTGTTGTTGAAGAAAGAGGAATAGGTTGAGCTAATTTAGCTACTGCTAACAATTCATTTCTATTATTATATAATCCTACTGTTGTAACATATGGAGCAAAAGATGAACTTGTAGCAAAATCTCTTAATGAACCTGAATTATCTGTTGATATTGTGGGGTTCATAGACATGTTAAAATCATTTTCACCTACTTTACAACGAACTTCTTGTTCATAAATAATATGCTCATTTTTAAAACTTAAAGTAGCATTTGGGTCTTGTACTATAGCAGCCATTATGTAATATTATTAATAATTAATTTTATAGTTGCTGCAGGTGTATAATTAGATCTATCTATATAAACATTTACATCTGTACTTATTTGAGCTGCATCAGAAGCAAAAGGTATGCTTGAAGCTGGAGTATAAGATGGGATTAAAGAAGAAGGATAATTTCCTGAATCAACTTGTGGGGTAACTGCAGTACTTATATTACCTAAAAGAATATTACTACCTGATACTACCATATTATAAACATAATACCCATTCTCATCTGCTACACCTGGATAATGTGAACTTCCTACTATAGTAAAATCTAAACCAAATTCAACTAATGATGAAGTAAAAGTTCTAACACCATTATTAGATACAAGATATGATGTACCATTATAAGTATACCTAACAGATTCATATGATTTATTTGTAAACTGTATAGTAAGAGGACTATATTCAGGAGTTGGTGGTTCAATACATGAAGCTGATATTATATTACTCCAAGAAGAAGTGGCTCCGTTACTACAACTGTTATAAGCTCTAAAGTATATATTACTAGTAGGAGTTGTGTAAATTCCTAAATCTGCAACTGTATTAACGGTTAATGAACCTGTTGAGGGATTTGTTATAATTTTAGTAACTAATGGACTAGTAAAACTATTGTTAGTACTATATTGAACAACTGTATAACTTGAAGAGTTTGAACTTGAGTCATAAGTTACAGTATAGGATGAAGTCCAATTTACTTGATCAAGACAATTAACAGGATCTGCTGTTAATAAAGTAGGAGCTATACAAAATGTTGGAGGAGAACATTGAGTAGTATTTTGATAATATCTATAGTAAGGTGAACCATTACAAACTGATATAATATCTAATGTTCCTGAAGTAAAAAACTCAGTAAAATTAATAGTTGGACCAAATAAAGTAGTTCCATTAGAATAACTAGAAGTTACTACTGAACCCGAATAAATTCCTGAAGTAAATACTTGTTGTATTCCTGAACTTGAAACATATCCTGTATTTACTAATGCTGATAATTCACAGAAAGAACCTGTATAGATATAATTTCTTCCAAATATTTCTATACTTGAAGTAGGAGAAGAACAACCATTACTATCTACTATAAAAGTGTTATAAGTTCCTGGATTTAATCCATCTAAACTTACTGAACTTGAATCTGATGAATATGTTATTCCTGATCCAGTATTAAAAGCAAAGTAAGTGTAAGGAGATGTTCCTCCACTTCCATTTAAAATAACGGCATTAGAACATGAGTCTATATAAGATGCTGTAGTATTTAAAGTTAAAGGTGTAGGTGAAGTTAAAGTAAAAATGTTACTATAATTTTGACATTGATTTGTACCTAGAGCACTTATATTTAAATCATAACTTCCAGTAACTAAACCAGAGGCAGTTACAGTGTTATTAGGAAATGAGCTTAAATTAACATTATCATAAATTGGATTAGAATCTGGGTCTGTTAAATTAACTATTAAAGTATCAGTTACGTTTGTAAAAGCTACAGATATAGACCCATTTGAACCCCCATAACAAGATACATTAGATTGAGTTACACTAGAAGTTAAAGGAGTATAAATTTCTAAATTTATTATTGAACTTGTAGTACATAAATTTCTATCTCTAACTGTTATAGTATGTGAACCGGTTGATAAACTATTAAATTGTTTAGGTAAAGCAAAATAAGCACCACCATCTATAGAAGCTGATGCTGCTGTATCTGTACCATCATCTGATACTGTTATTTTACCATCATTACTTGTACTAGAACATGGTAATTTAGTTATAGTTGTTGTATAAGATATAGGTAAATACCAAGGAGAAAAGGATTGTGATGTTATATTATCTAAATAATCTTTAACATAAATAATATTGTTTAAAGAAGCAGTCATACTTCCACTAACAGTTTTATCAAAAAATCCAGGTACCCCCACATAAGTAGTTTCATTATTTAAAGAATAACTATAAGGTGGTACTCCATAATTTATTGAAAAAGTTACAGGTATACTTGCAGTTGAATTAAAACAAACTGATGGGTTTATTATATTATTAATTTCTAAAGGTAAAGCAGTTATTGTTAAATCAATTGAACTAGTATTACTTCTTACTCCATTATAATTCCCAATAGTATATTCTAATCTATAATTACCAGGTATTATACTAGTTTGATCTGGTGTTATTGTTATAACCCCATTATTTATAGTATAATTAGGAAAACTAAATCCTGGTACAGCCATTAATTGTACTGATGTAGGATCTAAATTTCCACAATCTGCAAAATCATTTGTTAATATTTGTAATGATTGAGAAGAGTAGGCTATATTTTGATATGAATAATAATCATTTGTAGTAGTTGGAGGGGCTCCAAAAATACATAAATAATCTTGGTCAGTAATTACTATTAACCCTTGTGAATAAAATACATTACCTACATATAAAGAAGAAGTAGCTAAAGTATCAAATAAATTACCTTCACCATCATCTTGTATATTATAAGTTGAACCTGATATTATTACAGATTTAGGAGATAATCCTGAACCAAATATATTTTGATCAATTGATATTACCACTATTTTACTTCCTTGGTCGGGATCAAATCCTGTCTCATCATACAAACTTGATGAAATGCTATATAGAGCACTACTAAAAAGAGTAGGGTTAGTTCCAATAGCAGAACTACCTGTCATAGTAGGTATATTTCTATGAGCAGCTAACATTGACCCTGAAGTCAAAGTAGATTGTTCATAATTAAAAAATGATGAAGATTTAAAAAATCGTCCTGTAAGTGACCCTGATGTATAGTTTTGGTAATATAAATTTTTTATAGAATCGTAAACTAGTCTTCTATATTCTTCATTTGAAGTTTGTGAGTCATTTGTAGGATCAAAAGGATTAGTTTTATTAATAGGTAAATTTTCACCTATATAAATCGTAACTCCATTTTGAGATAAGGTAGTATTATTAACCTCCCATTGCTTATTAGCTATATAGGAGGTTAATGATATATCATTTGAATTTAATGTTTTGTATGAAAAACTCATTCATTAAAAGTCTAATTTTACTCTAATAAGAGCTTCTTTTGTGAAATCTTTTGGTAGGGGTTTTGATAATTTGGCTACAGCTAATAATTCATTATTAGTATTATATAAACCAACTGTTGTAATAAAAGTTTGAGGATTATTAACTAAAGTAGGATAATAAAATTCCCCACTACCACTTATCATAGATGGATTAGTAGTATAGTTAAAATCATTGTTTTTTATTCTTACAAAAACATAATCTGATGTTATTGTTTCTTCACTATTTAAAGTAAATCCTGTAGCACTAGCTTTACTCATAGCATTAAATAACCCACCTTGAGTATTTAATAAAGTTGTATTAGTATTAGTAGTACCTGGTTGTAAACCTATACCTCCTTGACTAGCTGATAAGGCTAAAGCTCTAGAATTTAATAATATTAAACCTACATCTGGTAAAAATTTACCGTATGATCCTGAAACTGTATAGCCTGCTGCACTACTACTAACAGGTATAGATGTTGTAGAGCTACCATTAGAACCACTAACTACATCAAATACTCTACCAGCATCACAATAAGTTAATGTAGTAACATCTACACTATTATTAGTTAATTGTATTAAAGATTGATCAGTACCATCTGAACCTGATAAGGTTAAATTAAAAGTTCCTAAAAATAATTTTTCTTTATAATTAGCTCTGTTAATATTAATTACATAAAAATCAGGTGAATTAGTATTACCTGTTCCAAAACTAATATTAGTATTTTCATCCCCATTTATTAAAGTTCTAAATTGACCATAAGTAACTCTTGTAGGAGATAATCCTGGAACTAGTGGGTTAATAGGAGCTGAACCTGACCCATTCACTTGTCCATATGAAATAGAGAATTGAGGTAAAGCTGATGGGTATAAAGATAAATTTTGTTGATATACTTGAAGATATGAAGAGTTTGTAGATGTAGATGAAGTGAAAAAACTAGTCATATTAGTACTACTATCACTCCATAGTGTTGAAACTATTGAATCCGAACTTACTACGAAATCTTCAGCATTTAATGTTATAAAGCTCATATTATATTTTTATTAGCTTGTTACTTTAGTTATTGTTACAGGTATAGTTAATCTAGCTCCTGAATCTCTTCCTGTTATAGTTAAAATAGTAGATAAAGAAGTATTTGTACCAAATAATGTGTTAACAGTTGTAGCTGTTAAATTAATAGTAGCTCCAATTACAGTTCTTGAAACATTTGTTCCTATAGTAGTTGTTGAATTCAAAGCTTGAACTTCAGCCGTATTAATACCAACACCATTAAATGTAGATAATAATCTAGAATCCCCAATAGTAGCAGTGTATCCTGAGGATTCAAATGCTGTAGATGCTCCTAAGTAATTTAATGTTTGAGGAGTTATAGCAAGTGAAGCTCCTTGACGTAATGTTATTGAAGTATAACCTACATCTAGTACAGGTAATTTAGCAGTACCACGAGGTAAAGTTAAAAGTTTGTATTTCATTATTTGAGTTTCATCAGGAAAAGCCTCAATTATAGGCATAGCTTCAATAGCTTCACCATAAAAAGCTGACCCAGATGGGTGTGTTGGATTATAAAGAGTATAGTCAATTTCATCATCAGATAATGAAAATTGAGTAATTCTAAATGAACCGTCATTTTTAGCTAAAAGTTCTCTACCTTTTTTAGTTAAAATAGCATCTACGGTTACTGATGTGTTATTTAAAAATCCCATATTATTTTATTCGATTACTAATTATAAATATATGCCTTTCTTATTCTTTAGATTAAGTTTTGTGATTTTAGTCCTTTAATTATATTACCAGCTTCGTCTTTTAATTTTTTATCTATATTATCAGGAATTAATATTCCTGTTGAAGTTTGTCCAGGTTTTTTATTAGCAATTAATACTACATTAGTTTCATCAGGTACTTTAGATAAAAATATAAAATTTTGTATTTTACCTATACTTGAGCCTGATGGTGCGTTTACACATGCTTGATTTGGAATATCAGTTCCTCCTACTTCAAATACTAATCTGTTGGCATAAGAACCTGTTCCATTAGAACCACTTCCAATAGGTGTACCTTGTGGTGGGTATATATTAACTATTTCTCTTTCAAAATCAGATGAAAAAGGGAATTTATTACTATCATGATTAAAAAATCTTATTAAATCTCCTTTTTTAGGTATAAAATATTCAGTTATATCTTGGAACCCTCCTAAAACTGAATCTGTTAAAGAAGCCGTAGGAAGAATTTGGATTATATTATTATCTGTTAAATTATTATTATAATATAAAGTAGATAAATCATAAGACGCTGTTAAATAAGTAAATAAACTACCACTATTTACACTATTACCTCTTTCAAAATAATAATTATTATTACTTCCACTATTAAACCCATTATCAAAAGATCCAGTTTGGTAAATATATTGTGGTGGATCTGTGTATATAAATGGTGTTCCAGGATAAGATAAATTGTAAGTAATATTAGGTGCTGTTGTAAATCTAATTTGGCTACTTAAAACAGTTTTATTAATAACAATATTACTAATAATAGAACTTAATTGTCCTGTCAAATTAGTTAATTCTATACTGGCATTATTAGTATTAGCAGGTAAAATTATATAACCATCGACAGGAAAAGTTACTATTAATTCAAATCCATCATTATCTTCTATAATATAATTACCAGAACCTATATTAAAGGCAGCAGGAGAAGATTGATTAAATTGGTTAGTTACTGATGGTTGTGTAAACGAAGCAGTAGTACCATTAGATGTTATTATAATTTTATCTAAACCATCACTATACCCAACTGCTAAAGGTACTCTTGGAATACCTAAATAATTAGTTGTTACTAAACCATTAACTGCGGAACCACTAAAATAAATATTTCCAGGATACCCTGAAGTAAAATTATTATAGGTAGCTGTAGAAAAATTATTATCGGCATTAGCTATTTGTAAAGTAACTCCAGGTTCTATTCTTATAGCTCCTACACGATTACAAGCTCCCCCAGGTCCTGTTAAAGAATCATTAGGAATTAAGGTATCAAGCCACGCATTAGTATAAGGACCATTTACTGTCCATCTAGGAGTCCCTGTTCCTGTATAATTATCATATAATCTAGTAACAAAATCTCCTGGAGGTGATACCTTGATTGTAAGTTGAATATTACCTGTTACTCTTTGTCTAATTTCACCTTGATATAAAGTATTTCTAGTTACACTAGGGAACTTAACTCTAGAATTAATAGAAACATTTAATGAGTCTAAATTAGTATTTAAAGATGAAGAAGTGGGAGCAGTTGAAAAAATAGGAGTACCCCAAGTTAATAATCCTGGGGTTGATTGTGTTACAGGAGCAGTACTAGTATTTAAAACGGGTACTTCATTTTCATAATTTAATTGTAATTGAGTCCATGGGCTAACATTAGTTGAATAATTTTGTAATATAGGTTCATATCTAAATCCACCAGCATAAATAGGTTTTAATCCATTTAATGATTTTTGTTTAGAAGGTTGATTAATATTATCTAATGCTACATTAGTACTAGTTCTATTAAATATAGTTTGAACGTCAAATAAACTTTTATTAGCCTCAGTTAATTCAACAATATTAGAAGCACTATTAATTAAGTATTTAATATTAACATTTACCCTTTCAGGAAATGTTAAAGACTGAGAAGTTATTTCTTTAAAATAAGCAAATTTAACATTATTATAATCTATTACAGGATCATTACCATAAGACGTATCTCCATAAGTATAAAGATTGTAAGTAAATCCTATTAATTTACTACCTAAATATCTAGGGATAATATGTCTTTTTAAAGTATAATTACTATCTTGTACAGGAGCATTTAAAAATGGAAAAGCTGATGTGTTAAGATTTTGAAATAAACTTGAAGTTAAATAATTGAAATTAACAGGAATTATAGGATTATAAGAATAATCAACATCTAAATATTTAGTTGATGTTCTAGCTGTTAAAACATTATTTAAAATAGGATTTAAAGGTAATCTATAAAAGTTTTGATTAATAGCTTGAGAAGTAGATATAGGTATATGATTTAATTCATATACTATATTATCTAATGATTGAGAATGTGCTATTATTGTAGTACCTCCTAATTCTCCAGTAAATAATTCTCTATTATCATTACTTATAATGTTAATGCTTCCTGAAATGTAGGATGTTGAAGACGTGTAAGAAGTATTATATACTACATCTAACCCATTAGATCCTGTTATAAACGCTGTTTCTATTGAACCACTATAATTTACAAATTCTAAAATAGGTTCATGTCTAGCTATCTTATTTCTTTCTAAAATACTAGTATTAATAACTAATCCTGTTGATAAATTAGATTTAGCAGGAACAAAATCTTTTATCATTTTAAATAACGAGTTATCAAAATAAGATAAAAGTTTTATTAAATCAAAAATATTTTCTTTATTAGAATATTTTTTAAAATAGAAATTTCTTAAATCTGTTAAAGCTGGATAAGAACCAGAAGACGCTAGTCTAGGATCACCTATATATTCATCAATATTAAATGAACCTAATTGATCTATAATATCAGCATTAATTGAATCTTGTGGTGAAATAGCTACCTCAACTACATTTAAGTCATTAGTGTAAGGATATATTTCAGGTTTTTGAATAGAAATATATGGTGTTAATACATCTCCAGGTATTAAATTAGAAGTTGCTATTCTTATTTTTTCATCTATTTCAGTAAAACTTCCTATGTTAGGGGTATTAATTAAGTAATCCTCATAGTTTATATTATATGAAGAACTAATATCAAAAGTTGAAAAAGTAGTCCCATTCCAAAACGAAGCTGTATTAGAAGGATGAACTGAATTTAGAATACCATTATTAATATCTAATTCAGAACCTAAAGGAGCTCTAAAAATAAGATTATTATATGAACCACTTACCCCATTAAATACAATAGATTGTGGGTTTAGGATATGATCTTTAAAATCATTAATAGGAATTGAACCAATCCAATATCTAAATTCTTGAAGTGAACCTGTAAAAGGATAAGAATAATTATTACCTCCAGGAAATATTTGATCATCTATCCAGGAATAATTAAAATTACTATTAGTTATTCCATCTCTATACATTGAACAAGATTCTAAATATTGAATACTATTAAAATCTTTATTACCAATAGTTAATGTATATGTTTGAGGTGTATTAGAATAATTAATATCATATTTATCTATACTACCAGTTTCTCTAGTTAAATTTAAAGTCCACCAATCGTCATTATATAAAGGAAGAGTTATAGGAGTTGAATAAGTTGGATTACCACTACCTTCATCTAAACCAAAATCAATATTTGCATATGATTCCGATATATAACTAACTCTAATAATTTGATTAAAATAAACTGATTCTAATAAAGATTGAGTAGGTAATATATTGTTACTATCTAATTTAAATCTAAATTCTAAAGTATCAGGGCATATATCACTTGTTCCTAAATCTAAATATTGTTTATATGAGGGTGACCCAGGAATTATTAAAGTTGAATTTCCAGGTAATGAAGTATTTCTTAATACTGAATAGTTGAATTTAGGAGTAATTTGTTCAATTATATCTTGATCTTTTTTATTACCACCATATTCTCTAATCTTTAATATAGTATCAGTAATACCAAAACAATTGATTAAAGCGCGTAAACCTCTTCTTGTACCCTTAGTCTTGAGTAAGTAAGGTAAATTGTGATACAACCTTTTATATGTTTCTTTTACGATATCATTATCAGGGATAGTATATTGAGAAGCAGTTACATAATTATTTATCATGTAAGATCCTGTAGAAGGTAAAGTACCAGCATTAGAATCAACTCCTAGTAAAGCTAAATATAAATCTTCTTGATTTCTTGAATTAGTATAAAGTTTAATACCAAAATTTCTTAAAGTATCTGCTACTAAATCCTTAGAAATACCATAATCAATTCTATTATCTGCAACTTGTAAATCAGTAATATCTTTTATATAAGTCCAAATATAATCATAATGTTGACCTAACATAGAAGTAAATAACTCTAAATTAGCATTTTGAGAATCAGCTTTTATATATTCAGGTAAATTATTCCAAATATAATCTTTATTGTTAATATCATAATTATCTGCGTCTAAAACTTGACCACCATAATATTGTGAAGTATAATCAACAGATCCAAACCAAGTTAAAGCAGCCGATGTAGTAACCGCTGAATTTATATAAGGTTTAGTTGAATTAGTTTTAGGCCAAGAATTACTTCCAGATTCATAATATAGAAAATATTCATATCCATCTAATTTTTCAATAAGAGTATTTAGTTGATTTTGTAAACTAAGTACACTAGCTGAAGTGTATGCTACACTAGAAGAAATGCTTAAATTGTTTATAGCATTAATATCGGATTGAAGAGATTGGATTTGAGTTAATTTATATTTAAAATTTTCAAGTCTCTCTCTTGCAGATGAAAAATGAACAAAATTAGAAAAATTATTGTAATCTACAGTAATTTCAATACTTTTTTCATCTAACCAAGATTGTAATTGTTGGTATGAAGAAGATATATTTGAATTTAATAAAGTAGCTAAATTTAAATAAGGTGTAGTTAAATTAGTTTTCTCTGCTAATTCAATATTAATATTAGGACCTCTTAAAGGTACAACATCAAGTGTTGCTTCTGCTAAGAAAGTTGTATCAACTTTAAAAGCATAAGGCTCAGAAATACTTTCTACAATCCAAAATGTATCTTTTAACTTAATGTTAGCAGGAAGAGGTTCATATAATTTAATATATAAATTAGCATATGCCTCATTTGAGTTATCAAAAGCAACATTAACTCCTATATAAGTTTTATTATCACCAAAATTTAAAATAAAATCTGAATAAAACGCTTTTGAATTTCTTTCAGCAATAAAATTTAAATAAGATTGCCCTAAATCAGTATATGATACATTATTATTAGAAATTTTGATTTCAGTTCTATCTGACGAAATTTCAGAAATGTAAAATTGATTAGCTTCAGAACTTAAGAATAGGGGTCTATAAAAATAATATGTTATATCATATTGACCTTGATTAATTCCAAATGAATCTAAATCAGCTTTAGGATTTAATTCAATTTGATTATATAAAGAAGTTCCCTGAATAGTTTGTCTAGTGGTGTAATTTCTAAAATCATATACAGATTCAATTATCTCACCATTATTATTGATAACATGTACTTCTACTTTATCATCAGGTAAACCGAATTCTTCACTAATATTTAAAGAATTTAGTAAAGATTCATCATTTGCTTTATAATCTTGATTTATAAATTGATTTGGATCAAGTTGTGATACGTATGTAATTTCCATTATGTGGATGCTGTTAAATCATCTATTGTTTGTTGTAACGTCAAGTTTTCAAGTCTAAGTTGGTTAATCTCATCTAATAGAGCATCTATTTCTCCTGAATTTTGATTTACACCAACGTACTCTGTACTTCTTCTTATTAATTCTAAATGTGAATTAAAATCTCCCTCAGTAGGTATTTCATAAAATAAATCATTATAATAACTAAAAAATTGATTTACAGTTACTGCTGATGAAGTTACTTCTGTTTGAGGTTTAATTAATTGTTTAAATTCAGTATCAATTACATTTGGATATGTAATTTTACCATAAACCGTTTTATTTAATTGAATTACTTCAGCCATTATCTAATTACTTTAAAATAATTTAATGGGTCTTCTATAATTATAGTTTCACCACTTGAAAGTATAGTTTTTATTACTATTTGATAATATCTTTCAGGTTCTAAACCATTCATATATATTTTAAAATAATTACCATTGTTATCACAACTTACTTTAGTAAAATTGGTATCAAAATCAATTATTACTTCTTCGGTTTTAGCATCTTTTAATGCCCAATATGTTGTTGAAGGTAAAGCTTTTGCATTTAAATATACTGAAGTAGTACCAAATGACCTAGCAGGAAATTGATCTCTTGCTCTTAATTTAAAATTATAAGTTGTTCCTTCAGGAAATTCATTCTTTAAATTAGTAATAACAGCATCAAAATTAGAAGTTGTTATTTGGGTTAAAGTAGTACTATATGAACTATCATTCCATTTTAATTCTATTTGTGGTGGATATATTGTATGAGTATCCATTGAAAAAAACTTATTTCCAAATGATGATGTAGTATTATTCTCTATACTACTACTTTGTTTTAATAAAACTCCATAATTAGAATTAGGATTACTATACCAGTAATTAACTAGAGTAGTAATGTCCATATTAATATCTTTATCACTAGTATAAACAAAACTTTGAGAATAAGCTGAAGCATTATAATCACCTCCTGGTGTTGTCCATGGTGAATTCCAAGTACATCCTGTAGTTGTAGGAGGAGTATCAGCAGCTTTACCTAACCCCATATCCCAAGCTGTAGTTACTCTATGTCCAAGAATAGTATAATCTGCAGGTAAAAGAGCATTTGCTAAAAATAACTTAAGAGAAGCACTATAAGCACTTCCACTAATAGTATTTGTGATTACATCTTGAAGATTAGTATTAGAAAATTGAATTAAGGCTCTTGTAGTATCTAAATGAGTAGAAGAGTCATAAGCATATCTAAAAACTTCTAATATTTCATCTCTACCGAAATTTTGAGTTGAACGGTATGATGAAATGAATGTGTCTTTTTCAGGGAATATTTTGTATACAGCCATAAATCTAATATATAATATAAATATACATTAGATAAATTTTTTAGAAAGTAACTACTCTTCCTTGTATATCAGTTGTTAAATTTTTAACCTCAAAAATACTTGGATCTAAAGAAGGATATAAAATATTATTAATAGTTGCTCCTTTAATATCATAGGCATATTGAGAATAACCTGAATTAGTACCTGCTTTATTTATAATTTCTACTTTTTGAACAGTCTGAACACCTTCTACTTGGTCTAAATTACTATAGATATCAGACATGATGATAGGTTGATTAATTTGCCATTTATCTATATTAAAATAAGATTGTAAGACATTTAAGCAATTATTTATTACTAATTTATTATTATAATTAGGTCTAACTACTATATCAAAATTTACTCCAATATTAATGATAAAAGCATCTTTTATATTAACTGCATCAGTTAACATTCTATATTCAGAAAGAAATGTTTTTAAATTTGTTTTTAAAGCTTGGTTAGAAACTGTTAAATTACCTGTAGTATTTTTAGATAAAATATATAATGAAAGAGCATTAGGGTTTTGTGTAGCTAATAAATCTGTTGGATAATTAACACTTATACCCATATCTTGTGTAATAAATGCTTTAGAAATTAAACCAAATTTAGAAGGTAATGATAATGTTCTAATAATATAATCATCTTCAGTAATAGTTCTTAACTGTGTAGGATACATAGCTAAGGAGTTTTGTCTTATTTCCTCATTTGTATCTCCATCTCCACCACCTACTGCAGCACTTTCATTAGTAAATGCTAAAGAATTAATTACTGTAGTTTGAAGATTAGGATCTAATCCACTACCCGCAAAAGTATTAGTTCCACCTATTCTTCTAGTTAAAGTATTTGAAGGTATATTTGAAGTAGCTCCTCCTCCTTTTAAATAAGTTACTGTTAAAGTAGTATTTGAGGGAGCTAAACCATAAGTTTGCGTATATAAAAAGTTTGAAGGGTCCCAAGCAGTCATCATTTTATCAACTCCATAAGGTAAACCTAAACCTATATTATCAGGGTTAGGAATAATTTCCTCATCAGCACCAGATGAAACACCAGGACCAAATTGTAATTCTAAAGAATTATTTGTTTTAAAACGTGAAACAAACCTTCTAGGTACTTTTTTTAATTTTAGTAAATAAGGAGTTGTATCATTGTATTGGTATAAATTAGGATCGTTAGTAGCAGTATTTTCAGTAGCTTCAAAAATAGTATCTTGAGCTAAATAAGGCACCTCATACCATTTATTATTATCAGAATCAGTTACTCCCACTATAGAAATCACATTAGTATCAGTAATTACTACGGTAGGAAAACGCTCAGGATTACCAAATGTAAATGTTGTTGTTGTTAAAGCTCCAGCCGTAGCTTTCGCTGTTTTTTTAAGTAAATAGAATAAAGGATTACCATCAATATCATTAGAATAAACTGAAGTTTCTATAGGAGAAGATCCAGAATTAGAGAAATCTATTTTTTCATTTATATAAAAAGACACATTTCCATTAATACTAGCTTGTAATTGGGTTCCTTCTTCTAAAATTAAAGCATAATTAAAATCAGGTATATATTCACTATTAATAATAGTTGCAGGTACTACTTGATAAACACTAACTTCAACTGATGAAGCACTAGTTACTTTAGGATGATATCCAAAATTATAAGCTAAAGCTAATAAATTTTTTCTTTGTTTAGCAAATTGCAAGAAATTTTCTTGAATTTGATTATCAGTATAAAAGGATAAAATATCCCCAACATATGAAGCCATTTCAATAAGCATCATACCTGGAGATGCCTCTGTAAAGTCATTATAAGTGTTAGGGTAATAAGTTTTAGCGAAGTTAATTAACTGCGCTTTTAAACTATCAAAATCCTTATTTAAATATTGTACTGCCTTAGTATTAGCCATTATTAAAATTTATTAAAATCTCATCTTGTATATTAGTGTTTATTATAGAATAACTAAAATATACTTGTATTACATTTTGATCAGGAGAAGCACTTACATTTAATTTATTTAATTTTACTTGTGGAAAATAATCCGACAATCCAAATTTAATAATATCTTCTATATTTTGAGCTGTACCTTGAACTATTTGTTCAAATAATTGCTCTCTTATTCCTGCCCCAAATATTGGGTTCATTATTCTTTCTTTTTTTCCTGTTAAGAAAAAATTTAAAATGTTGGATTTAATAGCATCCTTAGTTGTATAAGTAATATTTAACCCAGTTGTTCCATTAAATGGAACTTGGATACCTATTCCCTTACTAGGTTGTAAGTCTAAAGGATTAATATTAATTATAGTATAAGCCATTAAATTTTACCTTTTTCTTTTAAAGTTCCCATTAAATTTGTAAAATCAGGAACAACATCAATTCTTACATCATTTATATCTCTAACAGGACCTTGTGATTTTATCATTTCATCTACTGTAGCTACTACAGGAGTATTAGAACCACCCATCATATTAGGAGCTCCTCCACCCCATCCTACAGCTTGTGAAGCATTGAATTCACCTCCATTTAAAGTTCTCCATTCTCCTGCTTGAGCAGTTTCATTTAATAAATCTAACATTACGTTACCAGTTGAAGGTGTAGGTTTTCTTTCTTCAGCAATTATGTCTGAGAATGTAGGTTTGTAAGTGGATTCTACTTTAGAGTATGGTTTTGTAGTAGGTTTATTTTCTGTTAAATTAGGTTTACTAGCAGATTTTACTGCTTCAAGTAGAATATCTTTCATTTCTTCTTGAATAGCTTTCTTTACTTCTTCTCTAATTATTTTTCTAAATGCATCTAATTTCATACATATAAATATTTAATATTAAAACTTATTTTAATCAGGTGTTACAGGCCCACCAATAGTATCATCGGGGTTAAAACCGGCTAATGTTGTTAAATCTATTACTTCTTGATCAGTAGGTGAATCATTTCCTGTATCACTAGTACGAGTTTGATTTTGTTTATCAATATAATATTGACCTTCTTTAATTAATACTTGATCATCAGGAGCATATGTTGGTGTACCTTCATATTCAATTACTCCTCTTTGATCAGCTACTACTACTCTTCTTCTTAATAAAGATATTCCTTCATCAACTACTTCTTCTTTAATTATATCAATTGAATAACCATTATATAATTCAGGTAAATTAGAAGTTTTAGCAGTAGGGAATAATTCATCAATAATATTTAAACTATTATTTAATGAATCTATACTTCCTTGAACGGTATTTAATAAACCTTGATCATCACTTGTATATGAACATGCTTTAAGGTTTTGATATAAAATATTAAGACCAGTTAATAATTGTAATATTTGCCTTCTTATACGTTTTATATTCAATAAAACAGGACCTTTTAAAAAGTTAGAAATTATACTTGTTATTTTCTCTAAATCATCTACTATTTGATTACTCTTAGAAATAGTGTCTGCTTGAGTATTGGTTGAAGCGTTAGTTTGCGAAATTACAGGTGAACCTCCTCCTCCTACAGCTAAAGGTGTATTTAAACGTTTTAGTATTTTAACTACAAATTTATATACTTTAATTAAAATGTTAATAATTCTTACAATAGTATTAATTAATTTAACAGTAGCTTGTATTTGAACAATAGCTTTGTCAACTGCTTTTACTTGTTTAACTAAAAATCCAACACTTTCTCTAAATCTTTCAGGTCTAATTATACCTGCTAATTTTTTATTTATTTCAGCTTGTTGATTACCTAATGCTAAAGTAGCTATATTAATTGGAGATAAGAAAGGAGTTAATTTTCTAGCAAATGATTGTAATATAGAAATTTTAGTTATTATAGATTGAGTTGGGTCTATAGTATCACTTGTTGCTACTAATGCTAAATTTACTTGTTGAATAGTTTTAACTAATCCTTCTCCACCAGGTATAAGTTCAAGTAAGTCATCAGGAGGAATTATATCTTCTAAAGCTAATCTAATTTCTTCAATAGATGCCTGATAAGATTGGATTCTAGTTTTATATTGTTCATCTGTTTCTCCCTCAAGTCTTAAAGGATTTAATTTATTTTCTATTTTATTTACAAAATCTAAAGCATCCTTTCCATATTTTAAAAGTTTAGCTTCCAAAAGTCCTCCAGGAGGTAAAGCTTTAGACATAATATACCCAAGTGGATTACAAAAATCAATAGAATTAATTTCACTTAAAACAGCATTAATTTTAAATAAAATTTTAAGTATTGAATTTGTAGCTTTACTAATTCTTTTAGGCGCTACATCACATAATATTCTAGATAATCCTGCTGGTACTGCCATTATAGTAAAAAGGTTTTTTCAGATTTAATTTTTTCTATTAAAGTTTGCAATTGTAACATATCTGTTTGTAAACTTTCTCCAGGTACTGTAACTGAAGGTATTCCAATACCATTACTATCTTGGGCATAAGATAAACCTTCTCCTAAATTATTTAAAGCATCTATTAATGCATTTAATAAATTATATAATTTTTCTCCTCTAATAGCAGGTTCAGGTTTATCTATGTCTGTTTCTAATCCTAAATAAATTTTAGATGAATTAATTATTAACTCATCATCACTATTAAAATGGATAGTTCCTGCTGAAGAAAAACTGATAGATTCCTTAGCAAATAACATTATAGAATCATCTTTAGAGTTAATAGTAACCCTACCTGAATTTAGTATCAGGTGGTCTCCTAAATAAGGAAATTCGGGTTTATAAGAAGATGCCATATTATTTTAATTTATCTGCTTGTTTAGGTGATACATCAGGGGAAGTAAACTGTGGATCTGGGATTTGTAACGAACTATTAAATGCAGCTCCTATAGTTATACTATATGATTGTAAATTTTTAGAGGCATACTCTAAAGGTATTTCTTGCCCAGCACATAAATAAATTGAAGTTCCATCATTATTAGGATCCTCATAAACAGGAACCCAAGGATCAGAATTTATATCAACATTAGATTGATTATTTCTAATAATAGTAATAGGCATTCCAACATCACCTTGTGAACTCCAAGGATTATTTATTGCTTTTTGTTTAGTAGTTGAAGAAAAACGAATTGAATTACCAAATCTTCCTTCAATTAAAATATCTCCTTCTTCAGGTAATAAATTTCTTACATTTTCTTTTTCAACAAATGTATGACCAAAATTTAATTCTCCACCTTTATAAGTTTGAATATCAGGAAAAGCATTATGTTGAACACTATTCCATAAACCAACTGTTGTTAAATAATAAAAGGTTTTAGCATTAGGTTTATTATTTAAATCATATGAAGGGGCACTTAATATTAAAACAATTTCTTCTAAAATGGGATATTTAGAGATATTATTAAATAATGGTTTAGCTATTAAATTAGAGGGTTTACCATCATCAGGTTTAGAATTTAAAGGAGTAAATTTAATTGAACCTAATCCGGCCCATCCTCCAGCATCTTTAAAAAAATTAGAAGTTTTAGTTTCAGTTGACAAAACAATATCATTAACACGAGCAAAGAAAAATAGACTTTTACCTCCATTTCCTTTACCCGATGCTATGTTTGATATACTACCTTGTAAACTAGGATATAAACTACTCATTTAATTTTCTTACAGGTATTTCTTCTACTTGTTTATCTAATTGATTAATAGTTTCTAATAAGGCTTGCTTTTCGTCTTCACTAATCATTAAATCTTCACCATTTGAATTATTATTTAATGCTCTTTGAACTATACCTGCCATTTTAATTAGCAAATCATCATTCTTAACAGATACATCTAAATAATCTTTTATAAGGGGAACAATTATAACGGCATCACCGGCTGAATTGATGAAGGGTTTTAATTGTTCTATCATTACTCTAATTTCCTTTTCTTTATTAGAGGAATTAGTGTGTATTTCTTTTAACAAATCGGCAAATGTTTTTTTACCAAATAATGTTACTGAATTAAAATCCATAATATATTTTTATTATAAATATGGAGCTTATAAATTTTTTAATAATTTAAGCTAACATATCCATAATCTAGGTATTGATAATGTAGGCGTTTGTAAACCTTTTCTAATCTTTTTATTACTTTAGTTATTTGAGGAGTATCTTGATCTGTTTGTTCTCTAATATAGATGTAAATTCCCTTTTTATTAAAAATATCTAAACTTTCTCTAAATTTAAAAAGTTGCATAATAGCCTCAGCTGTTTTAGCATCTTCAATTTCGGGGAATACTCTAAATAAATATAAATCCATATATTGAATAAATTTATCTATAAAGTAATTTTCACCCATTAATGGATCATCTACACTTTCGGAATCATTTACTATATTAGCAACAATAGTTCTATCTTCATCTATATCTGCCACTTCAGCTTTACCTTTTAATTTTTCATAATTTTTATTGTTATAAAGAATTAAATAACGTTTAGCAATAGTACCAAAATAAGAATAAGCTTTTCCTTTTGACTGATTATATAAATGAAGTTTTTCAAGTAGAAAGGCCGTTACTTCATGTTGAAGTTCGGCTATAGTTTCTACTTCAGTATAATAAAATTTAAAAGTATGAATTATGTTTTCAGTTAATTTATGAAAAGCATATTTAATACGTTCATTATAAATCTTATTTCTAACATGGGGTTCAGTTGCTTTTAAATACTCTATAATAGCATCTTCAGTATCTTGAGTAAAATACTGTTTTTTCTCTTTAGGTTTTCTTTTTCGAACTGTCCCTTTTTTAGTATATTGAACTTCTGTTTCTTCTTGAGGAACATGAAGTATTTTAATTTCAGAATTTAATACTTCCATTATTTTATAAATTTAATGTATTCCGAAAGAGTATCCTGAATTGTTTTTAGATTAGTGAAGAAAAAACCTACTTCATCATCTGATTGAAATAATTGTTTAGAATCAATTTCTTTAATTTTAATTTCTGATGTTTTTACTAAGTCATAAAAATCTAAAATGTATTTTTCTTGTGCATCTATAACACTTTCTAATTTTTCTACTTTAGTAAGAAGATTCCAAATTATATATCCTACTACAGCTGCTATAACTAATATTAAAAGTATAAAAAATTCCATTATATATTATTTAATAAATTTGCAAACGGCGCGTTTGCGTTAGACAATTTAGGTTGTTGTTTTACGACAGGTTTAGACGCTTTAACTTCTACTTTCTTTTCACCTCTAAATTTAGGTAACCATTCTTTTTCAAATTCAATACGAGAAGCCATTAAATCAGCCTGATGTAAAATAAATGGTAAAGCAGTTCTTGGTTTCTGACTAGGATTAAAAGTCATAAGATATTTCTTATTACCCTCATCATAAATTCCATCATGTGTCTGAATTGCTACCATTTCATTAAAGGTATACTGGATATTATTTTGTTGAAGTAAAAATAAAGAACGATCTGGAACTGATGCAAATGCTAAAGCCTCATTAAACATATAATCTTCCCCTAATTTATCTCTTCTCCATTGGTCTGTCTGAGGAATGTAAGATTCATGATTCTCATCTCCTATTTTACCTAAATCATGGTTTAGGGCTGAGAATACTAATTCTTCAGTAGTGTAAGTAGATTCATCTACTCCCATTTCTTTCCATACATTGTTTACTTTCAGAGCACAGTCTATAACTCTTATAACGTGATCTACATATCCACCAGGAAATGCATTATGATATTCTTTCTTATATGAAGCAGGCATCATAATGATACGTTCTTGATACTTCCCATAAAATTCTTTTAATTGTGTACGTCTTGGTTCTGCTATATAAGCATCAATGCGAGACATTAATATATCCCAATTTCCCTTAATTTGCTCCGCTGTTAAATTCATTTTGTAATTCTGTTATTATTTGATTAATGTTATTATAAATTCTAATATTAGGTGAAGGTAATAAGTCAGTTTCAGGTAGCCAAATTAGAGAACGATTAGGACTATGAAATACTACCATTGGGTACTTGGTACATTTATAGGTACCTTCAATCATATCTCCTATTTCCTTATTTTTACTTACATCTATATTTTTATACTTTATCCCTTTCTTATCTAATTTCTCCTCCAATTCTATACAATACCTACATCCTTCCAATGTAAACGTTATTATTTCCTTATCCATTTCTCTATTTTCTATTTTTATCCCTTTCCCGTCCCTCCATTATACGAAGTATTTCTCTGCAAGCCAAGTTTTTCTGTAGAAGCTTTTAAAGAATTTTTAATTCTAAAAAACAACGCGTATTCTGTTAAATTTTTAATCTTCATATGCTGTATCATCTTTTAACATTTTATCCTTAATCTCCATTAATCTCCCCTGAGTTTGCGGTGATAATGAGGTAAGATAATCCTTAAATTCTTCATCCATTTGAGTTAAAAGCCTACTTATCTCCACCCGATCAATATTATCCGTATCTACAAATATCCCATCCACCATATTCAGGGTTTGATTAATAACATGTTCCATATATGGAATCAATTGTTTATTCAGGTCCATTTCCATTTTCTAATTCTTTTATAAGATAATAAATTACTACAGGATGAAGAAAAGTGGTAAAGATAAAATCTCTCAACCAATTCCTATCTATAGTACCATTAATAATTGTTATTACTAAAATTATAGAGGATATAAATAACCCCAATTCCAAATAGGATTTTACTAAAACCCATACATATTCCCAAATCATAATACAATTGCTTTTACAACCTGAATATTTTCTCCATAACGATGATCTTTACTGACCATTTCATGGTTACCATAATACCAGACTGGATTAACATTAAGGGCCAGGTCTATAACGTTAGGAGAATCCTTGTCGACAGGCCATTCTATATCGTCATATCCTCCTTCGTAACCGCGGGTTACAACTCTTAGTTCGGGGTCTAATTTAGAAAGAGTCTCTATTAGTTGTTTTATATTCATGGTCTATGAAATTTGGGTTTGTAATTTCTAATTACTTCTCTTGCTTCTTCTAAAGTATCACATTTACAGTATTTCCATTGGTAATCATCACTAGTCCAAAGATATAAATCTCTTTTATCTATAGCTTGCCAACCCATAAGAAAACCTAACTTTTGAGGAATAAATTTTCCTCTTACTTCTTTTACTCTATAAAACATAATAATTTACTTTCTTGTTTCATCTTTCTGTTCTTCTGTTAACATTTGCCATTTACCATTTAAGTTGGCTTTTAATTCGTAAAAATCTGGTTTCCAAGCAACATCAATTGTAAACATTGCTCCTCCTTTTTTAGCGTAATCCTGCATTGAAGTAATGTTAAGACATTTCAAGTGTAATTGTTCAAAGGCATCTTTGATTTCTTGAGCAGTCCTAGCTTTGTGGCACATTGGATAGATTTCTTCCTTGAAAAGCTTTTCTGTTCGTTCTTTATTTTTACTTATACTAAGTATAGACCAAATGAATAAAACTGGGACTATTAATATAATTGCCCCTAAAATAATTGTTGTTATCATAGCTTATTTATTTTATCCATTCGTTTAACCCACTTTGCATAGCATCTGTAGTAGATTGATTTGGGTTAGTTTTCATAGAATTTAAAGCAGATTTTATCACTTCAACTTCTAATCCGTAGTTTCTAGCTTCTTGTAAAGCTTCGTTTATAATTCTTAAATCTTCCATTACTAAAATACTATTGTTATATTATTACACAACCACATAATTAACTTATACCCATAATATACTATACAGAATACACCTGAGAGATAAGCAATTACTGAAAATGCTAATGTAAGAGGATTACCTGCTATGGCTTCAAGACCATCTGCAAATCCTGAAAACATCCAACCTAAAAACCAACTGAGCAAACATACCAGTGCTGGTACGTATATAAATGGTATTTCCATAATTATTTGTTTTTAACGATTTCTATTAATTTTTTTAGACATTCAAGTTCTGCTTCTTCTTTATTTACTACTTCAAATTTGTGAATACCAAAACCAAATTCTATAAAGAATTTTTGTTCTGTTTCAAAACACCATATAGAAGAAAATATTCCATGCTTCTCTCTAAACCATCTAAAGGCTTGAGAGTATAGTGGTGCTATTATTTGACCATCATGGTATGA